AAGTGTTATAGGCGTATGAGCCGTCCGGCACCAATACATGTCCTGCTGTTGCGTTCAGTGCGACATTGGCGGTGCCTCCGCTCGCCGTGAGCGTGAGTGCCTGATTGAGCGTGCCCGTTCCGGTCTTGGCGATCCGCACGACTTCGCCCGCCGTGCTGCTCGCGCTGGTGCTTGAGAAGTCCGCGCCCGTTCCTGTCGTGAGGCTGTTCGCCGCAACCGCGATGCCGCTGGTCGTGGTCGTGCCGGTCGTCGTGGGCAGCGTGAAGGTGTTCGTCGTGCCGGTGTAGGTGTTGCTGCCCTCCAGCGTCACCAGTGTGTTGAAAAAATCCGGATCATTGTTAATCGCGGCAGCCAGCTCCTGCAAAGTATCCAGCGTGTCGGGTGCGCTGCCGGTCAGGGCCGCAATTATCGCGTTGAGCTTGCTTGTGGATGGTTCAGTCGTGACAGACATGTGAGTAGATTATCTGCAATTCGCGCCAATGGCAAACACAGCCTGCCTATTTGGGAGTCGGGGTGGCGGGCGCATGCGTAGCCGGCAACGTCATGGCATCCCGCCATTTCTTCAGCGCCTCCATGTCCAGCCAGAGCTTCCCGTAATCCGCGTCGAGCCGCACCAGCGCTGTCCGACTCTCCTTCATCAGGTTGACCATGCCGGGCTCCTTGTCAGCGCCGAGCAGCATCTCCTTGAACTGCCGGTGCTCATTCTGCCAGTCGCGCTTCGCCACGGCATTGTCGATGGTCCAATTCCACGCCTTGTATCCGATGACCACGACGGCCGCAATGGTCGAGACCACCTTGAAGGTCTTGTCCGTGACGGTGAAGCGGAATTGCGACGTCTCCTCGGGCATTTGGATTTACAACGGTGAGCGGTGGACGGCGGGCATGCCGACAAATCCACACGCCTCACGGATGGCGAGCAGATGCTCCTCAAATGCCGGACCAGGGTCGTTCTTGCGCTGCGTGATTCGGTCGTGGCCGGTCACGTCATGCAGTTCGTAGCGGGCGACCAGCAGCTTGCTGAGCGCCAGCACCGAGGCGATCTGTGCCGGGTAGAAAATCTCCCACTCATCTCCCCCGTTTTGTTTTCCCGACCAGTGCGGTGCGAGCATGGTGGCGAAGCCGGGGACGTTTTTGCGTCCCCATCCGAACGCGCCTTTCGAGTCGCCCAAGTTCGCAATCTCAATTCCGATGGCTTCATCATTGCCGCCTTTACCATTGGCGGAACTGTAAAGTATGCCGGTTGTGGGATCGACCCACTGGCTCCGGCCTGCGTGAAATGCTTTCTGATTGCAGGGAACGTGCTGCACGATTGTTCCGTCCCGATCGATCGTGAAATGCGCCGAGACGCCTCGCGCCTTCATAACGTCCACGGCACCGTCAACGTCCTTGATGCAGTCGCCGTTCAGATCCCCGTCCCCATCCGCACCTCCGGTGAAGTGCTCGACAAGGTAGCGCGGCTTCAGAGGGCCTCCACTGGAAAGCGGCTGCCGCCACACACCAACGAGCCAGTGATCCGATCCCATATTCAGCCCACCGGGAATCAGGACGTCGATCTTGGGGGCTTCCTTCCCTGCGATTGCAGCCTGAAGGCGACCCTCGGACTTCACGCCCCAGCGTCCGTCCACATCGTCACCCTCGAATCCGAGGACGGCCTGCACGAGCTTGATCGTCGCCCTGTCCGCCTGGGTGAGGGCCGTGCGTGACTTCCGTCCGAAGTCGTTGTCGATTTCGAATGCGTAAAAACCCGCGTCCTTCAGGGTCTGTTGGATGCGTTCGATCTTGGTCATGATTTTTTTTCGGTGACTTTTTGTGCGACCTTTCCGCCGAGCATCAGGCCGGAGAAGGTGAGCAGGCTGTTTGGAATCTCAGGCAGGCCCGGCTGCGCGAGGCAGACGATCAACCAGGCAAAGATCAGTGCGGCGAACCACAGGACCATGCAGAAGCGCATGGCTGAGACGGCGCCGTCCTCGGACAGCATTGAGAGGATGAATTTTTTCATAATTAGATGAGTCGGGTGATGATATAAAAAAGTCCGCTCGATGCCGCCACGCCGGCGGCCAGGCAGATTGCAATGCGCACCGCCCACAGCATCCACGATGGCTTGTCCTTGGTGATGTTCTTGGTGGTGAGGAAGGCGCCGAGGAATGCCAACCCAAACAGGACGGTGAGGACTGTGTTGCCGAAGACCTTCCAATTGCGCAATTGCTTCTCCAGCTTCTCATTCAAATCCTGCATTACCTTGAAATTCTCCGCGGCAATCACGGCAGCGTCGCCGGCCGCCTTCAATTGCGCAGCGAGGAGACCTGACTTCCCTTGCAGGCTCAGGATCGTCCCGGCCTGGTCGATGATCGTCGCATTCAATGCCTCCCGGCCCGCGCTGATTGCCTCCGTCACCTGCTGGAGCTGCTCGAACTGCTCGATGGGTACCATGATGAACCGCGGCTTGGGCGGCTCGTCCTGGCAGTAGGCAGCCTGCAGGAGCCCCCATGCGAGGATGGGCCAGAGGAATGCGCGAACGGAGTTCATTTGGATTTGGGGCGCAGGCTGTTCAGGATGGACTGCAGGATATTGATGTCGTCGCCCAGCTTGTCGGAGCTGGCTTTGAGTTTCGCATTGCTGCGCTCAAGAGTGCCGCCGATTCTCAGGATCTCCTTGCCGCTGCCTCGGGCCTCGCCGATGTGCTGGCCTGTCGCGGTGATGGCGCGGTTGGAGACCACGGGCGCCGTGGCGCAGCCGGCAAACACCAGGCCGGTCAACATGGAGAGAAGGCGCAGTTGCATTGGGTGACGCTGCCGTATTATCGGAGGACTGTCCAGCCTGGAATTGCCTTGCCGCCGCTCAGGGCTTCACCGCTTCACCGCACGTTGCAGCTCCTTCAGATCCTCCTGCTGCGCCTGGGTCAACGTGCGCAATGCCGAGATGGCCTTATCGTTTTCACGGTCGACTTTCTCAATCCGGGCGTGCAGTTCGGTTTGCATCCTTTTCGCTTCGATAAAGTCATGCTGCAGTCGGGAGACCCGTTCTCCCGTGACCGCATGCCCGGCCCAGAACGACAGGAACCCGGAGAGGATGCCGACGGCGATGCTGAGATACGCAACGGTTTCTTTTTTGCCGTTGGCGTTCGTCCGCATCTCCCGCAGGAGCTGGAGGATTTCTTCATTTCCGGGCATATTGTCTAGGTAAGCAGGCTTTCAGCATGACGATGCACTCCGTTCGATCACCCTCGACGAACTTGCGTTCCATGCTCTGCGAGAATCGGATCACGTTTTCCTTTGTGCGGGAGTAAGGCATTCGCTCGTTCCAGCCGAGCATCGCGACGGGTTCTCCGTCACGGTAGAGCCACCATCCCTTTGCTTTGATCAAAATCATCGCGCCGGTCGTCTGATCCTTCGCGCAGAACGTGTCGTGGAACACGGCGCGCAACTCCTTCGATTTGTCCATTGATCTACGCACCGTCACACGGTCATCGTCCGCCCACAGCATCGCTTCAAAGCCCTCGTAGGTCGTGGGGTATTTTCCAGGCGGCAGCCCATACACCCGGCAGATCGCCGTGTTTCCGTAGAGTTCGCCGGTCTCCAGATCCCACCACCAGTAGCCGCGCCCGATGGCGTAGCCCCATGCGATTTTCAGGCGCATGAGCCATCTACGCCACCAGGGCCACGGCAGGAGTTTGGCGGGTGTGAACATCGGCGATTACGGCTTCCCCGTTGCGGGGAACAGTGCTTCGAGGCCAGCCTTGATGTCTGTGCCGAGCAGTTCGAGCACGCGGGCTTCCACGTTGGTCTGCGTGTAGTCGCCTGCTGCGTCGTAGGCTGCACCTTCCCAAAGCGTGAGCTGCTTGGGGAACGGATGGATACGGGCGGTGGCGAGTTTCCGTTTTTCGTTGTCCACGGTAGTCACGTCGAGTTCCGTGAGCACGATTGGCTTCTGAACTCGCTCCTGCGCGGGTTGGTTGTCGCGGGCGGGGCGATAGATTGTGGGCGGCTGGACTGTGACTGGTGTCTGTAGTTTCATGGTGTTTGTGGATTGAGGTTGCTGAAATTATAGCAGGCCGGTGCCGAGGATGTCCATCTCGGGGAATTGTAAGGTGAGCGTGCCGGTGATGTAGGCGGACGTGGCGTAGTCCCGCCATGCGACGAATGCAGCGGCGTGCTGGCGGATGATGCCGTTGCCGGTGATGATGACACCGCTGGAGTTGTAGCTGGAATCGTAGAATGTCACGTTTCCTGTGATGCCGCTGGCTCCGCTGTAGGAAGATTCACGGAATGAGACATTACCAGTGATGGTGCCATTACCGTGGTATTTGGAGCCGTTGAAGGTGCAGTTGCCGACGATGACGGAACCGGATACTGTGCCGTAGCTGTAACCATTAAAGGTGCAATCTCCGGTGATGCGCTCGGCGTTGTAGCTGGTGTCGTTGAACTCCCATGCGAGTGTGCCAGTCCATATGGAGGCGTCCGTAGCCCATACTTCTCCGCTTGCCAGCGTGAAGGTGGCTCCATTCGGGAAATCCACGGTGCCTGAAACGGTGCCTTGCTGTGGGTTGTAGAATCCAGTGGTTGCCGTGGAGAAGGCGGTGTTGGTGAAGGTGGCGTTGCCGGTGATGATTCCGTTGTCATCGACGTAGCTAGTATCGTTGAACGTGCAGTTGCCTGTGATGGTGCCGGTGGTGTAGCTGTAATCGTTGAATGTTGGATTGCCGGTGATGCCGCCTCCGCTAGCATTGTAGCTGTTGTCGTTGAAGGTTGGATTGCCGGTGATGGTGCTGTAGCCGTTGTAGCTGTTATCGTTGAATGTTGGGTCGCCGATGATGGTGACGCCGCTGCCACCGTTGTAGCTGGAATCGTTGAACGTGACGGTGCCAGTGATGGTGCTACCCCAGCTGTTGGCACTGGTGTCGTTGAACACCCATGCGAGTGTGCCTGTCCATGCAAAGGCGTCCGTAGTCCATACCTCAGAGCCTGCCAGAGTGAATGTAGCTCCATTCGGGAAGTCCACGGTGCCGCCTGTGACGGTGCCTTGCTGTGGGTTGAAAAATCCTGTGGTAGCTGTGGAGAATGCAGTGTCGGTGAACGATGCGTTGCCGGTGATGGTGCCGCTGTTGTAGCCACCAGAGAACGTGACGTTGCCGGTGATGGTTCCGGTGTTGTAGCCACTATAGAACGTGACGTCGCCAGTGATGGTGCCCTGAGCGGAGTTACCATAAAATTCGCAGTCTCCAGTGATGTTGCTAGTACTAGTGCTCCAACTGTAGCCGTTGAACGTGCAGTTTCCGTTGACGGTACCGTCGACCTTAGCGTTGTTGAACACACAATCGCCGTTGACGACACCAGAGGTTCCGATGGCGTTGTAGACATTGAACACACAGTTGCCATTGACCGTTCCTTGGATTTGGTAGGGGATTGAATAACTGTCACCGCCGTTGAACACACAATCGCCGGTGATGGTGCCGAGGACGTAGCTCTCGCCGTTGAACTCCCAATTCTGACCAGCGGTATCAAACACCCATCCGGTTGTGTCCGAATACCACACATTTCCCGCCATCGTGAACTTGACTGGCGTGAGGCTGGTAAAGGTGACGGTACCTGAGACGGTGCCCCGCTGTGGGTCGCTGCCGTAATAATAATTTCCCCCCAGTGCCGAGTATTCAGCTGCGGTGAACGTGGCGTTGCCGGTGATGTAGCCGTTGTATTCGTTGAAGCTGAAGTCGTTAAATGTGCAGTCTCCGGTGATGTAACCGCCTGCGACGTTGTCGAGACCGTTGAAGCTGTAATCGTTGAAGGTGACAGAGGTGGCGACTAGCGGATTACCGCTGTCACTGCGGTTGTAGCTGTAATCATTGAAGGTGACAGAGGTCGCAGAGATGTAGCCTTGGTTGTAGCTGGAGTCATTGAAGGTTGGATTGCCGGTGATGGTGGCTCCGCTGGCGTTGTAGCTGGTGTCGTTAAAGGTGGGGTTTCCTGTGACGGTGGCTCCGCTGGCGTTGTAGCTGGTGTCGTTAAACTCCCATGCAAGTGTGCCTGTCCATGCGGAAGCGTCCACAATCCATGATTCTGAGTTTGCCAGCGTGAAGGTGGCCCCGTTTGGAAAATCTACCGTACCGCTCACGTATCCGCCGTATACGCTGTTCAGAGGGTCACTCACGAACGTCGTCATTGTGAACGAAACATTGCCCGTTGTGTCACCCGAGTAATAGGCATTATCGTTTAAGGTAACATTTCCGGTAATGTCGCCACTACACGTCGTGTAGTCATTAAAAGTTGGATCACCAAAGATTGTGCCTGAGCTGCCCCATGCGTAAGCACTGGAATCGTTGAAGGTTGGATTACCATATATGTAGCCCCCTGTTTTTTGGGTGCTGTTGTTGAAGGTGACTGTTCCGGTAATGGTGCCACTGCCTTGCAGTGCGGTAGAGTCGTTGAAGGTAACATCTCCGTTGATGGTTCCGCCATACATACCGCCATAGCTACTACCAGAGAACGTGACGTTGCCGGTAATAACCGCACTGCTGCCAAAGGAGTAACCTCCATTAAGGAAGTCACAGTCGCCGTTGATGACGCATCCGTTGATGGCAACCGTCCCGCCGGAGGCTACCGTGCAGTTTCCGTTGATAACGCCAGGGTACTCATTTAAGACCGCGCCGCCTACGCAGTCACCGTTGATGATTCCGTAGTTGTAATTGGAACTACCCCACGTAAAGTCCCCGTTGATGATGCCGTTTACCACAGGAGAATTGTTGCCGTTACGACTGTTGCCGTTGAAGGCGACCTCACCGGTGATGGTGCCGTCGTTGTAGCTGCTGTCGTTGAAGGTACAGTCTCCGGTGATGGAGGCGGAAGAAGAACCGTTGTAGCTGGAGCCATTGAAGGTGCAGTCTCCGGCGATGTAGCCCCAATTGTTGAAGCTGGAATCATTGAAGGTGCAGTTTCCGGTGACATCGAGGGTGGTGCTACTAGTATCGTTGAAGGTACAGTCTCCGGTGATGGAGCCGTAGCTGAAGCTGGAATCATTGAAGGTGCAGTTTCCGGCGATATTGCCCTCGTAGTTGGCACTAGAGTCGTTGAAGGTGCAGTTTCCGGCGATGTAGCCTGAATTGTAACTGGTGTCATTGAACTCGAAGCTAGCGGCTGATAGCCCCACAGACGGCCACATACCTACATCCAGCACGCTGTCCCCATTCACCGTCACCAACCCGAGCACGTCCGCCGAAGGGAGGGCAACCACCGTGCCGTTGCCAGTCGCGATGACGACATCATCGGCGGTCACGGGAATCCCATGCAATTCACAAGTGAGGTTGCTACTGCCGTTGGCGATGGCTGGCAGGCTCAGTTCAAACGTCGTGCCATCCGTGATGCTCGCGACCGTAGTGCCTGTGTCTATGCCGGTGCCGGTGATAGGGCGCCCCACCACAAGACCCGCCGTGCTGTCGCAGGTCACTTCCGTGTCCGTGTCCGTGACATTCACGCCGGTCAGGGTGCCGGAAAAGCCCTCAGTGCAGGCGGCGTCTGCCCACCAGTTCCCGGGGACGTCCCAGTTTTGGTCAACCGAGTTTTTGAAGTAGCGTGTCGGCATAAATTAATCCACGGACTCCGTGAATCCTCCAGTAAGGGAAACGAGGCACCATTCCCCGCCCATGTATTTGAGTTTGAAAATATAGGACTTCCAAGCCGTGAGTGTCTTGGGGAAGGTTGCCGCGCTGTCGCTGGCCCGTTGGATGTCCGCATGGAAGTCCAATGTGTGCGCTCCGTCTGCCCACCTTACGATCACCGTGATTTCAGAGACGCATTCCTCCGGGGTTCCGGTCGGCACCTGAAACGTGGTGTTCCCGCTCATGTTGCCGTATTGCGTCCCGCCGTTGGCGAGGCTCAGGGTGACATTTCCGGTGAGCTCACCAATCGAATACGCTCCGACCGGCTTCTGCCCCCGAGACCACACCGCAGCGCCGGTGGAAGCATCCAAGCAGTAATATGGAGTGCCGTCCGCCATTTCCCACGTCGTGTCCGTGGTGTAGCCGAGCGTTTCGTCGTCGGTGACGGTAGGGGCAACGGGTGCGTAGAGGACTTTGCGAACCGTCGAACTGCCATCCGAGAGGACGAACAGGTAGCCATTTGCAAACTTATACTCGTAGCCCACCGAGCAGATGATTGAGAATCCTGCGGTGCCAGCGATGCCTTTGTTCGGCATGGACTGCTTGAATTGGGAGCCGTTGAACAGATTGACGATGGCGTTCTCGTCCATCGTGCCGCCTGACAGCGAGAGCAGAAACGCATCCAGCAACCCGGCCTGCCCCTCCTCATCCGCAGCCTGCATCATCGCCAGCCCGGCAGTCGTGATCCCGGCGATATTGGCCTGCCCGACGATCCAGCTCGTGCCCACGCTCGCCTGCGTGCCGCCCGCATTGTCCGCAACGCACATGATGAGATCCGCGACCTCCACGACGACGCCGGATGCGCCGCCGACCTTGCCCGCGACCGAACAGCGGTAATAATCTCCGTTCAGTGCGGCCGGGTAATTCGGGTCTGTGCTGCAATCCAGTGGCCCTTTGTTTTTCGAGACGCCGGCCAGGACGCTCGCGACGTAGGTGCGGGTGGCTTTTTGACTGGCGACCCTGGTATCGCTGTCCGCTGCCATCGTGCCATCGGTGTCGAGGGCGCTGGCATCGAGCTTGTCGTCGAGCGTGGCGGTGATGGCAACCCCATCAAGCAACGTCGTCCCGGTCAAATTGGCGTCGGCAATCTCCTGACCATTTGCGTCCAGGGCATTGATCAACTTCCCGTCTTGGATTGGAAATATGAAGTCAGGCATCAGGGAGAAAAGAATGACAGGTCGGACAAATCAGAGGAAGCGCAAATCAGAGGAAGCGCAAATCAGAGGAAGCGCAAACCGCAGGGGTCACCACGTGGCATGGGCGATTCTGCGCCAAGTATTTGTTGCAGTGCAAATGTACAAATACGAGGTATCCCACACGATCGTTCCCTTCACCCCCGTGGCGGAGGCAGAGGCTGGTGTCGCCTCCGGAATTAACAAGGTGGCTCCCGTGGAAAATGTCATCGTGGCCCCCGAGGCTACCGTCACCGCTCCACCGGAAGCTACAGCCACTGTACCACCCGAAGACACAGTCGCCGCACCGGCCAGAGTCACTGTGGCGCCAGACGCTACCGTCACAGCACCACCCGAGGATACAGTCGCCGCACCAGCCAAGGTCATTGTGGCGCCAGATGCCACGGTCACAGCACCACCCGATGCCACTGTCACCGTGCCGCCAGAGGACACAGTAGCCGCTCCAGCCAATGTCATCGTGCCGCCAGAAGCGACCGTCACCGCGCCCCCGGAGGACACAGTCACTGTACCGCCCGAGGACACCGTTGCAGCCCCCGCTAATGTCAGTGTGCCTCCCGAGGCCACCGCAATGGTTTTGCCCGTGGGGACGGTCATGACGTTGGTGACGTAAGCAAGCACTGTGGAATCCACTGCCAGAGTCGGGGCGGCCGCATTGCCAGTGCCGGCACCCGCTGTAAATGTCAGCCCGGAACCCAACGTCAACGTGGCAATGTAATTGCCGGCTACCGTGGCGGCCGTAATTGCGGTCGGTGTGATCGCCACGACCTGTCCTTGCGCGTTCACCTGGATGATGGGAACATTGCTGGCGTCCCCGTAGGTGCCCGCCGTGATGACAGACCCCAGGGCCGCACTGGTCACCGCACCGGCGGCAAGCTTGGCCGCGGTAATTGCCCCATCGGCAATGTCCCCGGTGGCAATGGTGCCGTCTGCGATCTTGGCCGATGTAATTGCCCCATCCGCGATCTTGGCGGTGGCAATTCCACCCGTGTCCAGATTGGCCCCCACGAAACCAACAGCCGTGCGGAAAGTCGCCAGGTCCGCACTGCCCAGGGTGGCTCGCACCGCCGCGGACAATGAAGCCACACTCCACGTATTGGCCGCACTGGCATACAGCATGACGTCCTGTGCAAATGTCCCGACGCCGGTGCCCCCGCTTGCGGAGGCCAATGGAGTTCCCGTCAGGGTGAGCCCTGCGGCAATAAATGCCCCGTCCGTCTTGAGGGTATCGGAGGCTGAACGGTAAAGGGTGGCGTCTCCGCCGAACAATAGCCCGGTGCCTGAACCGGTGGCATTTGGAAATGACACAAGCCCGGTGGCCGTCAATGCCTCCACGCTGACCGCGCTGCCAAAGGTCAGCACTCCGCTGGAATTGTAAATGGTCAGCCCGCCAATTGAAACCGCGTAGGTCAGTGAGGTTGCATTCGGGAAGGCCGCCTTGCCATTGAGCGTCACCGTGTCCGTAGCGGCATTGCCAAAGATGACATCCCCTGTGGTGGTCAATTCGGCGAACGTGACATTGTCCGAAGAACCCAACCCAATGGCCGTGCGGGCGCTGCTGCCAGAGACGGAAGTCCAAGTGGACCCGTTGGCCACCATGATGCTGCCCGATGTGACTGCCAGGTCGGCAATGGTGTCCAGCTGTGCGCTCCATTCCTGCACGTCGCTGCCAATGTCCACACCGAGGTGGATGCGTGTTGCGGTGGCCGCCGGGCCGCTGAAAGTGATACCGGCGGTGCCGTTGTTGACGTAGAGCGCACCGGTGGCTGTGACGGTGCCGGAAAATGAATTGGGTCCGGTCCAGGCGTTGGTGCTGGTCAGTGTGATGACAGCATTGCCCGCCGACACCGTCCCCGAGACCACCAAATTGCCGACGATGTTCAATTGCCCGGTGGCTCCGCGGTACAGCTTCACATCATCCCCGATCCAAATGCCGTCCTCATCGTCGGTGGGTGTTTCTCCGGGAAGGATATGCAGGCGTGCGGTGCCTGTGGTGTCATTGCCGATGGAGATTTTTTCCGGTCCGGCAATGATCTTGTCGTTGGCGTCCAGGTCGGATTCCAGCCTGCCGTTGGTAATTGGAGCGATGATCATATGAAATTACGGCTAAGCGGATTCCACCTGAGCGGATTCCGCCTTCCAATCAATGTAGTAGTCCGTGCCGTTTGTGGGCACTGCATTGAGGGTGATGGTGGCTGCGGTAGTGGAGCGTGCCGTGATATTGCCGGTGAGCAGCAGCTTGTCTCCGGCGACGGTATTGCGAATTGTGAATTGAACGTGCGGAATGACCGGGAACGTGGCAGCGAACGTGATGGTCTGGGTGATTGCCGCGGTGCAGAGATGGGATCCGCGATCGATTTTCAATGCCAGGTCGGGCAGGGACCATTGCGTGCGCGAAAGGCCAATGCGCCCAACTCCCGATGGAGTCCTGGCATATAGGTAATTGTCGTCGGTCAGGAATGAATGAACCTGCCCGGTGGTCGATGCCGGCGTGTTAGGGACTGCGGCCAGATTGGAAGGGAAGGCCGCCTGCAATGCCGAAATGGGCATGGCAAATGACTGTGGGATGGGGGCCATCTGCACCATGGGGATCAAATCACCCGAGGCCAGCGTTCCACTGAATACCGTCTCGTCCGTCAGCCTCCGCCCCTGAGTCGCCACATATAATGCATCCGGCAGGCCGGCCTGGTAGACCAGCTTGTAATTGGCGGTGTTGGTCGGGGCGGACAGGAGGAAATCAAATCCATTTGCATCGCAGTCCGTCACCGTCACCCACAATTGCAGGATGACCGGATCGGCCGAGAAGTTCTGCACCACTGGAAGGATCAGCGGCGGGACAGGCGTGAAGGCAAATGGCGTCGGGAAGGTGACGGTGCCGGTCTGCTGCCCGCTGCTGAGTGAGATTTGTGCGCTTTGGAGTGGCATGGATTACGTGGGGCTCAATTGCCTGGGGTCAACCTTGATGACCTTGCAGAATTTGGTTTTGAATGCCGCGGCGTATTTGGCGCAATAGGTGGCATCCTCCTTCGCGCTGAACATCTGCATCTGCCCGCCTTCCTTGATGACGATCAAATGGCCGATGTCCCCCTGCAAATCCGTCAATTCGACGAAGCGAGCGGTGGGCGGCAGTTCAAATACCTGGCCGTCGGTATGGCGGATGCGAATTGGCATTTAGCGGAGCTGGGCGAGCATTGCGCCGAAGATGCGGGGGTTGATGTATGAAGATTTGACCTTGGGACCAGGACCATGACCAAATCCGGCACCTGGTGGAGGAGCCGGAGTGGGGCGCGGGTAAATGACACCTGGTGGAGGAGCCGGAGTGGGGCGCGGGTAAATGACACCTGGTGGAGGAGCCGGAGTGGGGCGCGGGTAAATGACACCTGGTGGAGGAGCCGGAGTGGGGCGCTGGTAAGTGACACCTGGTGCAGGCGCCTTATATCCGCCATGCTGCAGGGCTTCGTCCGAAATGGATGGGTGGAGGGCGGCGGCGCCAGCGGCCGAGAACACGCCAGGATTCGTCCCCAGATTTTTGAGCCCTTGATGAAACGCGCTTTGCGGGTTCGCGAGCTGATTGACGGCATTGCCGAGACCAGTAGCGACGATGTTTCGCGTCAGCCGGCCAGGATTTACAACTGCGCCGGCGATACCCGCACCGAGAGCCCGCGTGGTAAAACCAGACGGCCCATGTTCCTGCATAAAGTTTGATGTGGTGGGAAGTCCGCCGTTGTTGAGCGGGACATAGCCGGGGAGATTGCGGAAGTTGATGATGGTGCTCTTTTTTGTTCCTGGCACCCCCATGCTCATGAAACTCTGAGGAGGTGGGGTAGGGCTTGCTGGTGCTTTGGGGGCCGCCGCTGGAGCCGCAGCATATTTTACAGTGGAAAGGTAGGCGCCGAAGAGACGAGGATTCATTTGTGTGTGTGTGTGTGGATTTGAAATTAAGCGGTGACGCCCTCTTGATAGGGGGCCGGTGCATAAAGCGCCTTCTGGTGCTCACCGACCATCCTCTGATGTTCCCCGGTGACATGCTTGAGCACTGCCATCTCTTTGTTCTGCGCGTGGAAATCCTGCTGCAGCTTCTGCAATTGGGCGGTGGTGGCCTCGTGGGCGGTCATCATCTTGTCCATGGCCTGGGCCAATTGCTGCAGGCCGTTCACCACATCGGGCGCCTGCTGCGCCTGTCCGGGCTGCTGGCTGGGATCTCCTTGCGGTGGAGGTGCACCGCCGGCATTTGGGTCGGCACCTGGAATTGGACCTGCCTGGGCATTGGGATCCTGCGGTGGCATCTCTGGCGGAGGACCACCAGCACCCGGAGGAGGGCCCTGCATTTGCGAAGGATCGCCTGGAGGAGGGCCGGCTTGCGGTGGCGGTTGTCCAGGTTGACCCTGGGGCGGCGCGGCCTGCTGTGGAGCCGGCGGTTGAAAGGCGGATTTGATGCTGGCACGGGCAGCAGCGATTTGAGAAATGGCGTCGTCGATCTCTGAAGGCATGCGGGCAGCTTACCGGATTGCCCGCATCCTGCAAACCTGAATCACCGGATCTCATAGCGAAAGAAAAGCGGGAATGGCGGGAGCACCGGCAATTACGCCAGCACTCCCGCCCCCAACAAAATGGGTTCCTACTTCTCCCCGTGCAAATGCAGCAGCCCGCGGGAGTATTTGATGATCTGCTTTCTCGTCGGGCTGTCCGCCAGGTTGGACAGCATGTCCGCGATTTTCACCTGTCGGGCAATTGGATTTAGCATGATGGCGTCCAGATACGCCCAATATGATGCCCCTTCCGTTTTGGTCAGCAATTCCACCACCTGCACGACTTCATCCGAGATGCCGGCGGCGTGCATGGATTCTGGTGTTTCGTTGGTGTCCTCCAGGACATCATGCAACCAGGCCGCGGCAATTGCTGTGCAGCTTGCATAATCCATGATCAACCTGGAGGCGACTGCCTGTGGGTGCCAAATGTATGATGTCTTTCCGTCCCGGCGCATTTGCCCTGAGTGCGCGATGGTGGCCAGTTTTTCCGCGGCGGCTACGAGGTCGGGTCCTTGATGTGGTTTCATTTGATCAAAAACCTCGCGATTTTATCCAGCAGCAGTATCGGGATGACAAACCAGCCCGCCGCCAGCCCGGCGACTATCGACACCAGCCCGGCGCCTATCGACACCAGCCAGCAGGGGCGCAGCGGGGGCGTCTGCATGGCCACGAGGTGGAAAACCCGCGCGGCGAGGATGGACGTTGTGACCCAGTACAATAGGATGTAGTGTCCCATATTATTCAGGTGTGATGGCCTTGCGGACATCCTCCGGCAACCGGGAGATTCTCTCCTCGGTGATCGCCTTGTAGTCGTACCCTTCGACTTTGGTGTAGTTGTAATGGAGCAACCACAGCCATGGTCGCTTCACCCACACAGGCAGCAATTGCCCGGCCTTCGTCATGGCGTCCAGAGCATACCGCAGCCCCTCCCGCGCATCCCTGGAGCCCGCCCACACCTCAACCCCGTCCACTTCCTTCACGAACCCATTCGAGGTCTTGTGCATTGCGTCCCTCGGGCCGCGGTAATTGAAGCAGGCCGTGGCGCTGTTCACAGATTTGCCATTATAGCTGTCCGTCACCAGCAGCACGCCATCGGCCTTGCGCCAGTAAATGCGCAGCTTGTCCTGCGTGTCGGGGATTTCGTCGCAGAGGATTTCCTCAAATCCCATTTCGACAATCACTGCCGTCCATTCTTCCAGGCTTTGCGCCCAGGAGTTGGTGTCGCGGTTCAGGAACAGGAGTGCGTTCTTCTCCTCCCGTTGCTTGTGCATCAGGCTCATACCGAGCCAGGCCACGGCATTGTGCTTGCGCGCGTCCAGGCCGGTGATCTTTTCTGCCTCGGCGATGGGATCATACGCGAGGGCTTCTTCGAGTTGTGTATTCATGTTTTTTACTTTCTGGCTTTTGCCTGTGATTGAACCAGTTTTTCGGCAACCTCGCAGCGATTCTTGAAATCTTCGTAGAACGCCCGCGATTCGAGCCGCAGTCGCTCAATTCCACGGAACGCCTGATGCCGCTTGTTCGTCCCTGCTTTCAGCAGCTTGGCGTCGCACTCCACACAATACAGCCCGTCGCCGCTTCCAGAGCATGAGACGGAGTGCGGGTATGCCTTCGCCTGCGTTGTCCGGCAGTCGTAGCAGAGTTCTTTTCCGCATTCGTCGCACGAATAGATGTGCGTGCCTTCTTCCTTTCCGCATGAGTCGCAGAAGTGAATTTCTTTCTTGATGGTTTTTTTCATGCTTGTTTGGTTTGATTTAGTTGGCTGATTCTGGACACCAGCGTCCAGTCCTTCCATATCCGGCGCGGGTCATTGACCCTGCAAAGCGAGCGCAACCCACAGGAAGCCCTGCAGTCCTTGGGTCGTCCGGATTTACGGAACCGCAACTTGTTATCCTCCTCAGAAAACAATTCCGGATGCTCATACACAAACGCCTCGATGTTAATTATGTGATGTTCCACCATATCCGGAGCCCGCAGGATTACTTCAATGGCCGCCGCATGTGTCTTGCTGAATTTCTCAGACTTCACCCCTACCATAGCCTTCCCGACACGCATTTTACGTACGAGATCGCGATGCTCCGGTGTACGTACTGCCTCGCGTACTGCCGCCAGGCGGCGTTCCTCCGCCTCATGCTTGCAGAAATTCATGGAGCACTTCATGGCATCAGCACGCGCTGGCTGTCCAGCTTCCCATCGGGAAATAAGTATTTCAGAAACCGGAACACGTAGTCCACAATGCTGGAAGCCATGCGGATTTCGGGATTGGTGGTGAGACCGGATGGTTCGAATCGCTGATGTTCGAACTTCTTCACCAGGTTCTCCAGCGGCACGCCGTATTGCAGCGCAATTGACGTGAGGATACCAATTGAGTCCATGAGCCCGCCGACCGTGCTGCCTTCCTTCTGGATGTTCACGAACAGTTCGCCCGGACGCCTGTCAGGATACAGCCCGACGATGATATAGCCCTCCACGCCTCCGATATCGAATTTGTGGTTGATGCTGTCTCGGGTGTCGGGCAGATGCTCCCGGTTCGATTTTGGGGCGGACTTCAGCTTTTCGATCTCGCCCCTATAGAACACGTCCAGTTCCTTGGCGATGGTGGTGAGCGCGAAGTTCTCCTGCATCAGTTTGATGACGGACTCGTTCTCCTCGCAAAGCAGGGCCTGCAGATCGGCGATGCGTTGCTCGTCCTCCTTCTGTCGGGTAAGCAGCATTGCGACGTCCGTCTGTTGCGATTCAATGAGGTAGTTTGCGTCGGCCAGTTTTTGGCGCACTGTGGTTGGTGTTTTCTTTTTCATTTTTCTTATTTTTCTTATTTTGCTTCATTCAAGGCGTTCCAGAAGCCAATTACCTCGGTCTGTGCCTCATCCAGTTCCTTCTTCAGAGCATCCCTTTCCGCAAACCAGCCGTTCAATTTCTCTTCCAATTCCTGGATGCGTTTCACCTGTCCGGCAATCACTTCATCCGCCAGTTTGGTTTCAAAGGGCCGCTTGCCTTTCAATGCGGACGTCAATTGCCGATCCTTTTCCTCCAAATCCGCGAACATTTGCTTTTGCATCTCCTCCACCAAACTGACCACCTGCGGAGACAGCACGCCTTCGCCTACCATCAATGCAGCCACCGATTTGTATCTGCGCCCTTTGCCGCCGCAGACATGGCACTCATGCCACCATCTCGTCGGCAGGCGGTCGTCTCTCCATTGTCCGGTGCGTCCCTTGCAGGCTGGGCATTCCCGATCCGACGCCTGCTGCCCATCCACTTCATGCAGCGAACTCGCCTGTTCCGGCGTGCCCGCGTTTGATTCTGATTCGTTCATTTTTCTCCTTCGGTTGAGGTTTCTGTCGGCGAGTCGCTGATGGTGGCGATCTGAGACTTAGCAGCCTTCGCGCACGCCTCTGCGTATCCGGGGAAGTATTTCAGCGGGTCGTCGTCTCTCATGGCATCATTTCACACAGCATACAGCTTTCAATTCGGATACGGTTTTCATACAGGCCAAATGTAAGGCAAGTCTGCCAGCACTCCGGGAAACATAGGCGAGTAGTATCCTGAGTCTTTGCGAATCAGGTTAGACTGATGTGCCCTGCAAAACTCCGCAGTGAGCCAATGAGGTAAGGGCGGATCGCCGACAGCATTCCGTCGTTCATCAAACCACTCCAACAGGGTATCCTTATACCCGCGACGACGCCACTCTTTGCAAATCTCATAGCCATAGGCAGCCAACCCTTGGACATTACCTTTCCACATCTTCGAGGCAGGGTGATTCCTCCAGCCGTAGTCAGGTTCTGTCAAAGACCGGATCAACTGCTTGCACTCAACGCGCTGTTTACCTAACCGACGCATGTCTAGCGCCTTGGCAGACAGCTCAAAAGATGGGAAGGGTAGAAAGGTTTGCATAGCTGTATTATCTCCGAAAAGAAAGTTCTAGTATTGATTCTGCTTTTGGTTGCGCCGGTTGCGTGAATCGGAGCGTCGCTGTGGTCATCATTCAATGTGCTCATGGACTTTGAAACTGTTGCAAACTCAGAGATAGAAGGACATCAGCGGCACGGCGGAGACTCCGCAGCGGTGCCGGTGGTATTTGGGGCGTGGTCATTTTACCGACGTCGCCACTCTCCATTTACCAGGATGTAATAGCTTTGCATGGTTATTTGGGTGCGACCAATTGGGCTATTGTTTTCATGGCTTCCGGCTCCTCGACGAGACGATCCTTTGCGCAGGTGCTCTCATCTGCGCAATCCTCCGACCATTTCTGGGTCTTGCGGTCCCACCGTTCCTTGTGGTCCTCGGTGTAGCGGCGGACGCTCAGGGGTTCATGCTGAATGTAATACCGGTAATTCATTTGGATTTTTTCTCAAGAACAGCGAGGGTCTGCGTGGCGAGGACTCCCACGCAGGTCAGCGTACCAAGCAGGGTCAGCAGAAATACCGGAACGAAACATTCTGTCGGCATGTTCAGAACGGAGAGAGCCCACCACCCACTGCTGGTGGCGGCTCCGAGGAGCATTGTTAATATTAATGGGGTCATTTTTCAGGTTCAGGTTCATCCCCATTTGCATGATACTGCAGACAGTCCGTGCAAATGGAGAAGTGGTGTGTGTATGTCCTTCCGTTGTGGAAGGTGATTCCGTGTGCCGGGTAGCGGTTGCCTGCCAGCGATGATTCGCAGCTTTCACAGGGTTGGTTGGAAAAGCCACCCTCCTCTGCAATTGCGCGCTCATGCTCCGTCGGCTCCTCATTGTCCCCGAGGCCGCATTCCTCGCAGCCTCCCATTGCTCCCGTGCTGAAGTGCTCCACGCCTCTGAGGCAGTGGGCGATTGAATCGGTGAAGGCGCTCATGGTCGGTTTCCTTTCCTGAGGGCGGCTTCGGGCCTGTTAAAGGCTGCTTCCATGCGCGGCACCAAGTTGCCAATTTCCTTCCAGTTCTCGTCGTGGATCGCGCGTGCCAAAAGCACGAGTAGTTCCTTCAACTCCTGATTGCTGGCGCGCAGTTCGGCGTGGGCTTTGTCACGCTCGCGTTCAAGTTTACGCGCGAACTCCACATCATCGGTTCCCACTTCACCTGGGCCGCACGGCGACACTCCGTAGTATTTGTCCGTCTCAGGTGTGGCGCCTGGATCATTAAATCCGGCATCGTCGATGATGACGTGGTCTTTCGCACGTCCGAGCGGAGGGTCGGTAACTCGCAGAGTGCCGGTAATTATTGGTTCGACCATGAAGGCGCTGGCTCCGATGTTGGCGACACTCGTGCCGATGGTCAGAGTGTTCGGTTGGAGTTTTCGTTCCAAACAAAACGGACATTCCGTGAAGACGTGTTCTTCTCCGCAGTCATTGCAGGTTTTCATAATTTGGATTTCTTTTGAATTCAGGAGAGACCGCAAGTGCCGATTACAGTGTGATTAAGTTTCCCAGGGCCTTGCGCATGTCCGCCAGCGTCTCCTCCACTGTGCGGATGCCCACGGACTTGAGATGCGCATTGTTCGGATTGAATGCGCGGTATGCGTTTGCCAGCACCATATGTCCGGACATCGCCCTGGATGACTCCACCAACCGCCGATAAAACGCCTGGATCATTGGAGTCATCGTGGGAAAATCCCCACGCACCAATGCCGGGTATTGAACCATGGTGTACGCTTTGCCTGCTGAATTGAACATATTCATCACTGCTCCCAGTCGCATGGACGCTGTCGTAACCTTTGCTTTGGCATAGCCGCACGCGCTGATCAACTCGTTGCAGTTGTCTTCCAGCACTGCCTTCACCTTCATCAATTCACCCGTCAGCGGTTTGCGGACATGCGAAAGCAACACGTAGGTTGCCTGCGTGATGATGGGTGCGACCCGAATATCCACCCCCATCACCGTGGCATTGTTTCTCATCATGCCGCGGTCAATGGCCTGCACATCCAGCTTCGAGAGGCCGCGCGCCACCCACATATGGACCGCAAGGCCGGCCTCCACGACGGCGAGCAGCCGATGCTGCCCATCCACCAGCTTTCCATGGGTGTCAAAGGCCAGCCCTTGATGTAGCGTCCTGAACTCCCCGGCGCGGATGATGCGGACGAATTCATCTACCTGATGCTTCTTTGGATCCCTCGGATTGTCGTTCACTGCCAGATATGCGCGGGCAACGTCCGGTGTGATTTTTTCCAATTGCTGCGTGGTGTAATTGCTTTTACTCATTTGGTTGGTTATTTGGATTTCTTTTGAATGTATTGCACTACTTCTCCATTCCAAAGGCCGCACAGGCTCAGCCACTGGTATTTGAGGAACAGACCCAGCCTGCCCCATTTGCATTTGCGTGTCACCAGCCGCATGACGGGCTGTTCGTTGGGTTCCATATTTGGCGGCGGTGGTGCTTTGTCCATTTGTTTTGCTGCTGCATCCAGCGCTTTGCCCGCCGCCTCGAATGCGTTGTCGACACGCTTGAAGGCCGCATTGAGCTGCTGGGTGTATCGGTCAGGTGGGTTCATTACGGCGTCCGTTTGTTGTCCTTTGCATAGTAAGCCAGCAGCATTGCGTCGGACTTCTTCTTGTCTTCCTCCAGCTCCTTCACTCGCGCATTGGCTTTGGTGAGCTGGGCGCGGAGTTCATCGTAATCCTCCAGCCGCTGGCGGGAAGGGCTGCCTTTTTTTGGGGAGGTTGCCATTTCAGACTCAAAGCACAGCCACCCGTATTCTTCGTCGGTGATCAGCTCTGCTTTGTGCAGTTCAGAGCGCATGTAGCGCACCAGGTCAAATAGGCGGTAGCTGGTGTTGATGTTTGGTTTTTCACTCATGTTACTCATTTGGTTTTGAAATTGTTTACACCTCGACATGCAAAGGCGTGCCGAGTTTCTCGCTGCCTGGAAATGTCACGTCATCATGCAGGGGTACGGTGCCGTTCTTTAATGCGCTGATGGCCTCGTCCTTTGAGCCGAACTTCCATTGTTTCTGCGAAGGGCGCTGGCTTGCAGCATACGACCCGAGGATTTGCTCGTGCTTCAAATTGTTGATTACGGCATCAGGGTCACGGATCCCAAAGACCATCTTGCTGGGGAGCAATTTGTCGTAGGCCTCTTTGACTGCTTCCGGGCTCGCAACCACATGGGCGTTCATGGTGTCGAACACCACCAACCCGTTGGCAATTGCGAAGACCTTCGTCTCGGGCACTGCAAGGTCATACACGTCATGCTTCCCTGCTGGTGTCGCAGACTCAATTGTAGTCCAGAGCACTGAGGTGGTCTCAGCGCGTTGCCGCAAGGCCGGCACCCGATTCAAATCCGCCTCCGGCAGCGCAAACACCCATTGACGACTGACCACAGGGGCGATGGTATGTTTGAGTTTCGAAATCGTTTGCGTTATGGAATTACGACAGGGCAAGTCCTTGTTCTTTCGTAATTCCTCCAGCTCCGCCTTCAGCACAGGCACAACATCTCGCGTGTCCTGCATATCCGGCACGGACCGCAAATGCGCCAAGGTCGCCGCGGCATTGGCTTTGGTGAGTTGTAACCACGGGGCAATTCGTCGGATATCGATCACCGAGAAATTCACCACATAACTCGTATGAGTCTGCGCACGCCCTTTCTTCGGCTCCTGCGCTGTGGAGCTGCAGCGAATGCCGAGAAATTGGGCCAGCGCCATCACGGAGTCCCGCAGATGCGGAGATGAGGTCGCCAGATTGCATGTAAACGCCGGGTGTTTGCGTCCGGGTTTCTCGGAACTGGAAATGCTACCGTCTCCGTCAAACAGCCCGGCCAGCAGCCCATACAGTGCTTCAATTGGAAGTGCCCATGTGATTTGCGGCAGCCGCTTGTAGAGGCAGGAACGCTCTGTGGTCAAATCACGTTCCAATTTGGCAGGGTCGTAGCAGTCCCGGAAAATACCCTGAAGCTGCGCATACCGAGGAGCTTTTGCTGCGTGTTCTTTCAACAGGCGGATGTGAATCTTCGAACTGTCCCCGCAAATCCCGCTGTGATTGTCCGCACCATGCGTCTCCGCGTAATTCTGGATGCGCAGGAATGCGGCTTCCGTGTCCCCGAGGTATGAAGAGCAGGCCGCCGCAAACCGAATGCGGTGTTCCGCATTGGACTTGGTGTAGCCCACCATCCCGTTCTCATCAATCCAGCCATCCGAAAGGAAGGCACCGAGCAGCCAACCGAATTCGTAGGGATTGTCGGACACGCGCATGGTCGTCTTGGGAAGCGCGGCAGACCGAGACAGCGGAACGAGACGGCCCACGGCATCTGCGGGTTTGATCTTCTCCAGCAGCCCGGTCTCCGAATTGAAGGCGGCAATGGATTCATTGGCTGAGACCGTCACGGAATGCCCGGTGACGCAAACGACATCCATGCAGGGCGTGTCCTTCTCGTGGGTGAAGTGCGTGACATCACACCATTGCATTCCTTTGCCCTCTACCGGGCTTAGCACCTTGAGCCCAGCAGGCACCTCATAAACATCCGCCCCGTTGCGATCCTTCTTTGCGGTGCCCTTGAGATGCGGGAAATCCTCAATTGGGATGCACGCGACGTAGGTGTCCTTGGTGTTGAGTCTGATTTGTGTATTGGCGTGTTTCATTAGGCGCGCGGATGAACATGTATCTGGATGCCATGCAACCATTATCTTTGTGCCGACTTTGACGCAATTTCCATCGAAGTCTAGGTTCATTCCCGTCGTAACAAATGGATTGGCCTGGATGGAGTCCCCTTTCACCATACGCGCACGCTGTGCTACAGCATTGAATTTGTGCCACGCCGGTGCCCTTGAAATAATCACGGGCCGCACTTCCATCTCTTTCTGTAAAGCCTGCAATGCGTAAGGCGTCCGATCGCGAATGGCTTTTACAGCGTCGCCGGGTGCATAGCCCAGCCCGACCAATCGCGCTTGCACATAAGGAGCAAAGCCCTTCCAAGCATGGTCATCAGGCAATCCGACTTCGTCAACTCCCAGATCCGGATTCACGCTGGCCGTCGATCTAGAAATATTATCCATCGGTTTCGAAATGAGCGCCCGCTGGTAGAAGCTGTATTTGGGCGAAGTGCCCACCAGTGATTTGAAGAACCCAGTCACTCCGCGAGAAGCCGTCTTTGGATTCACCGGCTCCCCATATCCGTAAAGCGCCTTCACCGCATTGTAAACCTGCAGGCCGGCCTCATTGCCTGCCTCCGGTCCCAATTCTTTGTGAGTCTCCCGGTGCAGCTTCTGGAACGTGAACAGGTCCTTGTAGAGTTCATTGGCGTCGCCGGGGATGAACGTGCCACCCGCCATTGCAAATGGGCGATACACTGCCGGGATGACTGGCACGGCGTGAATCATCAATTCCTCCGGCTTCACCTTGTTGCGCTTGAGACCCTCGATGATGTTGAGGATTTTGACGGCCTTGTCGCGCTTGGAGACCTTGCCTGATTTGATGTAGGCATGCTGCTCGGCGGCGAGAGCCTCCAGGTCGAGGGAGGCGAGCTTTGCCTTGATGCCCTCGGGGCCGGTGAGCGGGGCGGGCTTTGCCTCGGTGGATGCTTTTTTTTCGCCGCCAGATGTCTTCAGATTTGCCTCCTCCCATTCCGTGGTATCCGAGCGCCGGTTGCATTCCCTGCAGATGATCGCCTCGCCAGCCAGTTTCAAATACCCCTCCGTCGTATGGCAATTGGGACATTTGCTGCCTGCGGATTTGACGGTGCGTGGGTGGTATTTGCCATCATCGGGCAATCCCAATGCGCTGGCTACTTGGGCAGTCCAATCCCTGGGATCGTAATAAGCAGGACGCGCGGCCTTCCGCTGCCGTTGCATCGCCGCCACCTGCTCAGAAATGGCGGTCATATCCTCCTGCGCCTGCTCTTCCGGTGTCAGCGGGGCTTCTTCCTCGGGTGCTACGATGATCTCTCCATCCGGCCCCAGCTTTACCTGATCCGCGGAGATCGCCTTCAGCAGGCGGCTGGTTGCCATATCGGAAAGCGAGGGCATCAGGGACATGGCGGACTTCTCAGCGGGAGGCGTCGCCGGCCCGACCACCTGCTCCCGTGGCAGATGGAATTTGAATCCCGATTCGTGCCGAATCCCGACAGCATGCTGGTGCCCGTCATCCTGGTCCACCTCCCAGCGGTCCGGGTGTTCGGCGAGCATGCTTCGGAGAAGTACATGCTTTTCATGCCAATTGGCGTCGTCAGAAAACGACTTCGCCTTTTTGAGCTTTGGTAGATCCTCATGGTCGGACATCCAGCCAGTTTACGTCCCCGCCTGCGATTGGCAAGCCGCTGCCTTTGCCCCGCCCACAATCTTAGCGGCTCGGTATCCCTGCATCCGCGCCTTGGTGGCGGTGAGGCGCATGCGCCGTCCGAATTCGGCCAGCGCAATTGCGCAATCATCACACGCCCAAGTCCCCTCGGACCCGGTCGTGAAGAGTTCCAAATGCCGTATCGCAGTATTGTCGGCGCCGCAAATGGTGCATTTTCCGATGTCGTGGTTGTTCATTGGGTTTTTGGTGTTGTTTGATCCTGCGCCGGCTCGTCCGGATACGCCGCCTCCACCTCGGCAATTACCCGATTCCATTCGTTCTTGTGCCACTGCAGATCTGCACGCATTGCTGGGAAGTTGTCGTACAAAATCCGCGAGAGCCTCACAATGGCCTCTTCCGCTTGAACTGCCCGGTCCTGCCAGTATTCTTTTGGTTTACGACTCATTTGCTTGTTGGTGAAGTTTCATATCCTGTGGGTCCGTCATCATTCTCAATCCTCGCCTGCTCACACAAATCCTCCTCGGACAATTCCGCAAGCAGCGTGCGCTTCCAAATGCAGTTGAGTCCTCCATCTGAATAAAAGACACGCCGCATGCGCAGCAGCCCGACATGCTGCCTGAATTCCAATTCCAATGGGGAGAGGCGCGGCACGCACTGCTCTGGCATGTCATCCCGGCATTCCTTGCATGCGTAAAACCATTTGTCGGAGCCGGAGCACCACATGCGTCCGTTCAGGCTGTCCTCGTCAGGCGAGAAGCGGTCCCCGAACCAGGGTGAGTGTCCGCAGTGTATGCATTTGATTGTATTGACATGCGGCATCGCTGCCTTGGTCCGCCGGTATTGTATTCCCTTTGGGGATTTGTGCCAGCGCTCCCATGTGGCCTTCCCGGTTTCGCTTTTCGAATACACCCGCTGCCTGAGCTTGTGCGCTACCGCCCTCTCCGGCTTGGCGGCCATCCACCATTTGCGATACGCCGGGTTCTGCTTTCCGTCGGGCAGCTTGCAGGGTGGGGCGTCTGGGTGTCGTGGTCTGGCCATGCGCTATTCGGATCGCTTCAGTTGCACGTCAACGAAATCCCGAACGTCCACCAGGGGCGTCGGATTCCATTGCTTGAGTTTCAAGGGGCCATTCCACAGACGGGTCAGGTGGTCGTCCTGCTCCAGCCAGTCGAGGCGGGCTTTCTCTTTCTCACCAGCCAAGAGCGCGGCTCCGAGCCGTTCTTGTGTCTGAACCAGTTTGTCATTCAGCTGTCGATTTACTTCTTTCAATTCCTCCATGCGGGTTCCGCCGGCTCCGGCGAACAACGCAGCCCCGGCACAGAGACCGCGCTCGCATTTGGTGGTCGCCGCATCGAGCAGATCGCTGACCTGGTCCCTTTCCTTGCCGATTTCGATTTGCGAATGCGTCATCGTCTCCAACAACATTCGCGCCTCGTCGCGCTCCTTGGTGACCTCCTCCAGCTTTGCAATTGCGGCGTCGCGTTCTTGCTCGCATTTGGTCCATTCCATGACTTGGGCCGCCGCGTTAATTGGATGGAGCGATCCCTTTTTATGACACGGACACAGACAGCGCATGCCGCCGCCAATGTCCTCAGGTCGCGCCGGGGGAATTTGCCCTGGGCATGCCACACACTCGCATTCGCTTGGTTGTTGAATCTTCATTTGGTTTTCGTATTTGGAAAGAAAGAGGAAGCGCCGGCCCCTTCCGGGAACCAGCGCTTCCAGTTGGTCTACTTCAGCAGCTCGCAACGGAACCGCCCGGTTCCGCCGTTCATCTCGTGCGTGAACTCCAGCGGCTGCTGCATGCCGGTCTGCTGCCATTCCCGGAACCGTCCGGATGCCCAGATGGGCAGATGGAGGAGCGCATCCGCCCCTTCCGCGGTGCACTCCCCTTTGAGGGTGCGTGGGGAATTGCAGCCCCAGCCATATGTCATGATGCTGAACTTCAGCATCACTTGGTGGCTTCTTTGACCGCGTGCCGGGTCTCCTCGGGTTCCTTATCCAGTTTGGTGCCGCTGAAATCCACCCAGGCCCAGCATGAGATATACGTTCCGTTGTCGTCACCCTCGGAGATGATGGCATTGTCATCATCCAGCTCCAATTCACCATCGGACAGACAGAGGGTGTCGTGGGCCAGTTTCAGGATTCGATTCACGCGCCGCCTGTCTTCCTGTGCCGCCGCCACGGCATTCATGGCTTCGCCTACGGGGAGATCGCCGCGCTTGATTGCCTTGGTGATTTCTTTTGCCGTGAGTTTGGGCATCACCGTTCCTCCAGCCAGTGGGTGTTGATGGCGCTGCGCACGATGTCCTCGAAGTCCAACCCCTCCCGGTCGCAGTAATGGCCGAGGTCCGTGACCAGGTCTTTGACCAGGGATTCGGTATCCTCGCTGCGATCATTGGCCGCGGCGGCAAATGTCACTAGCGCCTTCTCGGCACATTCGGCCCTCTCGGCATTGCTCGGGCTCAAGAACTCCTCGTCCTTGTTTTTGTATGGCTTGAATTGGAATTGGGTTTGGGTTGTCGGCATTTTAGGTTTTTTGGTTTTGAGGTTTCTTCTTCTTGTGGACATTGCAGGCACAATGTCGCCTTCGGTTTCTTCTTTCCCGTGATGTTGAACAGCTTCTTGGAATGTCCGCAGGACAGCGTAGCAGTCAGGCTGCTCGCCATGTAGGCATTCCAATTACCGACCCATTCAGTGATTTTCCGCGTCGGGTATCGTAGTGGTGTTTCCATCCTGGAGAGCCTGCATTACGATTTGATGTTTTGCCAGCCGCTCCTGTCGGTAGCCGCAAATGCACCGGTAGGTGTTGTCGTCTCCCAGCAGCAGGGTTTTGTGTTGGCAGCAGGGCGGTGGAGTTTCCAATTCCAGGACTTGCGGGCGGGGGTCAGTCTCACTCATGGATCTCCTCCAATTCCAACTGAGTTTCATATGCAATCACTTGCGCGCCCTTGACCTCCCCATAGGTGTCATGCACCTGCATTTGCTCACACGGAATTTCAAATGTGATGCCGTCATCCTCGATTACGTAATCCGCCGGCATCTCCACGATAAATTCCACCGTCACGAGCAACTGGCGTTTCTTTTTTGGCTCACTCATTTGGCCTGTAATTGAAAAGATTGGAAACGCCCCTCGCCGCCATTTGACAGGCGGCGAGGGGGCGCTTCCTTTTTGTTACGTGAGCGGACCGCGGCGCATGCAAATCAGCGGTGCGCCGCAATGCAGCGCCCGGATGTACTCCCGGTCGGCCCGCCTGCGTGGCAGGTTGTCCTCGGGGGCTGTCTCATCCCCAAAGGATGCGTAGCCGATGTGCATGGTCGACGGCACATCCGTCCAATGCTGCTCATGCTGTGGAGGTTGGCGCATCGGCATTGCCATGGCCACGGCACACATTCCTGCGCGGAACATGCTGGTCTTGTTTTTTCTGGTTACTTTGCTCATTTGATTGGTTGTTGGTTGTTTTTTTGTGCCCCGCTAACGCGCGAGACTGGGCGGATGGGATTGCGTCCTCATCAAATACATATACCGCGCTTTGTGTATTCATTTCACTGCCTCACAATTCATCCGCGGAATCCTGGTCGTCCTCCCGCAGCCATTGCATGGACATGCGATGCTCCCTGTAAGCGCGGACCATCCGCCAGTGGAGCGTCCCGTAAACCAGCAGCGCCAGCCCGGACATGATGAACCATCCGGCGTAGCGGTCCGCCCGGTAGCCGGAAATTGCGCAGAGGACGATGATCAGCTTCAGCATTATGGATTGCCACACCCATCGCTTTCTCTCCTTTTCCATTTCCTGCACCAGCATCTTCCTTTTTCGGGTATTGGAGGCATGTCGCATTTGCAGCAGCCTCAGTCGAACTTTGTGTCTCGTATTGTGTGTGAGTTTAATTGTTGGACGCATCCGCGCTCATTTGATTTGAATGGTCAGCTCGTAATTGTCCCGGTCGTAATGATCCAGCATCTTCCGGTGCGGCCCCTCCCGGTAAACTCGCACGGGTGATTTCTTCTCCAGCAGGACGGCGTTGTGCCGACGCAGGATGCCGTGCACCTGGTGCATCAGACCCCGCAATGAATACTGAAACTCACCAGTCCATTCACCGGGGATCAGGCCGCCCTTTTGCTTTACGGGGTAGAAGCGCAGCTCCAACGTGGCACACCCATCCCAGTCAGCCCAGGTTACCGCTTCCACTTTTTGAAGCTCGCCGATCTGCGCGACAATAGTGCGTGCCGCAAGGACTTGTTCGTTTTTCGTCATTTGTTCTGCTTCAATTCTTTGAGCAATGCCCGGCGCTCCTTCTCGATCAAATTGAGATCGATGTCGAAGAATTCGGCGAAGAGGTGCTCGTAGCTGCAATTCAACGGCACATACTCACCCCCACGGTATCCGCATATACCCAGCCTGCCCTCAATAGGCGGGTCGCATTCCGCGGTGTGACGATGCCTGTCGACGATGGCGCGACCCTTTGAGTCCAACCAGTCGACAAAATTCGACAGCAGAAGTGCCTGGTCCAGCACTGACCGTTGCTTGTCCAGCCTAAGTTTTTCAAAGATGCTGGCGGCAATCATCTCCTCCATCGTAATCTGCATGTCCGGAGACATGCGGTCATTGTATTCGGTATTCATTCAATTCTGATTTTCTCGTCATCGCCCACGTAGAGGCGGGCGAATTCATTGTATTGCTTTGCCGCAGCAGTGAGCCGGGCTCCCAATTCCTCGGGCAGATCCCCGTCCCAATACCCGCAACCTGAACCGCGCTGCGTGAGCCAGAAATCATGCCCCGCATGCCTCGCCGCCTCGACTCCGTTTGTGATGCCGCGGTAGGACTCATATGCCAGCGCCAGATCCGCCGCATTATCCCTTTGGAATTGCAGGCAGTCCTTTTGCATCTCCAGCAGTGTCGCGGGGGCGATATCGTCGGGAGTGAAGTAGGTGTCCAATGCGCTGTCGCAGCTCCCGCCGCCCATGTCCTCGAAGGCGGCGTCCCATGCGTCCTGCTCGTATTCGTAGGAATGCTCCATCCAATTCGGACTCTCGCCCCGCTTTGCAAATGCGTAGCGCAGCACTTTATCGGTCAGCGAATTGTCCACGACTGCATACCCCGCCTCCTTCGCCTCCCGCTTCTTGTTGTAAGGCTCATCCGTGGATTCCCATAATGCGGCTTGGATATAGGCGCGGGTAAATGTGTCGAAGTCCCGCCAGTCCACCACATCAGCGGATGCTGTGAATGTTGCATTGGGGAGTTCCGATTTGAAATGCGCCTCGGCCTCCTCGCGGGATTTGGCACGCCAATAAAGGACGCAGTCGTCGCCATAGGCGCAATAGATCCAGTCGTCGTTGCCTCCGCCGAAGTACGCACCGTTCTCCAGGTAGTCCCCATCCACCCAATTGCAGCGCTCGACCGTGAGGGTAATTGGCGCTTCATTGTCCTCGGGATATTCGTTGGGGATTCCCATTGGGGCTCCTCGGCTCATGTCTCCTAAAGATCGCTGCCATGGTTTCATAGTCATATTTCTTGGTCTCCCTTCAGGCCCTTTTCGAAACCTGAGAAATCAGGCTCTTTGGACAATACGGCATCTGCGTCCATCAGGTCTTTCACGTAATCCGGATTTGCCTCCGAGATCACGAACTCCACGGTGCCGACATACATCTTACCATCCTCGCCCTCGAAGATGCACTCGCCGACGATGTCGTGGGAGTAGGCCTGGTCGAGCGATCGACCCGCACCTTTGAGAATCTCCTCGGTGGTTTCATTGTCCTCAAATCCACGCGGGCATATCAGCCATTTTTTGATTTTCATCGTTCCTCCAGGTAGCAAGAAGTCGCCTTTGCGAGCGCGACTTCAAATGTGTCCTCCCGTTCCGCAGCCTCCATGTCCGCCAGGTGCATCAAATCACACAGCAGGTCCTGCAGATGCGAGATGTCCTTCCGGTCGTTGGCAATGTAGGCATCCAGCGCCGCGCTGGCCCTGCTGGCCCGGACCAGATTGGTATTCCCATTGCCGTCCAAGTCCCGATTGGGGCGGAATTTGAATGGCTTGCTCATTTGCCAAGTTTGGCCATCAGCCGTCCGGTGCCTTCGCAGGCCATGAGCAGCAATTCCGCTTTGTCTGTGCACGTGCATCCGCAAGGTATCTGCCTCCAGTTTCCGTACAGGTAGTAGCACCACTGGCGTATTTCCGGTTGGTGGTAATTGTTCGCATACGCACCACAGCGATGCTCTTCCCATTGAAGTCCTACCGGTCTCCGGGTTTTGAAGGTAAAGTTCACTTCTCCGTTGTTAGGTGCGGTCACGTTAGGTGCGGTCACCAGCCCCATCTCTGCGTCTCCGGATTTGATCAGCGGCTGCAGGATGGTTTGGAAAGATTCCCACAATTCATTCACTACGGCTTTGCGCGCGTCCAGGTAGTCTTGCGCTTGCGCATCTTCCTGTCGCTGCTTCTGATTTTTGGCTTCCGTCTCTTCGTTCTGTTTTGCGCGGAAGGCCGCGACGATGTCCTGCAGACTTGGTTTTGAGTTTTTGTTCATTTGGATTCTAGTTTTTGGATGTGTTCCACCAACCGGCGAATCACGCAATTAGCGTCGTGATCCTTGTCGGCGATACCGTAATGCTCCGGCTTGTTCATGGCTTTCCAGAAAGCCTGTAATTCGCGATGGGATAGCATCGCCTCCTGTGGGATGTTTTCTATGGATTTGCTCATTTGCCTCCTTTCAGCGCCGCCGTCAACAATTGCGAGGAATCCTCACAACCCGGCAATGCATCCTGCGCTTTCCTGGTCCTGGCTTCCGCATCGGGTCGTTTGTAGCCCAAGGCGGTCAGCGCCATCACGCAGTCCATGTTGAGCGGAACGACTGCGATGTGGGTTTGCGTGGCAGCCTGCTTGGGTGCCCCTGCGAACAGCACACGCACCATGGCCTCGCCTGTCTTGGGCCCAATCCCAGGCAGCTTCACGAAGCGCTCCCGATCTCCCGATGTGATGAGTGCATTGATCTCCGTGTAATTGGTCCGGGCGATTGCGTTCAATGCCTTTACGGGACCGATGCCGTCACATTCCAGCATACGCAGGAACAGATCCTTTTCCTCCGGTGTGGAAAAGGCATACCAGTTCTCGCCGGACTTTTCATTGTAATGGCAATGCACTTGCAGCCACGTCGGCTTCCCGTCCCGCAATTGCTCCGCAAAGGAAGCCATCGGGCATTTGAATTCGTAAGCCGCAGTTGACTGCTGGTCGCCGATGCATACAAGCAGAAGCCGAATAGGTCCTGTCAGCGGATCTGCGCAATACGTCTTTTCCAGTCTTCCGTAGATCTGTGTCAGGTTTTGCATTTGGGTTTCTTTTTTCTGGGTTTGGGTGTCGTGCATGCCAGGGTCATCTCAGTGCGCGACAGCGTCTTCATGATTTGCAGGAACTCCCTCACCGCTACTTTATGTTCCTCGTTGGCAATATCGCGCGCCGCGGTGGTCGCCGTCAGCCGGTCGACTGCGTCCTTCACTTTGTCTCCGGAATTGAATCTGGCTTTGGGCTTTGACTCCATTAGATACGCCAACGCCCCACATATTGGACACTCCCTGTCGGTGTAGGGTCCGTTGTAGTCCAGCCTCTCATCTAGGTCTTGGGCTTCCGGGCAGAGGGCTTTATCCCACCGGGCTCCGCAGTTTCCGCATTTGAATATGTTCATTACTGGTAATTCTCGTTGAGGATGGTCACCGTGCGGTCGTGGTATTTGGTCCGGATGTGGGCGACCGTTTTGCGATATTCCTCGGACGTCTTGAATGTGCATTTCCGGTATGCGCCCTCGGCGTCCCCATCCAGCACGAACACCACACTCGTCTTGCACCACTTCTTCAATTGCGCAGCGTTGGTATGGTCATTCACCAGCCCCTCCAGCCACATGTCTTCGTTCTGCGCGAGGCCTTCCGGAAAGTCCTTGTCGGTGACTTTAGGTAGGGCCTTTACCAGCGCCTTCAATTCCGATTTTGCGCGGGCCGATAATGCATTCCACTGCCAGCGGAAGTCACCCCCGTCGGCGCTGTTGATGATGAAGCAGACGGGCTCGCCTTTGTAGCGCAGCTCGCAATTGAATCCGTGCCCTTCCCTTCCCATGAAGGTTTTCACCTTTGCTACGGTCCAGTCCGCGGTATTTGATTTCTTTGTCATGTTGGTTGTTGATTTGCCGGCAGCGCCAGCGCTTTTACGCCAGGGCAGCCTTGCTGTATTTCGCGCGCCACTCTTTCGGCGGTCTTCGGTCCCATCGGTCCGTCCCCATTTGGCACCCATACGCCGGGCGGTGTGATGTCGTCCCTATAACACTCAGGGGTTCTCTCGCTGTATTTGACCCATACGAGGTGTTTCATACGCGAGTCAGCGGTGACTTCATGGCGGCTGTGGCGCTGGGAAATCTCTCAATGACCATCAGCCGATTTTCCAGACACCAGTTCTTGCTCATCCTGTCCCATACCACGGTCAGCTCCCCCTTCTTGTAAAAGTGGGGTTTGCCTCCGGTCATTACGCTGGGGCATTTCTTCCAGCCGGTCATGCTTCGCCCTCCTGCGGGTAAATACCCTCGGCTGACGTGTAGGCCTGCCAGACCGCAGGCAGCCCGAACACGGCATTCGCCTCATCCGCAGCCGCCTCCAATATCCCAACACCAATTCCACCATACAGACCGGTGGTTGGGTCAAACTCCCCGAACTTCACACGCTCGAAGTCCTCGCCCATGAATTGCCAGCGACCCATGTCATTGAATACCACCATGTCCACTTCCGGATGGAATTGGCGGACGTGGTCGATGGCTGCGAGTATTGGGGCTGGTGGCGGCGGGTTTACGCGATTGGTGTTCATGATTCCTCCGTCGGTATCACATCCGTCAGCTTGTAGACATCCCACCATTGTCTCCCGCACGTCAGGCATTCAATTAGTTGGTCCTGCGTCTCGCCGTAGTAGTTGCGTTCGTCGGTGCCCTCGATGCTCTCGCTTTGGCAAAACGGACAGGCATTGCCTCCAGTCGCCAAATAGGCGGAGATCTGCTCTGCGGTCAGTGGTGGTTTTTTCATATGCAGTCGTCGCAGTATTTCCGATTCCTCGGAATGATTGCATTGCAGCCATTGCACTCGCGCATCGCGTTCCGGCAGCCAGTCTCGTGACATGGCGTTCCATTGATGCACAGCGCCATGCATTGGGAGCAGCGCGCCGTGAAGTGCTTGGTGAATGGTACGTGCTTGGACTCGTCAAATCCCAGCAGGCGCAGTCTTTGAAGGTTCATTTGCGTCCCTTCAAATACTTCAGCAGCCGCTTCTCGATTTTCTTCCGGGAAGGGAACTCGTCCAGCCTCAGCGCTTCGCAGACATCGCTGGTGCCTTCGCTGTCATGCGTGATCCACTGGCTGATGCAGCAGGCCACCGTGTGCCCGACAGTCTCGTAGCCGCCCCGCCGGTATGGGTGATCTGCCGACACATCATCGTCATGTCGCGTGTGCTCAATTCCGAAGTCCGCAATATCCGCGATCAGTCCGACAATCTTTTTGGTCTCTTTGTTAATTTGCATTTGTGGTGTGTTCTTTCTGTTGGTCTTCCCATCGCTGACGCATCACAGCCTTCAAATAGGCGGTGACCGCGCGCAGCTCGATTTGTATTTTCAATGGCAATTCCTGTTTGAGCAGATCCGTGGCAGCCTCCCCCAGCATTTGCGGGAGGTAACCTCCTATCTCCGGATCCTTTTCCTCCGGCTTCTCCCAAGTGCCACCCATGCAGGCCCAGCCTTTGATTTCCTCGCCACCGACGATGGTCTTTGCATACACATCGGTGTTGAAGGGCTCGAAGCCTTCATCCTCGGGATTCCAGTCCGGGTTTCCATCCCAGTGAGCATCCTCGTCGGGGCTCCATGCCACAGAAAACACCACGCTGGGTGCCAGCACCTTGAGGTGCAATTTATAATCAGGCGTCTTCATAGGTTTAATACGGCTGTTCGTTTGCCTTCCTCGCTGAACAAATACTCATTGCATTTGATGTTCTCATCGACCCGCTCGTCTGAGTTGCGATCCTCATCTTCCCGTTCGAGCGCAGCATAAATATACCGCATCAGATCCTTGGCGTTCTCCTTCAGATCCTTTTCCGGAAATGCCTCGGCGTAGCGCTGTCTGGCATTTTCGATTTGATCGTCCTCGGGGTCCTCCTTGTTGATGTGCGCCACCAGCGCCGGGTGATGTGGGTCCATGTCATCGGCTCCTTCGTAGAAGTCGAAGTCCGTGCAGTGCTCGTGGTAGTAGTGCCCGGAATGCTTCACCTTGAACGAGGAGTAGGGATACGCCTTGGCGATCTCCGCGAAGACCGAGGCGATGCGCTTGATTTGTGTGGTCTCAGGCGATTCGCCCCATCCATGTGCCACCTTGTCTGCATTTACGGCACTGGCGCTCCATGTGCCCTCGAAGCAGGCCCCATCGCCCTGACTACAGAAGCCGGACCAGTAAATGCGCGGCGAGTTGTCGACACCCTCCGTGCCGGTTTTGGCATTCCTCCATTTCCGCCCGAACGGCGCGAACTCAATTCCCATCAGCTCCCCCTGCTCGACCACTTCATCAATGACGCATTCGCTCCAATAGCTATCGTCGTCGGATTCTCGATACCACTGACGGGCTCGCTCCTTGGCTGATTCACTCAGCTCGTCGAATTCGTAGGCTTGGATTGTAATTGGTGTTGGCATTTGTATTTTGGTTAAACCGGCACGGCGAAAGCATATTGCTCGCAGTCCATGCCTGTTGCTTCTTCTGTCTTTGCGAACTCCGCAAAGCACTTCGCTACTCGGGCTACACGCTGTCCCTTCAAATGATCCAAGGGGAAAGGCGCATCCTTGATCGTCTTGCCGGACGCCGTCACCACGAAATAGAACGGATAGAAATACCATTTGGACCCGAGGTCGTTGGCGTATTCCCATGCGTCGTCCTCGTTGTCGAATTCCGGCCGCTCCGTTTTGTATTCCCCGTCGAAGCTCATGCAGATCAGTTTGCACTTCATTTGGCTTTCTTCTTCGTCTTTGGCTTCTTTGCTTCCAGCAGGAATGCCTGCGCCTCATTGACACTTGTGTTCATTGTTCGTAGTTGTTTCCAGCCAGCCAGAATTCATTCGGCAGGCTGACGTTGTTGGGGATCTCGTGCCGGAAGAACAGCGGCGCGATTTGCGCAGGTGTCCAATTGGCCAACCCGCAGCCGACCTGGGTGACCAGGAATTCCAACTCCGGGTAGGTGACCGCATAGCGTAGAAATTCCGCAATGTAATCCGCTATGACCCGCAGGGGCAATGTCTTGATATGCTCGTCCTTGGTCGGAATCGCGTAGGTGTTCCCGCTCCTGCCGACGCCGACTCCCTGGCGTGCGCCGAATTTCTGCTTGGCCTGCAGTGCTGCGCCTTTCCCATGAATCCCTCGCTCATTGCTGCCAAACACGAAAATTTGATTTGGTTCCAGTTTCGTAATCCGCGGCGGTGTGATTTTTGGTGTGATGTTCATTCGCGTTGGTTGATGCTGTGCAGGATTTCCCGAGCCAGCTTTACGTGCTCGGGAAGCTCCGGGCAGAACAGGCCGCCGTCCCAATGCCCCACCGTTCCGTCGTCATCGTAGTCCACCATCTCAGCCACGATCTCTGCCAGCGTAATCAGCTGGGAGACCTGATATGGATTCAGCCTTGGACTTTCATGTGTATTGCTCATTCTTCCTCCTCATCCTGCGGTATCCCGCCGATTTCAATGTAATTGTCCGTCTCGTCATTGTCCGCATCCAATTCCACCAGCGCCAGTCCGCCGTCATCAATTGCAATTCCGCTGTCTTCGGGAATGGTCTTCAGCCATTTCATCACTTCTTTTTGTAGCATCATTTGCGGTCCTCCTTTTTTTTAATTGCAGCCAGCCTCTGCGCTTCCTTGGTGGCCTCCTCGGTGCGTTGCTGCCATGTGCGATATTGCCAGTGCTTCTGGTCTGAGCACAGAGCCATATGGATGGCGTCGATATGCTTGAGCAGGAAGTCGAAGTTGGTATGCATCTGCGCCAGCGCGTCGAACGCTGGCTGACTGTCCTCTTCCGCCTCCAGCCACTTCAACCAATCTTGGATGCTTTCCATGGTGCCGCCGTCAATCTTCCAGCTGGGCTCGTAGCCCATCAAATCGAGTCCGCTAGCCCTGGGATGCGCCATGATCGTCGCCATGCTATACCGGCTCACAAACTGCCCGAGCACAGGAGCCCCGGCTTTGATTGCCGCCTCTTTACTGCCGACGAAATCATAGTCGCATGCCTTTCGTGTGTCATAGAACTCCACCAGGGGCTCCTTGCCTTTGTTGGTGAGACACCACTCCGCCCCGTAGGGCCCTCCCTTAGGCACCACTCTTACCAGGAATGTAATTCCGTTTGCTGCGTTGAATTGTTTCTTCATTTGGTTTTCTTTGCTGGGATGAAATGGAAGCTCTCGAAATGTCCGAGAACCACCCCATCCAATTCCACTTCGGTGCCATCAGGCAGCCTGCCGGCCTCGTCATTGCAGTTGCGCAGCGAGTAGAGGCACATGTCCAGGTCGTCACCGGTCTCGCTTGGCACCACTGCCTCGCCGCATTCACTACGCTCGCAGAGCAGCGTGCGTGGGCGATCCATCCAGTCTGGGACTGGGGCATAAATCAAATCTCCTTCGCGGATCAGTTTCATGCCGCCTCCTTCACGTAGATGTTTGCGTGGTCCGCAGGGCAATGCACCACATACATGGATGGCACTGCCTGACGAAATACCTCGGGCCATTCGGATGGTTTCCGGACCCACTCGTCCCGCTTTTTCTGGGAGTCGAAATGCACGACCTCCGTCCGCATGCCTGCGTTCGTGTAGTAGCAGTCGCTTCCAAATGGTGACTCGTAGCATCGGATGGCGTAGAAGCGCCTCATTGTTCTTCCTCCACTTTCGCGATCACACTCAATGTCCCGCGACAATTGCCGCAGATAATGCCGGTCGGCTGCCAAATGCCGGTTCCTTTGCAGGAAGGACACGGAACTGATTTCTCCACCATTACCACCCGCTTGCCTGTCGCCACGCTGAACACCTCGTAGGGTGCCTGATCCTTGTCAAAGAAATCATGCCCCAGACAGAAGCATTTGGCAAAGCCGGCGGCATCCGCCTCCAATGCGAAGTCCTCCGCGAATGACTTGTGATCTCCCTGCGGCACAGCCAGGCCTTCGAACGGGCTGTCCAGATTGCAGCCTCCAGGTACGCACGGAGAACAGAATTGCGCATACGTGAAATATGGGCTCTTCGAGACGAACATGTCCGATTGCAGGCAGTTCTCCAGCACGTAGCCATGCTCCTCCCAGCGCCAATCTCGGGCGTCACACTCATAGGTATCACCGAATTTGTCCGAGATGACATCCCATACTTCCTCCCGGCTCGGTGCGCTGTCGTCCCCAAGCTCTTCGATCTCCATTGCCACTGAACGGCATACGGGATCGCGGTACAGATATTTGATATCATGCGCCACATTCGCCAGCCGCTCATCCTGCGTCTCTGACGCCAGCGAGGCCATGATACGGTCGAGCAGGTCATCCTTCGCGCACTCCCAGCTCAGATCCTGGGCATTGTTCCAGATGTCGGACATTGCGTCATGCTGCACGGAATGCTGGCTGATGACTCCGTAGCGGATGCCTTTGGAGATGTCCCGGTTGCATGTGGCACCGGGACCAGAGTAGTCGAGGCCGGCGTAATTGGATTTGCTCATTTGATTTCAATCTCCTCTCGTTTTTCGATGTTGAAGTTACCTGCGAGGCGCCCCTCATCAAACGCCTCCTGAATCTCATCGCGGAGCTGCTGAATGGCTGAGGATTCGTCGATGACGTCGAGGTAGTTTTGTCCGTCCTCATCCCCAAGCTCCCGCTCGACGATGACGGTGTAGCGTGCCAGCCTGCGCGTCGGTTTATCCCCTGCGTGGGCATCTGTGCGGTAGTCATCCATCGCCACCTCCATTTCGGCGGCATGCCTGCCGTTCGGCATGCTCCACCATGGGTTGTTGCCGCAGAGTCCCTCCGCGACTTTCACCACTGCATCCGGCAATGCCCTTGCGAGTTTGGCGGCATCGGTCTCCGCCTCCGGGAGCTTATGCCCATATCCGCAAGCGCATTGCGCTTCAGCGGACGCTCCGGCTGCCTTCAGCATGGAATAGACAGGGGCCTGGCAGTACGGCACTCCGTTTACGGTAATATGGTAGGGCATTTGTCGCGTGGTGTTCTGGTTCGTTTTGTCGTCTCTGGCGGCTCCTGCTCGTCTTTCAGCCTAGCTGCCAAATACCGGGCAACGGCGTCTTCGTGGCAATAGGTCTCAACCCACTCCAGCAGCAATTCCAGGAGCGTGTTGTCATTCCAGCCGGCCTCATCTTGGATTTCGTGGATCGATCTCATTTGTCGATCCTCTCCCTGGCCTGTTCGGCGCTCAGCTCGATCCATAGCGCCTCGATTTGTTTGGCCTCGTCCTCGGGCATTCCAGTGGTGCGGACCAGCTCCTTCGCGTGGTAATTACCATCCAGCGCGGACAGGAATGCGTCTCTGATTTGGTTTCGTGTTTTCATGTAATCAACCATTGCATGCCTGCGGCTCCTGTGTTTGGAACGCCATACTCAGCTGCTCGGGCTTACCGGAAAACTGCACCAGTTCCGGCCACGACACCGAGATTGCCCGGCAATTCGCAATTCGCGCCAAGACCGCGATTATGGCCTTCCTTTCCTTCGCAGCTGTGGCGTGATGGGCCTCGGTTTCTTTTATGAATGCTGACAATGCCTGCGCTATCTCTATCAGACCATTGGCAGGTGTCGGGCTTTCGGGCGCAGCGACTGGTGCGGACTTCTTCTTCTTGTTAGTCTTTTTCGCCGGCACTTTGATATTCGCCGTTTCGCACAGCGTGCGGAATTGCAACATTTTATGCCGATACAAGTCCGCGATGTGTTTCAGCGGCTCACCGGCTCTCACCCGGCTTTCGATATCCTCCTTGTAGCTCCGCAATTCCTTGCAGGCGGCAGGAAGATGCCGCTTCAGAAACCGCAAGTTTGGTGACGTGATCTGCTCATCGAAATAGTGATGCAGTTCCGGATTCAGTTCGAAGTTGGCGGGTAGTGGCAGTTGGTTACGTGTGTGTTTGCTCATGTGTGTTTTTGGTTTTGGTTTTTTGTTTACGTCTGTCTGCAATTATTTCGCCTTCAATATCACCCGATGCAATGACCTCATATACCGGTGTGGTTGCATTGGTCTGTGATGGAACACCTGCCCCAGCACCACCTTGGCGCTCATGCCGTCCCCGTCCCGATACAGCTTCCGCGTGACGCCGGCCCTCCGAAGAATGCGGTTGATTTGCGAATCTGTAAGTTCCGTCTTTGCGCGGATGCTGGCATTTGATTGCCCAAAATATCCCAGGAGTATGACGCTCCGGGATGCGTGGGCTTTCAGCAGCTCATGCATCATCTGTTGTTTAGTTTGTTTCGTCATTGTCTTGTTGCTGCCCAGCCAGCGTGAGTTCGTAGGCGGTTTGCAGCATACTCAAATTAATTCCACACTGCGGACAATTGTTCATGTGAACCGCCATAGCCGACAGGGCGAGCATGGACATAGGCTTCTGTTTTTCTTTTTTCATTTGGGGCATCTCCGGGATTCCAAGTTGCGCTCCGTCCGCCACCGATACAGGCATTGTCTCCGGCACCATTTCAAATCCAGGCAATTCCTTGGGCGTCCATGGAACGGCTTTATTTTTGCTTTTAAGCTTTCGCTTTTTCAACACCCGCGTCTCCCCCAAATCCGTCAGCAATTGCCTGGCCTGCCGGAACCTCTCTGTCTGCCGTCCTTTTCTGACTGGTGTGCTCAGATAAATTTCCGTGGCCTCTTCTTTGGTCATTTTATGCGGTATGCGTTTACCTCTTTGCGCGAACCGGGTGGGTTTACTCGGACTGAAGTCCGGCAGCGCCACTGTCGGGGGTGGAGGTGCAGCCAATTGATATCCGCGGCTGTCATATCTCCTGCAGCATTGTTTGCATTGAATTTCCCCTCCCACGAAGCGACGCATGTGCAGTTCCTTGCCGCAGGCGCATGTCATCAGTCCCGATTTTCCGTCTATGGTTTGCGAGTTCATTTCTTGGTATTTGGATATGGCGGCAGCACATAGGAGTGCGCCGCGTTCTTTTGGTATTTGCGTGCTGCCTGCTCTGCGTCAAAGCGCATGAGGCAGGTCATCTCGTTTGGTGGGTCCACGACCACCGTCCATAGGGTCTCGTGCCAGAATACGGTCGGATTGCCTGCCTTGTAGGCGCGGCCGCGAGCCTGATCTTGGTGCCATGTGCTCATTTGCCTGCCTTGTTTTGCCAGGCCAGCCGAACTACGACCCGTTCATCGTTCGACAGCCCCGCCCACTTCAATCGTGGGTTCTTTTTATCCCAGGCAATTGCGTGATCAGGCCGCTTCTTGTGCTTCTTCATTTGAGCAGCAGCGGGCAGCTATACCAACCTGCGAGACGGAGCCACGTACGACTTTCATTATTCTGCCAGAACATTTCACAGCTACGCTCCTGGGCGCGACAGCGTTTGAACGCAGGGTAGTGTTCCTTCACCCAACGCACGATCGCCTTCTTTGTTTCAGAGGCCAGCACCACCAAACCGCCGTCACTGAAATACGCACCCTCCTCCAGCAACCATACCTGCCTGTCTTTTTTGGGTTTACTCATTTGATTCCGATAATGTTGTATTCCGAGTAGATGTTGTATCCGCAGCGCGGACCAATCACCAAACGGTAATGATGTGGTTTTGTGTGGATCTTGGAGATTTGACCGAAGCGGGCCTTCCCGCGCTGCATGTCCTCCTCCACGATTTCCTTCAGGTGTGACTTCGCCTCTTTCAAGGTATTGAAGCCAGGGCCGCATTCGCGACCGCGGGCTACGATGACGTAGTTGTGCATTCCTCCTGATTCAAAGGATCCAATGGGTCATCGGCATCCGCCAGCGTCACCTGCACCTCCGGGTAACTGATGCCGCCACCAATGGCTGCCTGTTCAACCGATATGCAAATGCCACGCTCGGGCGAGTAGAGCCCTTTGCGCACATCCGTCGCATACCCATAATCCCGACCGTCGCGTGGATGGTGCGCCCATACGCGCCGGAATACTTTGCGGTCATTGCGGCGCATCGCATCGATCCTTTCCTCGTCCTCGTACCGCTTCTCGATCTCCTCCCGGTTGAACTTCAGCGAGTAGGAGTCGAAATTGTCAATTCCGTGATAATCCGCAGCGGCCAGCCAGGCCACCGCTCTCGTCCGCACATCATTGCTCCGGAACATCGCCACCAATTCCTCAATGGAAACCCCGATGTAGGAGGACAGCTCCTCCAGCCCACCTTTTCCGTCCTGTGGGCGATCCGGGTTGTATGGGTTGGCAAACCAGGCGGCGTGTCCTGGGTGGTATTTGTTGTCGCTGAGGATGCCATTGATGTAGGTGCAGGGCTCCACCATGAAGCGGTAGACCGTCCAGCGTGCCCGCGGCGTGTCGATGACATCATCCTCTGGCGGGACCAGCTTTTCGATCTCCGGTGGATATACCTCCGTAGCGTCCACGTAGAGGAAGTCCCCGCCGTGGTCAATTGGGTTGCGATCGCCTAAATTGCAGACGTATTTCCAGTCAGGTTGTTGACTCATGCCGCCTCCGTCTTCCGCTGCCGTTCTTGGGACAATACCCGCTCCACATCACACGCCAGCGCAGTAGTCATCTTGCGTAGGAAGTTGGCCCTGGTGGTCGATCGGACATTGGTGCTCAGTCCAATATGCGCCCGCAAATCCTCCTCGGAGTAATCGAAGTCCTCAATGTGATCAGCGACCCCAGGCAATTCTGCGGAGCAGCACTGCTCGCCATCTTTGATTTCATTCCGACATCCATTGCACCGCTGCACGACCCTGCGTAGCGGCTTCCCGAACACCCGACTGTAGTACCGGGTGCGGAACATCCACTCGGGGATGTTCTTCTTCGTGATCTCTCCGAGGTCCAGGCTCATGGTGCGCCAAATCAATGATTCCGTCACCGGATTCATGTAATTGGGTTCTGCATCTCCGACCCAGCAGACCTTTTCTTTATTTACGATCTTGTTGATTTTCCAATTAAGACTCATTTGGTTTCTTTTGGTATTGCACCGAATGATTTCCCATTCAGTGCGAGTTCTAGGATTTCTCCGGGTGTCGTGGGACCAAAGTCCTTCCATTCGATATCATCTGTCAGGAACTGCACAGCAATGTCGAGCCGCCAGTCCATCGCCGGCGGTTCGTAGGTGCCATTATTCATCCAGTAGCCGAAATCCAGGATGTCCCCGTCCTGCGGTTCGCAATTCCAGAACACACAGAACTCCTCGATGTCGAATTGCGAGATGTGCTTCAGCTCGTCCGTGTCGTAGTAGTCCGATGCACCTTTGTCCACCAGTCCCGTCGACGCGTCCACGCACAGCTCCCCATTTGAGGAAAAGATGGTCAGCGTCTTACTCACCGACTTGTCCTCGGGTTTGTCCCCATTGTCGTCCGTCTCCGGGTAGCCGATTTCCAGCTCCCCGAGCGAGGTCAGCCCCACCTGCGCAAACCCCCCACGTATCAATTCTCGGCGATCTTCGTCCGTGGCAGATGCAGGCCATGCGCAGTAATCATCCACGAACTGCAGGATTCGCATCCTCTGGTCGTAGGTCACGGCTCGAATTGGTAAGGGACGTAGTCATCCGCCTCCACTTTACAGAAGAACGAGTCGTCGTTTCTCATCTTCTGGTTCAGAAATTCGGCGATGTCCTTGGCGAAATACGGATGCACATTTTCCGCGATGACGGACTCGCTGATATGGTCGCGGTTGTAATTGTCTTTTTTGATGATCTTCATTTGGTTGTTGGTAGTTGGGTTACAGCCCCTGCGTCGTATTCGGCACTGGTCTCGTTGTACAGGTAATTGCCGGCGATGTCCTCGGCCTGATTACGTGCGTCTGCCTCCGTTTCCGCTTCCACACGGATGGTCGCTGTCGCGTAGCTGATCCTCAGCATCTCTACTTCGTATGAGTGTTTCATTTGGTTTTCTTTCCGTCGTATTTGGTGTCGTAGCCATCCACCAGTTGCACTGGCGGCAGGGTGGCCTTCTCCTCGTCTGTCAGTTCCCGCAAATGCTCCGCCTTGCAGGTAGTACCCCAGTGGGAGTCCCAGCGCACTCGTGGATAGCGGGGATTGTGTTTCCCGTGCCAATACACGACCTGGCCATGCTTCTGTGCAAATGCTCCGGGCTGTGGTGGGTCCAGCCGCACGCGCATTCCTACGGCGAATTTCTTTTTCTTTGTCATACCCAGAAGCTCCTTCCGCACGCATCCCAGCAGCACGCCCATTCCGGCGGCTCGGCCTTAAATGGTGTGCTCATTGTCTTCGACCTCCGTGGTATCAAATCCCGCTGCATTCAGCAGCATCACCGCCTGCATCGGGAGACTCATGAGGCCATCGTAGCCAACGACCTTTCGCCCTTCGATTTCCAGTCCGATGATTTCCTCGTCCTCGTCCGGGGCATGCTTGCCGAAATTCCAGATGATGCAGTTGTTGACCTCCGCATCCTCCAGATAAAGCTCCATGCTGTTCTTGAACTTCCCCAGCGGCCTAGCCGTGGACACTGCGCTGTATTCCATCACCAGCTCCGACTCGAAAGTCAGGGTGGCGATGGGGGCTTTGAATTGGTGCATTTAATTTAGTGAAATCCAGCCACCCCCGAAAAACAGAGTGCGCTTTTCCTTCTGCGCCGCCTCACCAAGGCTGGGATCCACCTTCATCTCCCCTCCGTTCTGCAGCGCTATCTGTTTGAGGATGCGTAGGTAGAAATCCCGCTCCTCCGTGATTTGCCGTGCCTCATCCATTGCCCTTTTCAATCCATCCGCCAGTGAGTCAATTTGCTCTGTGGTCATGTGATTTTCATTTCGGTTTCTTCCGACTTCTTCGCTCGCAATTCCGACACCTTCTTCTCGAACTTCTCCCAATCCACCACGCGATCATCCTCCCCGTTGCCTGAGAATGTGTATTCGTAAAGCGTCCATTGTAAATTGCCGATCTCCTCCCGTCTGTATTTGCCGCCCTTCCATTCCTCGTGGCGGCTGATTGCGGACGCCACCAAGGTTTGCAGCTCATTATGATCCCAGTCCTCCAGAGGCTTCTCCAGCCACTCGTCCAATTCGTTTGAGTAAAACGACATGAACCCATCGTAGCTGGTGAACGTGTCCTTGATGACCCGCGCGAGCGTCTTGTGATCCTCGGCCTTGCTGTTTTCGAATAGCGACTCGATCACTGCGCGAGGCACCAGCGCAAATACGCGGTCGGTGGCGAAGTTGTATTCCCGCGGCGAAACCATGGACTCCCATTTGAATGACTTTTCGGGCGTTCCGATGTGTTCCTTGCACCACCAGTCAAATGCCTCCACCCAGTATTTCGCCACCTGCTCGTGCGTCGCCTGATAATCTGTACAGTCGTAAAAGATCTCCGCATACTCATCCTTGGAGATACGCAAATGCGCCGGCTTCCATTCTGTGTTTGGGTCTTCCTCCGCACTCAGCGCGAATGGTTCGGGCTCTTTGCGGGGCCAGGGTATTTCCTTCTCGGCGTAGTATTCCGCGTCTCGTTCCGCGGCATCATCCAGCGCATGGGATAAATCCGATTCGTAAAACCCACTAAAGAATGGGAGGTTTACGACATATCTGTCTTCACTCATTTGTTTTATTGGGTTAGGATCTCCAAATCGCAATCACCTCATTCACATCCCCGCGCGTCTCCACCTTGCAACTGATGCGCCGGCGGGCCGGGACAATTAGCAATTCATCCGCCCGGTAAATGTCGCGGTAAATCTCGATCATCTTCTCCGTGGCATTGTTCGAGATGACCGTTGTCACATTGCGGCGGTCCCCTCGGATCTGATGCGCCCTTTCTGCCAACCTCTCCTGCTGGTCCTGCGAGAAGCCTCCCGTGTGATAGCCCACAAATGACGAGGTCTTTGAGAGTGCCGTGTACGGTGGGTCCATGTAAATGAAGTCCCCCTCACGCACCGCATTAAGCGTCTCTTCAAATCCCTGCGCCTTGAATGTCATCCGGGCTGATTCCGTGGAGAACTCCCGCATGGCCTCCAGTGGGCATTTGGGGTTGGTGTATTTGCCGAATGGCACATTGAAGCCTCCGCTCTGATTGTATCGGCAGAGGCCGTTGAAGCCGTGACGATTGAGGTAAACAAAAGCGGCCGCCCGTTGAAACGCCGAATGGGTACGGTCATTGAAGAATGTCCGCATCTCATAATACTGCTCCGCTGTGTTAAACTCCGGTTTGAAATGCTGAGTGCACCATTCCATGAATGCTCCTCTCGCCTGCACATTGTCCGCCTTCAGATTCAGGAACACCTCGATGACATCCGGATTGATATCGCAGGTCAGTGTGGGCTGTTTCACATTGAGCGAAAAAACAGCCGATCCGGCAAATGGCTCCACGACGCGCGTGCAGCTTTCCGGAATCAGAGGAAGGAGATGCGGGAGCATCCACGATTTACCCCCTGGATATTTCAAGGGTGATTTTTTATAGGTCATTCTTTTTTTTTTTTGGTGTTGGTTATCCCCCATGTGGCGATCAAATCGGATGCTCTTGCGTTCGTCCTTCATGCATTTGCTGATGCTCAGAACTGCCGTCACGAATATGGCTACGACGATGAATCTATGATGCATCGGCTTTTGAGGCTGGCATGAGACGCAAAGGCCACGCTTCCCGGATTTGGCGGATGATCTCCATCTGCCATACTTCCACGAAGCCGGCTTTGTCATTCACTTCGATGACGGGGACCAGTCCGCGGATGGCGGCGATGGTGGATAGCAAACCGGAGCGTGTGAGTTCGTCGCAGTCCCCTATGTCCAGCTTGTGGTTGCAGGCGTCGATGATTCGGGCCAGGTGTTCTTCAGGTGTGATTTTCATTGCGAAAGAAAAGGCCGCGCTGATTTATAGCCAGCGCGGCCTTTGGTTGAGTTGTTGGTTTAGCGGTTCCTGAACCGCAGTGGTCGTAGGGCCAATGTGCACAGCCGGAGGCCGGCGACGGCGCCGCCGAAACCGAACGTGCAGAACCCCACGATCGGGGTCCACCTGTGGAGGCCATCCGCCTCAAAGGTCCAACTAGGGACCATGAGGAAGCTGGCTGCGAGGTACAGGGATCCCAGTCCGAGGACCCACATTGTGAATCGTTGCAACAGGGCAACGAACAACGATTGAATACGAGTGTTCATGTTCATTATTATATGCCCCTATGGGACCCCTTATTTCACTCAGCAGCGCGGCCCTGGTGCCGTCGGTGGGTGTATGATCGGCGGGAGAGGGTAACCCAGCAACCCCAGCTGATTGGCCTCATTTCGCAGCCGCATCACCTCCCGCCGCAATTGCTCATTCTCCGATTGGAGCCTGACCACTTCTTCCCGGAGCTGCTCCAGAGTGCTCATTTTGACCTCCCTTTCTTGATGTAGGCGGCAATCTTCCGTTCGTAGCTTTTGACCTCCTTGCTTCCCGGCCAATGCGGAGAGTTCGGCGAAGGCCAGAACTCCTCCAGCCGGAGTAGGTATTCCTCATCAGCCCTACCGAGCCCGAGAACCGGATTGGCAGCGAACGAGATGTGGTAGCACCTCGCAAGCGAACCGCCGCAGGCATACGGGTTAGGGACGATGTAGTCCCCGCATTTGTCCGAATACCACGGCCGCAGGTTGTCGCCTCCGCTTCGGATCTGCACATGCAAATCCTCGGGAGACTCCTGCCACACGTAATACACCGGCACGCAAATGCCGTGTCGGTCAGTGCGGTGCTCGTGCGTGTGATTCGCACCTTCACCGTCCCGTATCATCATCTCCATCCAGAAGGCTTTCATTAGAAGCACCTCCTGATGTCGAGATCCCCGATCAGCACCCCGTCGATGACGAGCCTGACCGTAAGGTCGTTCTCGATCGAGCTGCTGTCGATGCACGTCGCGGCAACCCGCGCATTCGTCATGGAATCCGCATAGCAGGTGTATCCTGCGCACGGTTCTCCGGGATACACAGCGCCCTCTTTGAGCGCTGTGTCGAAGTCCTCCGACTGGCTCTTTCGCCAGAACGACGGCACGAACATCTCTGTCGCGTACATCTCGTCCGGATTGAGCCCGGCGGCCTTTACTGCATTCTTAAACTCAACGAGATCACTCATTTGGTTTTCTTGGCCTTGGTTTTGGTTTTCTTCATCGGACGATACGGCTTCTTGTCCCAATCCGTGTCCTTCACAAAATCCACCACAGGAATCCGGACATCCCGTCCGACATTTGCAACCGCCACTTCATGGATCTTCCCGTCGCGCAAACGGATGCTCACCGCGGGGGCGTCGTTTCCTTCGTAAATGAGAATTTGAAGCCGCCCCTCGCAATAGTCCACCGTGACTTGCGGGCAGTCTAGGTCCGACTTTGTCGGGGGCTCCTGGACGCGTAAGAACGCGGTCAGCCCGAAACAGTCATCCACCACACGCACCGTCAATGGCGGACGCGCGTCACCCATCAATGGGATCTTGGTGTGCTCCAGCAGGACACGCCCGCTCGCGGCAGTGCGCCACGGATGGGCGACCAGCGCCGCCTCCGGATAAATCTGCACCGATCCTTTCTCTGCCTCGCTCTCCACGGCATAGCCGATGGGTGTCAATTCGGTGCAGTAAAAGCCGACGATGATTCCCGTCCATTTGGAGCCTTTGATCTTGGTTACGCGATCTCCGATGTCGAATTGGGGTGCTACGTTTTCTTCAGTCATTTGTTTTTTGTTTTCTTAGGTTGTCGTGCTTCGTCCCAGGCCTCGTATACGTCAGCCGGATTCTTTTCCCATTTGGGGCTCCAGTGGTCCAGCCAGCTGCCGAAACTTTCAATTGTTTTGCGCGCCTGGTCCCGCTCATGTTTCAAGCGGCGGGCGTACAATATCCAATCGCTGTGACATGGGGCGGTGGGTGCATCAGGGTCGAAATTACTCACTTGATTTGCGTGCTGCTTTGATGCGTCGCTTCCGTGCGCTCTCTTGCATTTCCATCAGTCGGTTTTGTGCCGTGAGAAACTTGGCAAAGGAGCCGGCGGGCTTGCCTGCCACTTCGTCAATTGTCTTTGGTTTCTCGGTGGCCCTTGTTGCCTTCATTGGTCAAAAAGAATCCGGCGACGAGATTGCTCCCGTCGCCGGATCTGGTGAAGGTTTTGGATGGCGGCCTGGCTTTAGACTTCGACGCCGAGGGAGGCCCAGAAGGCCTGCTCCTTTGCGGAGTGTCCGCCATGGGGCAGCACCTGCGGGAGGCCGACGATGTCAGGCATCGCCTCCGCTCCGATGTAGGCCGGGCGTGTGGCTTCCACATAATCCACGCAGTAGTGGGTGGCGTCCTGCAGCAGTTGCGGATCGGCGCTTGCAGGCACCTTGTCGGCTCCGACCATGTAGTGCGTCGGAATTACGCCAGCAGGGGCGGGCAATGGCAGCCAGTTGTTTTCGATGTTGTTGTTTTTCATGGATTTATATCCTTTCGTATTTGATTTGAGCGCAATTGGAATCAATTGCAAGGGTTTATTTACGGTGTGCCAAATACCTCACGGACGCTTCTCGTGCTCGTGGGTCGTGCAATCATCGGGGTCTTCGCCGGGCTTTCCAGTGAGGATGCAGGTGGGTGGTGCGCCGTCAGCGATCTCCGGCTCGTCATCGTCGCTGTAATTGTCATGCCCATGTTCGCATAGGCGAAAGAATCCAGGGTCGATACCCTGCCGGAGTAATTCATTTACCGCCTGCAAGCCGTTCAATTCCTGCCTGCCCGCTATAGCATACTCTCCGCTCCAATCCCCTTCGGTAATTCCAAATACCACGTCCGCCAGGGAATGTCGGTGTCCTTCAAGTGGCTCCTCACTCAGCACCGTCACCGTGATCGTGGTCTTGTAAAATTTTCGTTTCGTCATTCACTCATTTGATTTGTACACGACGGAGCCTTTTGGGCATTCGCCGTGGTTTGTTTATTCGCTAAACGGGCGCCGAGGGATGTATGGGCGCGTCCTGGCTTGCCTGCAGCCATGTGGGAAGATGCGCCTCCAGGAAATCTGGGCGGTATCCAAAAGATCCATCATACGCGCCAGGTGCCAGCCCCTTTTTGACGGCCCGTGCGTTCTCCCATATGGATTGTGCGCTAGGCATGGTATCGGATTGCTGCGTCGGCGCCATGGGATTGGCAGCCAAGCTCCTGGCATGGTAAGCATGCCTCTTTTTAAGCTCGGATTCCAATGACTTTAGCCAATTGATGGCTTTTAGAGCCTCTGTTGCTTTTGGACCATTACCCGCATCGCGGGCTTCTGCTAACCCGGCCTGGGCCGCCGTCAGTTTTTCGCGCACTTGCGCCACCTGGCGGTCCGCCTTATGGAACTCCCCTTTATCCAAGAAAGCCCTCTGAATTGCCGCCCCAGCACTATCCGGGGATTGGTCCGCGAAACGCCCCGCCGTGACCTCTTGCGCCTCGTCGTAGTCAAATTTCTGAGGTTTGTACAGCCCGGAGCCCTCCACGAACTTCGTATCCAGAACGTCCGTAGGCGGTGTTGCTGGTGTCGCCGGTGGTGTCGCTGGTGGTGTCGCTGGTGGTGTCGCTGGTGGTGTCGCCGGTGGTGTCGCCGGTGGTGTCGCCGGTGGTGTCGCTGGTGGTGTCGCTGGTGGTGTCGCCGACGGCGCGGGTGTCTGGGCTTTCGGCGCGTACACCTCCTGCGCAATGGCATTCATGTCCGGCGTCTTGCCTTCGGCCTTCTGCGCCTTGTAGGCTGCGACGAACGCGGTGTGCTCTGGAGTGCCTTCCTGTCCGAGTTCGGGGTGTCGCTGCACGAGCGCGGCCTGCGCCTGCTGGTGCTGGCGCATCTGCTGCTGGGCGTTGAGCGCGGCTACCTGCTCATCGGAGGGGGTGGCGTAGCCCAGCGAGCCATCCGGCATGATCATGCCGTTGTAGGCGTGAGGCCGTCCGATCATGGTCTGCGTCTGCTCTGGCGTCAGGGCGGTAGGAATTACTGGCGCCCATGTCTGGGCTTGCGGCCCAGCTGCCTTATCGGCCTCCGCGCGCACATCGCGCATCTCTTGTTCAAAATTGACTGGTCGTGCCTTATGCCATGCCGCCCGCCCTTCAGGTGTTGGTTGCTGTCCAGTTGTGAGGCTGTCGGCGTAGGCCTTATCTCGGGCCGCCTGCCGGCGATCCTGAATTCCGCGTACAATACGATCGTAGTCATCGCTCACCCGCGGAACCTCTGTCGTCCAGGTTTGTCCGTTCCCCTGCGGGGTAAGCGTGCGAACCGCGCCGGGGCGTGGATCGGGTCGCGAGTCGCCGAGCGGATTGCCTGGACGCATCCCACCAAACTCCTTGTTAAGCCTTGCCTGCCGCTCCGCTGTGGCATTCGGCACGCGCGATGGTGCGGCAAAATTAGACGGTCCGGTTGGAGGCGTCGGTGTAGACTGCGGTGCCTTCGGCTGTGGAGTAAAAGATGGCGTGGATTTTGGGGCTCCCCCCAAACCTCCAGGCACAGTCGAAATCGGCGCGATCGGCTTTGGAATGGCTCCGTCGGCATTGGCCATCTTCATTCCCGGCGGCGCATTGAGACCCGCATTGGCATTGTTGTACCACTCGTACATAGCGTCATCCAATTGCTCCTTGCGGGTCTTGGTGAGCTTCTTGCCGAGCGTGTATCCTGTGTGCGCACCGAGCAGGCGGCTGCCTGCCCCAATACCCATACGCAGCAATGGATTCTTGACGCCCATGGCGTCATTGGCGAAGTCCCCAAGGAGACCACCACCAGCAAATCCAGCTCCTGCCAGTCCTCCGCGCACCGCACCTGGCAGCATACCGGAGTTCGCAATGCCCCCAATACCACCAAGTCCTGCACCAATGGCCGCGGCACCGCCCACCCCACTGGGAATGTATCCCAGTCCTTTGTGGAGGTATTTGAGCAGGGCTGACTCACCACCCGATTCGGTATTGGCCCTTTTCTGATGAGCGTCGATCTGATCCTTGGCATCCTCGCCGGGGGTTTTGGTGAATTTGCGGGATAGCAAATATCCACCGTAGCCGCCGCCAAGGGCACCGATCAGGCGCGCGATGGAATCTGTATTTTCACCGGCACCCAATGCGGAAGCCAGCATTGATGCTCCTGTCGCGCCCGCTGTGGCACCCAGGCCGGCACCCGCACCGCGAATTGCGCCGCGACGCCAGCCGCTGCCGCCGTGAAGGAATTGACCGCCGGCGGCGCCAGCGCCGGATGCGAGAAGAGTTGGAAGAATTGCAGAAGTCATCGCAGAACTCTAAACCAAAGAAATGGCGCAGGCAAGCCGCACGCCAGTGCAATGACTGGCGTGCGGCTTGCCTGCGCCACGGGATGAGGGCAGCATCAGTCCCATCCTCCCCGACACAGAAGAGTGCGCTTGGAAATAAGCCGGCGGCTTCTTCCGCCTCTTCGCGTGTGAGCTTTACCGGCTCCGCCAAAGGCCTGCGCATCCGCGTCCGGTTTGATTGAGCGTCCTGCTTTATGGGCAGGGTGGAGGCATTGGAAAGCCTCCCACTTCAATTGTATGTGACGCCCGAGAGGGCGGTATTTCAGGCTGCCTTGGCCTACGGGAGCAGTTGGGCAAACTCTGGGAGGATCTTTGCGTTCTTGCGCAGATTATCAATTGCCCAGAGCGGCTGTAAATTTTTGTAATGGAAGCAACGCTTTTGTTCTTCGGAGTCTGTCAGGTCGAAAGCTTTACAGGGAATTTTGTGGTCGATATGCCACTCGCCGTAATTATCCCATGACATGCCTTGTAAAAATTGAGATTCCAAATGCTGCTTCAGAAATTCTAGGGAACAACCAGCCAGTTTCATGGTCGCGATGGTTTTGCGAATTCCTTTGGATTTAAGCGCGCCGTAAAGCCGACTTTTAAGAGCCACCCTGATTTTGAAATGCGGATTATCCTCCCGGTGTGCTTTCTCGCGCAATCTCCTCTTTTTCCGGCCTTCCTCACTTCGCCTATACCCCTGCTGATATTTGTGCCGTTCCTCTGCCTTTCCGGGCTTTGCGTAATACCGTCGGTTATACTCCCGCACCCGCTCTGGGGTCCTCACGGAGACATGACCCTCCCACCACTTCTCACAAAATTCTCGCATGCGTTTCGCCCTGCTTGGTCCTAGTTCCTGTATGCGCTTTTTCCTTTGTGCGATCACTTTAGGGTCTGCGCTGACCTGGGCTCTCTTGATTTTTCCTTTCACTCTCATTTTCTCCAGTATGGCAGGCTTGTCTCTCTCGTACCTGCGCTTTTGCGAAGCCAGAACCGCTGATTTCTTTCGGGCGTAATGCTCGCGTTTCTTCCTTAGATACTCCGGGTAATTATCCCTACGGAGACGCTGCGCAAACATAGCCTGCTTGATGCCGTCCAATTGGCGCAAAATCAAAAGCGCCGCCTCGTTGTTTATGTTTTTAGGTCTCCCGAGCAGGTCCACAGGGCCTACCCCTCCGCTTTCCTGGACGGCACGGAGCGCTTCCATTCGCACGGCTGCTAATTGTTTTTTTAGCTGAACGCGCTTTTCCCCCAAGGCGTCCAAGCGCGACTGCGGATTCATTTTTAATGTGTTCACTCATAAAGAATAAATCTAACTGGTTAGTATTACAAGTTTCTTTTTCCGCTAAGAACTTCCTCGAATTCTTTTTTTGTGAGCGACAACAAAGTTCTCAGGCTGGATTCCATGGAGGGTAGCGGCATTGGCTGATGCAGGCTTATTTTTCCCCACCGATTATTGCCAATCAGGCTGGGGTCGAACAATCCGCCGGGCTCTTCTTCGAGGGTTGCGAGATTGACTGTGCCTCCGTGGGCTATCTCCTTCGGGTCATGCGCAGCAAGGGCTTTGTCCGTGAACGCCCCAAGTCGCAATTTTCCACCGCCGATATCCTTTGCGTGAAGACCGGCGCCGTTCAATAGCGTTTTGAATTTATGCCAGACAAATGGCTCACCGGGCATTGGAGGTTTGTGACCCAGGCGGACCTCCCGCCAGTATTGATCGTTCTGCTGTCCGCGTAGGGTGGAGGCTTCTTTGAGATTTGCGTATGCTCCCGATGACAGCAGACTTCCGACCTCTAACCCCGAGAGTCTTTTACTTTGGGCAGACTCCCCAGCACCGCGGCTCGGTTGTTGATTCGCGTCATATCCGGAAATGCCTCGCGCAGACGATTTCGATTCGGATTCATGGTGCAGCTTGAAGAAATGAGCCACACCCGTGGTAATTGGACGCTGCAATTTCCTATTGGATTGCGGGTCAAACACCTCGTCGGTGGATTGGAGTCCGTGTTTCGCCAACTCAGCTTCGACGAACTCGTGATACTTCTCGCCGGGACCATTGAAGCCGCGCAGGCGGTAGGGCTGCCCGCTCTTCCTTGCGATTTTGCCCAGCAGCGTCTCGTAGATGAAATTGTTGTTCACGCGACTCGGAACACTGAGAGGATTCATCAACACCTCCAGCGGCTCACCGTCCAGCGTACGCGGCATGTGCTCGTTTGGAATGATGCGCGACACGATGTCCTTTTGTCCGTTTCGCGTTACAATCTTGTCCCCTACTCGCGTGGCGCTTATGGATTTCACCACCACCTTCACCCCCTTCGAGGTGCGTGCCACGTCGATGACTTCACCAGGATCCTGGTGATCCCAAAGCTGCGTGGCATTGCGTCGGGTCTGCTGAAGCGTGCGTGAGAGTTTGCCCACCTGCGCATCGCGGGCCGTCACCACCTTTGGAGCAGTGGCTAGAATCATCGGGTCTCCCTCCTTGATGATGCTGCCCTTTTTGATGACGCCATGCTCGTCCATGTTCGCCAGCTTGGCCTTTTCAAATGCCGTCGGAAACAGGCTGACGAAATGATGGAGTCCGCCTTTGGTGTCATCGTCGAACTCCTGCGCGTGCGTCAATTGCTTCTCGGATTTGAGCCGATCGGCAAATGCCTGCGAGATGACCACGGCATCGTCCATGGACCATCCCTTGTAGGGAACGAAACCGACTCGGGCATTGAGTCCGAGAGCCAACGCGCCTTTCTTGTCGGTGTAATTGGAGGAGGCCAGCAAATGCCCAGGCGTCACTTCATCCCCGACTTTTACCTCGGGGGTCTGATGCAGGCTGGATTTACGATTAAAACTGAACGTGTTATAGAGCGGGATGCGCTTCTTCCCCTCCGGAGTCTTGAGGGTGATGCTGTCGGAATCCACAGCGTCCACCGTCCCCTGATGCTTGGAATGCAATGCACCGACCATCGGCCCGAAATGCTCATCAAATGTCCTACCATCCGGGTCGTCGGGAATGAGGGACTGCACCAGCGGCGTCTCCCGGTTCTGCAGGGCCAGCGCCTGATTGTAGAAGCGTGCGCCGTAGAACAGCCGCGGAGCCTGCACCGCATTCTGCATTGGAATCAAGTTGATGTGGGAGTCCAACGTGGCTGCCATGTGGGGCAGTTCGTAGTCGGCTTCCTCGGAATCGATCTCCTGGATCTTCCCTCCTTTGATTCCGTATGCGGTGGGTGCGGCAGGCATGATCAGTAATTACCAGTCAGCCGGCGATTCATCCATTCCAATTCGCGCAAATCCTGCAGGAAGCCAATGCGGTCAGCCTCGTGCTGTCGGCGCTTTTGCTCCTCCTGCTCAGCGCGTGTTGGTTGGTACGCTCCCAGCAATGTAGCATGGTGGATCAGTTCTGGGATTTTGAATTCCAACGAGATCGTCCCGCCTTTGTAATTGAAAGTTTTCATATTTACTCAGTTAATTTTTCAAATGCCCAGTCCACCACCACCACCATACAAGGCATTCTGCAACGCCATCGCGGTGGAGGGTGACAGGTAACCAGGGCGAATCTCCTGCGGCGCAATGCCACCCTGCGATCCCTCGGACTCCGCAAATGCCCGCATGCTGCTCTCAGGGGCCGGGCCTTTGGCCAGGAAACGCATTGCGGTTGGCATCACCTTTTGTAGGAATGGGTTCTTGTAGTCAGGCGAGTCCTCGTTGCCCGGATTCTGCGAGACGAGGGAAGGCGGCAGAAAATGTCCGGCGTCATTTGTGGTATTAGCATCCCCGCCTAATCCCAGCCACGATTTGAGAATCATGGGGATGTCTGAGGATGGGGAGGCCGGCGCGCCTGGAGTCGGTGTGGGCGTACCAGCAACGACTCCAGGCGCCATTGGTGTGGGGGGCTGCTTTGCGCCTTCTGCCACCTGCGGGATATTGGCCGTCATCATGCCCCGCGTCAATCCCGTCAATCTGGCACCCGCGCCGATGCCGCTACGTAAAGCCCCTACCCCAGGCAACACACCGAGCGCTGCCGATGCGGTTCCGAGCGTGCCATGCATGAGTCCTTTGCCGTAATTCCCCTCGCTGAAATGGGAACCTGCGCGGAGGAGGCTGCGGGTTCCATACCTAAAAGGAGAGACCAGCGCGTCCCCCAACCAGCCGGCTCCGGCTGCCAGATTGGCGCCCCAGTGCTTCATCTTGTCACCCATGCCCCATTGGGCTTCCGGCTTGGTCGGATTGATGGCGTTGTATGCGGAATCCTGCATGCCTTTGTCATGAAATCCAAATCCCGTCATCGCCTGCCCAAATCCGCCCGAATTGTGCTGCCGGTAATAATCCTCCTCCCCGGCCGCGCCGGCATCAGGGGTCACGCCGGCCATCTTGCATGCGCGGTCCCAGAGCAGATTCGCGTAGTACGGATTCACCGCCGACAGCTTCTTCATGATGGAGGTGGCCTTGTTGTGCAATTGCGTCGCGTAATCGTTCACCTGCGTCGCGCCCCTATTCTCCTGCGGCTCGGGAACCGTGGAGGCCATGTCCGCCTTCGCGCGAAGACTGGCGTTCTCCAGCTTCATCTCATGGAGCTTCTGCTGGTGGGCCATCAATTGCTCGCGCATTTGCATCCGCTCGGAATGCTGGTGTTCCTTCATCTCAGTGAGAGTGCTTTTGTGGGTGTCGGAATCAGCCTGCGCAGCTTCCAATTGCTTTGCCTGCTCCGCCTGTTCCTTTTCCTGCTCCATCTTGGCCTGCGGGTCCTCGGTCTCGCCGGGGCCTTTGATACTTGATGCGAATTGAATTGTCGGAATTGGCTTCGTGGGCATTGCCGTCATCATTCCGCCGACATTGCCGCCCCCGCTCTTCACGCCGGATGTGGGATTTGTCGGTCCTGTAAAATTGGGTGCCTTGTGCGTATTGTAAATGCCGGGGTTCGGCTTCGCTCCGTGAGCCGCTGGTGTGTGCGGGACCACAACCATTGTTTCGGGTTGTCTGCGCCGGGCGAGCGGCCATTGTTCCCCTTTGGGTGGTGCGGCTGGTGCAAGGGGACGTCCGTGCATCCGATTCCATGCTCCGTTCAATACGGACGCCGTCGCCGTTATTGGATTCGTCACGCTGTGATAGGCGAATCCTGCATTGCTCATGCCTTTCGTATCTTTCCAAAATTTGCGCATTGCAGCATTTGGATCATCAGAAAAATCGGCAAATTCGTTTACCGCACCGTAAGTAGCAACCGGAGGTGCTAGTCTGCCCAGACCCCTGGCGAGCGGTGCGAGCTTCGCGGTCGGTGAAATTCTCTGCAGTGTGTTGGCGGCAAGGGCTGCCGCTTCCAGCTTATTCCCCGCGTCTTGTATCTCACTCGAACTTATACCTGCCTCCTTGACCAGCCACAGAAAGCAGGCTGCGACCTTTTCCATGCCGTCGTCGTCTTCATCATTGGAAAGCAGGCGATGCTTGTCACCGCGATGCCAGGTGCGCTCCTTGGATTCCTGCCGCAGCTTCCTGCGCGTATCCCGGAAGATGCGATCCTTGAGGCCACCCGTCAGATTTGCGTCGCTCACCGGCACGTCCACGGTCGTCTCCTGATCGCCAGGGTGGCGGGTGGGTAGGCGGACCTGCAGGCGACCCTGGTTGTTGGCCTCCGCGGCATTGCTGATGGATTTACTCAGCCGGTGCACGCCGTAGGCTCCAAGGCCCAGCGCCCCGATGAGCCCGGCTTTTGCCAGCGGGGACCATTCGGGGGTTGGGACTGCGGGGACTGCGGGGGCTTGTTTGGCTTTGTCCGTCAGTGCGTCCAACGCGGGTGCCAGCTTATGCGTCGCCGGAAGGACGTTCATCATGATGTCTTTTCCAATGGGGGATAGAACCCCCAAATTGAATCCGACCGCCGGATTACCCGGCAGCAGAACACCACCCATCCCCTTGTGTGGCATGGAATAATGCGCACCCAAAGCCCCCAGTCCGGCGTTCACTGCCGTGTTCAGAACACGCCGCCCGTCGATATGGGAATAGTCGGTGCCATGGGTGAGATAATCCATCGCGCCCGCGGAGCCAAGACCTCCATAAATGCGCCTGGCGACCGGAGACAGCAACGCCTTCCAAAACGCCACCTTCTCCACCGGCACATTGAGCGACTCCGCCAATTTCAATGAAGGCGTGTTGTCCTTTTGAATCATTGCGCGCACCTCATCCACGCCGCGCTGGTGATGGCGGATGATGCCGGCGACCGCGTCCTTGGCCATCCCCTGCCGGCGGAATTCGGGCAGCATGCCAATTGCGTAATACCCGATCTTGATGGGCTGATTGAGGCAGTCCCGCTCCTCGCGCTCCTGCCAGCCCACAAATCCGGCCGGCTGGTTGGTGGAGGCAGATCGCACCATGTAAATGCTGTCCCTTCCCTCCTCGAACAAATCCATGCTCAGGCCGTGCGGCCATGACTTGGGAGACTCTGCGAGAATTTGGCTCATGATTCCTTCGACCTCGTGGCGGGAATCCGAATTGGCCTTTTTTACGGTGAACATTGGGGAAGTATTGCACAGGGAATTTGAGATTGAAAGTCGGATCGAAAGCAGAAGCAGGCGCAACCGCCCTCCCGATTTGACTCGGGAGGGCGGCGCAAACGCTCATTCTTGGGGTATTTCGTACAGCGGCAGAACCTTTACCAACCAGACCGATGATCTGATTTGCTTGGCAATTCGAAATGCCGCCCTGGCCGACATGACACCCTCGGCATATTCCGTCCAGGCATCACCTCTGTTTGCTTTAACCCAAATAATCATTAATTATATTTTTGATTTGAAGGCAGCAACCGCCCTCCCGATTTGACTCGGGAGGGCGGCGCAAACCTGTTTTCTGTTTAGCCGACCGGCAGTGCTGCCTCCAGCATTGCCCGAAGTTTTGGGTCGTCCAGGACGCTCAGGCCTTTCGGCTCGTCAGTCCCGGATTCCTCCGCCGGCTCAGCTGCCGGCACCGTGGCTTTGGTCTTCTTCCGCCGCTCGACCGTCTTCACGGTCTTCTTCTTGGCAGCCGGCGCGACCGCCTCGGGGGCTGCCGCCACATGGGCCGCAGTCTCCTTGACCTCGGCGGCCTGCCATGCTTCTGCCGGAGGCGCAGGCGGCATCGGAGCTGCTGGCGCCATGAGGTTGTATTCCAAGGCGGACTGCCAGCCCGTGGTGGAATCCACTTCGTTGAACTTGCCCGCCGGGTAGCGCTGCGCCACCACGCGCGCCTCGCCTTCGGTGATGGGACCGGCGACCATGCTCTTGGTGCCGGTAGTGTCGATCCACCAGAATGCCCGTGCCTTCGCTTCGAACTCTGGCGGTGGTGGCGGCGGTGTCATTGCGGCGACCATTGCGGGCGGGGCGGGTGGCACCGGTGCCGAGACCGCGACCGCGACGGTCGTCGTGGCTTTCGGCTTCAGACCGAAGTCTTCGGTCGTGACCCGCTCGAATGCACCGAATGCGGCGCGCTGCTCCTCGTTCAACTCCACCTTCGTGGGGTGGCCCAGCGTCTGCGCATAGACCTGCCTTTCGGCAGTGTGCCCACTCCATCCCAACGGACGGATGATCGCCTCACGCACCACATTGCTCGCCTTGGTGGGATTGGTGGCCGCCAGCACGGATTTCCAATCTTCCTCGAAGAAGGGGCGGGCGGCCTCGAACACATCCGGCTCCATGGCCTTTTGGCGCAGGGCCTCAATTGACCCATCCTCCCGGAACTGCAAGCCCAGCTCCTGCAGCCCTTCCATGGCCAACCGGCCATGATGCCCGCCGCGGTTGTCCGCCGTGATCGGCGGGAACCACATGGCACTGCAGTTGATGAGCGGCTGCCGCTCCTCTCCGGGCCCGCCCCAAATCCAGCCGTGGTCGGTCAGGGTCCTGGGGGTGAAGCTGAAGGCCATGGCAGGCCCCCACACCATGGCGAACGCCATGAAGCGCTCCCCGATTTCCCTGTTCAGCCAGAACGTATTGAGGTCATAGCAGACCACGCCATCTTCCCGTCCTGGGATGTTGGCATCGAGAAGATGAAACTTCTCGAAGCCGTTCTGCGGCGTCACCACCCCAATGCCGACGAACTCCACCACGGAGAACGATTGTGTGGCCTTCGAGCTGAGACGGGTGGTGATGCGGGCGTTGAAGCCGCTACTCAGCGTACCGTCGGGATTGATGCCCATGGCCGCCAGATCCGTATTGCGGGATCCGATGGCTGCGCGGTCCGCCTCGTGGCGGGTGAAGCGTTGGGCCTGCCCCTGGCGCTCGCCGCGATGGCGAGACGGCACGTGTGACAGCCGCGGTGACGTCACCTGCACGGCCCGCGCCTCAAAGTTTGTGAGGACCGGGTTGAGGAGCGGGCGGATTTCGTAGGGTTTGATGGTGTTCATGGTGTGTGTTGGTTTGCATGATTTCCGAATTGAGAACCTCTAATTTAACGGGTGTCCTTTGGTATTGGACCCCGGCGAATTGAGGGCCGCAGGATGCGGCATGGGGATCGGAATTGACCCCAGCGACGGAATGAGGGAATCACTCCTTCGCATGATTATATGACGCGCCAGTGCGTCGTATTTCACAGGCTCCCAGCCTGTCCCAATTGACCCAAATCTAAATCAAATCACCGCAGCGTCACGTCCGCATAAGTTTCGATCCAGCACCTTGCCCCACACGACAATGGCTTGTCCGGGCGATAGACCAGAATGGAAGGCCCGGCGATCTCTGCGGTGTGTCCGTAATTGTTCGTGCGCCTCTGCTTGTGGGTGATCACAGGTCGGTTGCCTCCGTCCTTTTTGTTTGCGCGCACAGCATGTTGATTCACATGCAGAATTGACTTCGCCTTTCTCATGTCAGCGGGCGGACTCTATTTCGAGCCGCTGATTCATCCGCAGCCCTGTCTCCCAGGATTCGAGAGCCTCGTTCCAGATGTTTTGCACCGAGTCATCCGGACATTTTTCCATTTCACGCAGCGCCTCCGTGATGGCGTTCCCTAGCCGTTCCACGTTCTCAGTTGCTTTCATCCAGCGGACGGTAGGCAATCTTCTCGGGTTGCGTGACGATGAACTGCAGCGCCTTCTGCAGCTTCGCAGATTTGGAAACCTTCACCGCAATTCCTGCATTCTCCAAATGCGTCAGCAGCATTGCGGCATCGTGTCTCCAATTCTTCCGAGTCTGGACCTCAGCCTGCCAGTTATCCCTCTCCGTCCCCGGATCGACATCGCCCGTCGCGCCGGCGGTGTGGATGACCATTCGCAACTCAAACGCCAGCACCTCCAGGAAGTCGCAATGGGGGATTTGGGTCTTTGGTTTTTTGTTCTCTTTCACGTTCTATTGTCCTTCGTCTTTCGGAATGTATTTGGGTTTCTGCAGACAGATCAAATGCAGATGCAACAGATGCGCATCCTGTTTTGTGCTGCGGTATAGAATCCATACCCCAAGCTCCAGCAGCAGCACAAACACAAACAGCGCGACCAGCAATCCCACGCTCTGCATTCCGAACCACCAGGCGACCGGCGGCATCGCCACCAGCAACCACATCAGCATCCGCTGCAGCCATAGCCAGAATTGCATCTGCTCTATCCGAGTCCTGTAGTCCCCTTCCAGTTGTACAATTTGCTCCGGCTCAGTCGGCATGGGTAAATCCTTTCCGTCCTGCGTTCGTTTCAATTTCCTGCGTTGATTTTGTCATTTTGATTTTAAGTTGAGATATTGCAACACCGCCTCGAAGACCGCCAAGGGTCCATGCGCGTGTAGCTGTTTCTTGTATTTATGCTGCTTCGCCTGCATATGCAGGACCATTCTCCTGTGGATTTGCTTCGGGACGAGAGCGATGTCCTCATACACCGTAATTGCCGGCTCCCCCTTGCTCCCTAGATTCCTGGCGAATGTGAACCTGTTGATGCGCCCGTCCCTCTGCACAATTGCCACCGCCCAATTCCTGGCAAATGCCAGCACCACCCCGCACGCGCCCTGATGGGTCTCGTAATCCTGTAAATACGACGCGGTCGGATCCTCCGTATGCAGGAGGGATACGATTGGCTTTGTCATCTCACTTCAGCGTTTTGAGCCAGGGGACGATATCGCTCTCCCAAATGCCGCCGACGATATCCCGCATGGTCTTCTGCAGAATCACCAGCTGGTCATGGAATGATTTTCGCAGCCACTCTTTTGGCAGATGCGGCTGCGGCAAGTCCATACTCTCAATCAACTGTGCCGGATCCAGATGCAACAATCCTACCTCCATGGTTCCCTGATCTGTGACGCCCTCCTCCGCATCCTGACCTATTAGCCAGAGTCCTTCGTGAAATCCCCATTTCTCTTCCATCGACCCCACGACCAGGCTGCGCCATTCATCACGCCGAAAAACCCACATGTTCGACGGCCAGAGGTATGGCTCGCTGACTTCCAGCCGCCAGCATACTGGCACCATGGTCATCGGCTCCGGTTTATTCGGTTCGCTCATTTGATTTACTCATTTTCTTTTGGTTTCAGTATTCCCGCATCGTCCCCATCCAGCACCTCGGCTGAATCCTTCGGGAACTCGGGCCTCTCGATTTCATTCAGCAACTGGGCGCGGCGCAATTGGTTGGTGAGGTGGTTGATGTGGTGATGCTTCCTAGATTTCCAAGACTGCCATGCGCGATCCGGATCTTCATACGCGAATCGTTTCTTGGATCCTCCGCCGCATTTCAGGATGAACTTTTGACGATCCTCCCATGGGTAACCATCGGGGTGCTGAATCCAATATCCAGAAGGCGTCTCCTTGCTCACCCTGTATCTCCTCAGCACCACCTGCACGTAGGTGATGCTTCCGCGCGCTGCCTCGTAGCGGTAGAGGAACTTGGACGCTAGGGGATTTCCAGTCGCTCCTTCTTCCGGCGCGACAGGCATCACTGCTTTCCGGCGGCGACGACCTCGGCAAGTGACCGCTCCAGCGCCTTCCGCATCACGGGTTTCATGCACAGCAGAGACCATGTCTCGAACTCCATGGTTTCGCAACTGACTGCATCCTCCAGCTCCTCCAGCGCAATCCATTGCAGATTCGCCAGCGCATCCTCGTGTCGGTGAATCATCGCATCACTGCTCAACATCACCAGATGCACAAACCCCAGATGCACTCTGCCGACGGCATTGCTGTCGTCATTCAGGATGCCAATTGGGTCACCGGGCGACAATGGACTGACGCCACCGAAACTGATCTCCTCGTTGATCTCGCGCATCAGCGCCGTCTGGTAGTCCAGGTCGCCGCTATTGATGTGGCCTCCGATGCCGATTGAGTATTTCGACGCCAATCTCGTTTCGCCTGATTTTTTGGAACGCTGATACGTCAGCAATTCAATGGCATTTTCGTTTCGCCGGGCAAACACCACGTAAGGGATGATCTGCTTCGCGGTCTCGTCCTGCTCCGCCTTCGACCGTGGCATGTATTGGAAAAGCTCGCCGCTGAGCAAATCCATATACTGCGTCACATTTGGGCTGTAGCCCTGAAATGACCCGCAGGCGTCGAATGCGCGGCGGGGGATTACGAGCACCTGCTCTTCTTCTTGTTCACTCATTTGTTTTTTGGTTACTGGAACCGAAGGGCTTCCAGCTTTTTGATGCTCTTTTTGAGCGACTCGATTTTCTTTTTCCGCATTGCCTCCGCCCGCACCATTGCGCCTTCTCGGGTTCGGTGCCAGCCCCTGCCTTCACCATGGGCGTAGCCATTCCAACCACCCCATGAGATCATGCTCGGTGACTCTCTGCATTGCTCCGCCTCCACCTCGCAGATTCCGGAAGTGAGCGCGTATTTTGTGATCCAGGCGCGCATCAGTCTTCCTCCTCACCCGCCTCCGCCCGCGAAATGGCCGACATCACGCCGGCCACCTTGAGGGCATTACCGAGCTGCTTGGCCTTGCTCTGAATTGCGCTCCAGTCCGCCACGGAAGAGCACGAATGCCGTCCCATGATTTCACGGTAAAGCGCCAGCGCCTCCGTGATGACGTCCTCCGCCGAGTCCACGGGCATGGTGACGCTGGTGGTAATGGCTGGGTGCTTTGAGGCATCCTCCACTTCCACGGTGAGAATTGTGGCGGCTCCTGCGGCCGCCTGTTTTGGCATTGGGTTCATTGTTTTACACTCATTTAGTTTTAATTGTTAATCGGACACTTTGTCTGCCATATCCCGCGTTTCCAAATTGCGGGGGTGCGTGAAGAACGCATTTCCCAAATCCACCATCGGAGCATCTTCGTCCGTGATGTATGTAAAGAGTCCCGGATTTCTTTCCGGCCCCACGAAATGATGAGGCCACCTTTTCATCTCCTTCAAATATTTGAACCAGTCCTGTTCATCGAGTGCGATGATGTCCGTCGGGCCTGCCACTTCCGGGAATTGCTGTCCTTTGGGTTTCTCGTATCCGCGCCAGTAACGGGCGGCGACGGTCCCGGCAATGCCAGGCTTCGGAGCCCGCACAAAATACCGACGCCGGTAATACCGCTGGGTCAGGGGGCTCTCCAGAATCGAGACATCGATCAGGAATGGCTTTGATTTGGGATCGTACTCGCCGGTGAAGCGAAATGCGTTCCGCTCAATGTGCTCGGGCGGAAGTTCGATGACTCCGATGAGCTTGGTGGGGACGTGGATTTCGCCGGTGAGGATGTTGGGTGCGCCGATAATGTTACTCATGAGGGCTCCACTCTAAGCGCGCTCGTTTGCGATACGCACGACTATTTTTTGCCCATCATCGAACACCGATTTCTCATTCCAAATCTCAATTCCCACTCTTGCATCCTCCGGGCAGTCCATTTCAATGAACGCAAATCCTTTTGATTTGTAGGTCAGTCGCCCGTCCTTGGTTCGCTGGTACGGAATGTAAACATCCCGCACCTCGCCGCATTGCTCGAAGATCCTGCGCAGGGCATCCTTTGTAATGTCCTCGGGTAAATTGCCTACGAAGAGGCGGGATTCGTTATGCGGGCGCATTTGAATCCATCCTCATTACCGTGGCGGGCTGCCTTTTGCAATGCTTCACTCCCACAAACGCAAATGGCGTCCCGATTGCTCAGGACGCCATTTGGTTGGTGTAGGGCGGTGGTGGTTTACTCCGGCGACTGCGGCGGAGGCGGCGGAGGACGATGTCCGGCTGTGGGCGGTGGCGTCACCGGCGCGGCTGGCGCTTTCTCCGCTGGTGCTTTGGTGGGCACCGGTGCGGGCTTGCCTTCGGCGGCGGCGACGATGCGCTGCGCCTTCTCGAAGTTCCCCGGCTTGCGTCCGCGCTTGCCCTCATATCGCTCGACCATGGCTTCCGCCTCTTCGAGCGACATCGGGCCGGTGTCATCGGATTTGGGAGCTGCCGGCGCCTTCGGGGGTTTGGTTGCCTTTGGGGTCGCGGCCGGCTTGGCTGCGGTCTTGGCTTCCTTGGCGGCTGCCTTCTCATCCGCGGCTGCCTGCTGCGCCGCCTCGACCATTGCCTTGGCCTCGGCGTAGCCCTTGGGCTTGCATCCGCGCTTCTTGCAGTAGGCCTTGTGGAGCTTCTTGGCGGCTTCGATGGTCATCGGGCCGTCGCCTGTATTGGTAGGGGCTGCGGCTTTTGTCGGGCTCGCTGCTTTGGTTGCCTTTGGGGCTGCGGGCGTCGCAGCTTTGGGTGCCGTCGCCTTTGCCTTTGCGCCACCGAGATAGGGAGCGTAGGCGGTCAGCGTGGCGGCGAGATCCTGCACGATTTTGCTGCCGCTGGCGGACAGAATTGCCAACCGGATATCCTCCGACTCGTCCACGTTGATATCCAGCGCTTCCAGCAGCGCGTCCACCTTGGGACCGATTTGGACCTTCGCCTCGTGGGCGATGGCCGCCGCCTTGGACTCATGCGTCACGCCGTCGGATGATTGGAATTGGGTCACCGCTTTGGGTGCCGCGATTTTGATTTTGCTCATTTGTTTGTTACTCAGTTTGGTTGTTGTTTGATTTGAATTGCGCAGAAATTGCGCACATTCGATTCATTGCCTCAATTCGGAATCGAGACAAGGAAATTATTTGCCGCTCAATTGAGAGCGCTCAGTTCTTCCTTCGGAATCCACCGTTTTCCGTGCGCGACTGGATACACGAATTTCACGGCACCCGCGTTGATCTTCTGCGCTGCCATTTGCATCGAGACCTCCTCGGCTTCCTTGCCGGACTCCTGAACCCACACCCTCGCCCTGCATTCAGCCGCCGGGATGGCAAACGTGTTGGCCTCCTTGCTGGTCGGCCGATCGTCCCCCACTCCCGAGAAGGTGCAAATACCTACGGAACCCTTTGCGCCAAGCGTCTCCGTGAAATGGTGAATTGCCCATGCCTGCTCTCCGGGATCGTGGAGCAGCCATCCTTTATACCGAGCATTGAGACGACGCCCTGCGTGGTCCTTGCCTGCGATTTGAAGGATCATGCCGTGACGATCGTCTGTAATCCGCACCCAAAGCATTGAACTGCTTTCTTAGGCGGGTTGCTCATCAGAATGACGCCAGGTTCAGCGTCCTGTAATTCCCTGCCGCATGCCGGGCATTCGATTCCCGTATAGTGGCTGCCTTGATTTTGGTGGAGGCGATTTTTCTCTGCCTCGTATTCCGTTATGGATTTCAGGCTCACAGGAATTTATGAATCAGCTTCTCCAACACCAGGTACCATGACCACAGCCCGCCGGTCCAAAAGGCGAACCCCGTGGACCAGAAGCCATTCGCGATCACCATTCCCGCAATCCATCCCCACACCCACACAAAACACAGTAAATATTTCATTTGTTTTTCAAAGCACCGCCTGCTCCCGCGTCTGCCAGCTCTCGCTGCCATTGGGACAAACGTGCGTAATTTGTTTTTCGTTAAAGAGGCGAGTTGCCTCATTTGATTCCACCAGCTTTGGCTCCCCCGCCAAATACACCCACCATTTTACCGACTTCGCCTCCCTCACGAACTCACCGATGTCTGCCGCCGCGTGGAACTCCATCCACTTCTCCATCCCCGCTGCCTCCGGAAACACTGCTGCGAAGTGTTGCATCGCCCATTCGGTCTCGGGTGATGGGAGGCAGGACGTGGTGTAGTAGGCGTGCCTGCGTCTCGCTACCCCGTCCCTGGCTGATACCACACACAGGTATTGCGGCACTCCTCCCGTGGCCGCGGTCACCTCACTCGTCCGACACGCGCGCTGCTTGCAACTCGCGAACTCAGACAACCGACAACTGACCCCGGCGTTGTTGATGGTGGCGCTGAGTTTGTTCTCTGCATTTCGCCACATCGTCAACCGCTGCATCGTCCCGGTCCGCATCTCCGTAATCTGCAGCGTCATCGCCGGGACATTCACGACATCCTCCAGACTGAGCCGCAGGGTGTCCCGGTGATCCTGGTTCATCATCAGCGTCACGTAGTCGCCTTCATGGAAATACACACCGAGCACACTGGGATCGCTGGCCTCCTCGGGCGGCTGGAACATGAGCCGGACTTTGCAGCGGCATTGGCGTTTGGCGGTTAAGGAAACGCGTGAGAGGAAGGACCAGGGTATCATTGGTGGTTGGTGGGTTAGTTCCAAGGTAAATAACACCCCCACCAAACCTGTCAACGCGCAAATCCTAATTTTTTCTTGGTGCGCACTTGTAATTACTAGAAAAAATTAAGTGACTATCCCAGAACTGTTTACACAGTATTCCTTAATGTGAGTTTGAAATGCGTAATGTCACAATCCTCGCAAGTGTCACAATCGGGAGGGTCTAATGTCACAATTTTTGCCGTAAGTCGTTGTTGGCGAAAGACTTAATTTTTACAGCTACTGCTCCGTCGAATTTCCAGCCGCTATGGGGATCGTGAAAAGCGGAGTCCGGGATCCCCAGTCCGCTCCGAGCAGATTCCTCCGGAACGTCTCACACGCCTCTGCATCCTTCTGCTTCTGCGGTTTCTTGAACGGCTCACGATACGTCTGCCTATACATGTCCTCGGCCGCCACCAAGTCGTGCACGATCGCCAGCGGCCAGTAGTGTCCAGGCATCATCAACAGCCCGCAGCTTGTTGGTCCCAGATATTCGTAATCCAGCAGATGCAGCCGGCGCACCAAGGCCCAGAACAGATGCTTACCTTCCGGACGATACAGGAACAGCACATCCGCTTTCGGGGCCGTGGGTAGGAATAAGTTCGCGGCTCCTTCGCCTGCGTAATCACTCCACGCAGACAGATCGTAAAGGAACTGCCCCGGACGCACTGCCTGCTGCTCACTCACCTGCCGCGCCGGGACTGCTTCCACCAGAAAGCCGCGGAGCGATTTGTGTGTCATGGTTTCAGCCAGCCACTCCACCACTCAAGCAACCTCCCGGAGATATCGGCACCGGATTCAACCACAGCGTCGGAAACTTCCGCGGCACCGAGACACCAAGATAGCAGCATCCACACCCCGCCAATCAGCATGCAGCAAACCGCCCAAAGAAAGGCAAAAACTGCTATCGGTCCGATTCCGATCAGAAACACCAACCTCCGCAGGCTGCGCCGCGTGTGTGAGTTCTCCCAGCTATTCATGGGCGTCCTCCACCACCTCAATACCAGCAGCCTTCTCGGGCGTGAGGGTGAGGATGCCAATGTAGCGCGACAGCGGCGACCGCCAGCGCATGATGGCCTTGGCTTCCGTGACTCCGTTTTTGTAATTGGTGTCCGGCATCTTTGGGACGGCGGACAGCAGACGCAAATCCTCAATGCCGATGGTCTCTGGTCTCACCTTGTTGACCAGGAAGCCAGTCGGATCTCGGTCGTAGCTTTTCTCCCGACTTGCTGTGGGGGTTGCGTTGGGTTCCAGTGATTTCTCCCAGGATGCCCGCTGCTCGGTGAATGCCTTCTCCCAGTCCTCCACGCTGATGCTCATTGGGCGAATCGTAATATAGTCCTCCCCTGTCTTCAACATTTCCAGGGTTTCCCGCGCCATGACATGATATAGCCCTGGGCCGTGATACCGGGCTTCCAGCAATTCCGTGACCTCACCCGTGGTGGACGAGGTGTAATTGTGCACACGCAGGATGCCTTTGGTGGCAATTGCCTTTGCGAGTGCTTCTTTGATTTGATTGATTTCGATCATTTGGTTTGTGGTTCGAATTTGCGTTTCAGTTTTTCGTATGTTTGGCGTTGCGAGTGTTCATCAAACGCAGCGCGTGCCTTCTCTGCCTTTAGGCGTTTTGTTTGCTCCTGGTTCGTCTCTGGTCGGTCGTAGAAAATGGAGCACCAAAGGTCCGTGTCCCCATCGTATCCCCTGTCGTCAAGATTAACTTTCGCCGTGCCCAGAAACTCATGCGGAATGTTTTCCTCCGCTCTCTCCGTCAGCCATTTCATTAACTCCTGCAGCGGATGGGCGCTCTCTATCCGCGATTCAAACGCCCGAATTGTTCTGATTTGTTTTTCACTCATTGTTCTTCATTTTCTGCTTCACGAATTCAACGATAGCCCGCACTCGATCCTCCGTGATGATGCCTGTGCAAAGCACGAAGACATCCCAGCCCATTTGAATGGCGCTGTTTTTCTTGTCGCAGGCATCCTGAATTCCCTTCGCCCGGCTATGCCTGCCCTGCACGAATACGCCACCATCAAGCTCAATGGCCGTCTTCGTCTCCCTGTGGACATAGTCCATGCGCCATTTCCTGGTCTCGTGAAATAAATGCTCCGTCTCCAGCACAGGCCCACCGCATTGCCGCCACAGCTTCTCGAAGCTCCCCGTGAATTTCTCCCGTTGGGTGCGAATCTTGAGCAGCTTCAATTCCTGCGCAGGAGTCCTTGGGCCTTTTCCTGAGGCAGGCCTCGCCGGGTATTGCTCCCTGACTTTGGCCTGCAATTCTTTGGGGAGATCCGAAAGGCGCATATCACACCGTATTCGTCAGGTCTTTTCGATACCAGATTTTACCAGATGGACCGGACGTCTGTCTGCGGCGTGCGGACTTGGCCCACTTGGAGGTTCCTCCGAGCTTGTCGTACCAACGCAGCATCTCGCGACACATCCAGCCGATATCCCGCTTTAATGCGCACGCTGTGCTGTCCATTATCTTGCCCTTCACCGTGAGCGTCCCAATCCATCGGGAGCCCATCCGCGTGACGGATATGCACAAATCTCCGTCGGTGCGTGAAGTCGCATTTTTTGTCTCACTCATTTGTTTCGATGCGCCTATTGGCGCTGGTTTAATTGAGACCGGGAATCAGACTCATCGGAAGCAAGTCCAACGTCCTCATCGCGGCCGATTTGGGAAATGTTGCCTTGGTCTCCTCGCTGGGACCGCAGGTCTCCAGCAGGGGCAGCAGCGTCTCGCTGTAATAGGCATGCTGGCAATAGGCCGCGTGCTTCACCATTGCCTGCTCCAGCTCGGGCTCCATGAAGGCCGCCAGCTTGGTGTGCATCGGCGCGGCGTCCGTCAATTCAGCCGCCGCCAGGAACAGGGCCATTGGTCCGACCAACCCATCGTCTGCCAGCAGCCGCGAGGCCAGCTTGGTGCGCAAGATAGAAGCGGGAGTGCGCGAGGCACCATGCACCACATCCATCACCATCTCGATGCCCTGCTCGCTGGCCACTTTGCGCAGCTCTTCGAGCCGCCCCTTGGCGACCGCGGCGATTAAATCCCGCGTAGGCGAATCGGCGATTCCTGCATCTGCCACCGTATCCAGTAGGAATGCAGTCGCAGCCTTTTCCAGCGGGATGGTCATTGGCGGTTGGTCATCGTCCTCGTAGTCCAATACGACACGTTTGGGGCCCAGGCGGGTGCCAGGCTTCACGTCCGGGAAGGTTTTGCGCAGCGCCGCATTGGAGACCGCGGCCGCCGCCAGTGCCGTGAGCAGTGCTCCGGTCAGCGGTATGCTGGTCAGGGCCTCATCCCAACCCATACCTTTGCCTTCCCCGGAAGCCAGCTTCTTTTGTTCCGTCTCTGGTTGATTAGGGTCGAGCGTGGTGAGGTAGCTGCTCTGGGCCTGTTCTAATTCCTTGGCGAGCGCCTTGCGTTTGAAATACTGGTGGAGCGCGCGACCTGCAGCGTAGGAGCCGAGGGCAGTGACCAGCCCGCCTGTGATGGCGAAGGGACCGCGCAAGAAGGAGGATGACTGCTCACCATTGCCCTCCCTTGCCATTTTCATCTGTGTGCCCTTCGGACGCTTCAGCGTCAGCTTCAGGGTGTCCTTCTGCAGCGGATTGGCGCCCGTCGCCTCGCGGTGGACCTCCCTGATATTATTGAGGAGCGCAGTGACGCCGGCAGCGCCAGCGCCGAGGGCGGCTCCGCCAAGGAGGTAGTTTGTGATTAGGGCCTTGTCGACATCAGTCATAGTGTCCAGCAGCTTACACGGACGCCGTGCCTCTTGCAGCCAAAAACTCTACGGCGTGGCCGTAGCCGTAGCCGCCAACACTTTCAGATCCTCGTTCGCCAATTGCATGAAGATGTGGCGATAGTACCACACTTCCACGAACACCCTGGCGTGGTGGTCTGAGAAATAGGTGTGCTCTTTTTTAATCCTCAAATACGGAGCGCCGGGAGTGGGTTCCTGGGCCTGCCTCAGAAATTTGTTCAGGGCTTCCTTGCCTTCCGCGGTCGTCGTCTCAAACAATTCGAATTGCAGGGCGTCATCCTTGACCGTCTGCGGAAACGCCACGCATTGATTTGAGTGCGCAGGCTCCGGCCCCCATTTGCCTTTGCCGAGGATCTTCGCCACCTCCTCGGTGACCTGCTTTCGATGCTCCTGTTTCTCCTCGGGGGTCTTTTCCTCGGAAGGTTTGGGGAGTGCGAATGATTGTCCGGAGTCGCCGATCATGGGAGTGTCTCGTCTTTCATTTCACCCGCCAGAAAAGGGCAATAGCCCTGTGTGGGATCCAGCAACAGGCAATGCAGCTTGTCCACAATTCCAAGGCAGTCCGCATCGCAATCACGGCAGGGTGTCGGTGGATTTGCAGTCTCCGCAAACACCTCCTCCTCGCAATCCCCGCAACCGCCAGCCGCTGCAGTCTCCACCATTACCAAAATTGCCTCTCTGCTTTGTGCAAATATACCCTCTACCGCGGCAGACAGACTAGCCGCAGCATTGTTTTGTTCACTCATTTGATTTGGTTTTCTATGCCGCGACGAGCCCCTTGTTCCTCAATTGGGCGGAAATGTCGGCGGTGAGGTTCTTGTAATAATCGACCTTCTGGCGGGTCGCTTCATTTTCATTGTCGTCCTCTTTGACGTGACGATTCGCCAGCCAATAGAGCGCACCTGCGCCCGTGCCGGCAGCCGCGCCGGTGAGCAAAGCACCACGCATGCCCGTCCGCGTCGCGCCAGGCAGGACTTTCGCGAGAGTCGCCATGACCTCGGCGACACCGGCCGCTTTCGTGATATAGGCCCGCTCCTCCGCTTCCAGGTCCCTACGATACCGTGCATTGCGCCCGAGGGCGGACAGCACGCAGTCCGAATAGGGCTGCAAATCGTTCGACCAGCGGCGCATCTCCGCAAACTTGGTGAATAGATGAAATTCTGGCGTGTCCATCTTCGCGGCGTGGGCGTAGGCATCGGCCGCGATTTGAAATGCCACCTTCTCCATTACCCCCTGCGCGGCCTCGGCGCTCTGATGGAGCGAGGCATCCGTATGCAGCGCAATACGGGTCTGCTGTGCGTCCGTGTGATTGAGTGCGGCGACCATGGCGGCGGCCACTTTGGTGAGTGATTTGTTTTGCATGTGAGTTGCTTTCTTCTGGTACCCGGCATATCCGCCGAGTCCGGCACCGAGAAGCCCGAGCTTCCAGGTCATGCCGGGATCTTTGCCGGTGAAATACTGCATGGCTTTGTCGCCAAGGAAACCAGCCAGCAAGCCCATGCCGCCGCCGGCCAACGCCCCGCGACCCGCACCCTGTTGAAACAGCGGAGCGATGTGCTTGGCCATGCCTTGGAAATTGGATGTGAGCCAATTGCCCGCCTGGTAGGGCAGGGAGCGCGTCATCGTGTCGTAGGGCTTGTGCCGCCACATGGCCGCCAGCGCAGGATGCTGTCTTTGAAATTTTGGGTCCACGGCCGCTGTCTCATTCGCAGTCAGCTTCAGCGGCTGTCCTGGATTTAGAGGATCAGACGTCGCTGGCGGGGCGACTGGTGGCGTTGGGATGGCGGGCGTCGACATTTGGAAGATGGTATCCTACGGCTGCCTGAGGATCAATCCCTGCGCGGCCATCGTCTTCGGTAGAATGGTTTCGGGCATCATGGATTCCACTGGCAGCAGCGGATCGGTCTTGTCTGTGTTCACGGGTGTCGCGTCCTCCGGCTTTTTGAAGTCCTTTGATTTGGAACGCTGGTGCGTGAAGAGGCCGCTTTCCTGCAGGGACTTCAGCATTTCATCGGCGGTGCGGTGATGGGGCATGTCAGGAAGTATAGCTCGTTTCCGGGGCGTTTGCCAATTCCTGCGCTGCCTTCATTTCGGCTTTCTTCTGTTTGCGTATTTGCCACGCCAAGACCATGCGCCGTTTGGTCTCCTCAGACTTGGGTTTTCCTTTTTTCGATTGGGACATTTTATTACGGGTCTCGTCGGACGCCTTTCTACCCGTTCGTGTAGCGGACATCTGCTTTCTTGCCGCTTCTGACCACGTCCTCCCTCGTGCTGCAGCCGCTATCTTAACAATGGTTTCTGGAGAAGCCTTCCTTCCTTTCACTGCTTTGGATATCTTTGCTCTGGTCTCTGTGGATGTCGGATGTGTCTTGTAGTACTCTAACCTTTGCACCATTACCTCTGGCGCAATAGGCCTTCCTTTTTTAGCCTTGGACATGTTCTCGCGACTCTCCGCCGAGAAAACATTTCCTTTGTTTGCCTGCGAGATACGTGAACGCATGACCTCCGTTTTCTTGAACCCGAGCAAGGTGGTTCCTGGTTCGGTCACGGTATTAAAGCCTTCCACGGAAGCCGAATTCAGAAATTTGATATAAAAAGTCTCCCACTTCAAAACCTCAGCGGGCTTACACTCACGCAGCACCTCGAAATCGCACGCAGACGCTCCGTATTTTCTAATTGCCGAGTGAAACGCAGTTTTACTCCCACACCTAGCTTGCCTCAGGTGCGCCGTGTACCGCCGTTGAATGCTGACTGAAGCACTCCCCACATAACACATTCCGGTTTCGCGATGAATTGCGCAATACACTCCAGTCAAACCGTGCATTCGAAAAATGGGCATGCGCATTTCAGAGGGGCTCTCCTTTTTCGGATTATCCAAATTATTCAGGAACTGCAAATTGACTTCACGCATTTGATTTACTGCTGGGGCTGCTGAGGCTGTGTCACAGAGGCACGCCCTTGCGATGCTCCTTGTTCTTTGACTTGTTTGAAAAGCCGCTGGCAGTAGCCCTCAAGCACCGGATCCGTGGCGCGCACAGAAGCCATATCCTTCGTCCTAGTCGCCTGGTCAGGGGCCGTTCTCCAACGCTCCACAATTTCCTGAGCTTTGTTCTGGACATCAATGGGTGTGGATTGTGGGCCTGCGCCCCCAGCGCCAGGCGCATTGCCGTATCCCGCTGTGGGGGTTGCTCCGGGTTGCTGGGGTGCGTCTTGGAGAGTGCCTTGTTGTTGCTGGAGTTCAAATTCCCGCTGGGCATCTCCCGTGATCTTCATGATTTCCATGTCCTCCATCACGCGCTTCTTTTTCTCTGCGACAGGGTCCTCGATATTCACAGACCCAAGCCCTCGCTCGTAACTAATCTGACCGCCAGCCATGAGCTGCATGTAAATGCCGCGATCCTCCAATTGATCCGCCATTTGCGAACGACTGAGACGGGTCTGCATTCTCGCCGCACCGCGCACATCCTGAATGGCGTCTGCCGTCCAGCGAATCACCTTGTTGAAGGAATAATAATAGAACTGATGCTGGCTCTCGAACAACCGGAAGGCCGATGGCATGTTCTGAATCTCCACGGTGCCTTTATACAGCTCCACCGGGGTGCCGATGGCATCCATCAGCGCGTTGGTGTGATACTCGATGTTGGCACTCTGCACCAACGCCTGGGCATCGCCGCCAGCCTGCACCATGGAGACCGGATACGGCAAAGAATGAATCGCATAGGGGTCGCGGCGATGATTGGCGATCAGCTCCCGGATCTCGCCGCGCACATTGGAACCGAGCATGTCCTGCAGCATGACGTCTCCCGCCCCGGCAAGATTCGGAACCATGATGCGCAATGGCAGCACGCGGTCGCGGGCCACAGCCTCGTCAATCCGACGCATGACCTGCAGATGATGCAGCTGTCGGTAATTGATCAGCGTCTCCGGAATTCCCCACGCCGAGTTGCGCAGGCAATTGATCGTCGGAGACTTCATGTGGAAGATATGGTCCGGGTGGTACAGGAAATCCTCGTTCTTCGAGAGCGCCTCCAGGAACTCAATCGGCATGTCGTTGCAATAGAACGGGTCGCCCTGTGTGATCTGCTGGCGGATTTGCTCCGAGAACCTGCGCACGTAGCGCGTGTTGTTCAGCATCGGGGTGATGACCAGATGCATCTCGTGCACCGGAACCCGGATGAGCTTGAACCGGCTGACGTCCTTGCTGGCGCGGTCGTAGAAATCCAGTCTGACCTTGCGACGTTTGCCAATGGCCTTGCCTGCATCCCGCGGGTCGATCACCTCGTACATCATCTCCTTATAGAGATATTTGACGGGACCGAGGCCCTCGAACATGGAGACGTGCCATTCGCCGGGAATTCGATTCTCCATCTCCTTCGGGAAATAGAGCATCCGGTCAAATGGTTTGTAGTGTGTGAAGAATGTATTGCCGTAGGCGGCCGATTCCATCCCACCAATGGTGCACTCCCCTTTGATGTTCACCTGATCGATCAGGATGTCCGTGAGCATCTCCTGCTCTTTTTTGTCACCGTGCTTGTCGCCGATGAACTCAATGCCAGGCGCCAGGAAGTAGCTGGCAATTCGATGCTTGGCCTGTTTGTAGGCGGGATTGAGATGGTAAAGGAACGCGCAGAAATCAAAAGCGGACTCCAGCGTGCGCGGCATATACTGCGCCGCATCCATCATGTACGGATCCTCGAATTGGGCCTTCCCTCCCTTGAAGGTCATCCCAAATTTCGATCCCAATTCCGTGCCGATGTCAGGACAATGCATGTGCTACTGGTCTTCGGAATGAATTGGCTTCACGCGCACCGCCGCATTTTTCTCCAGCGGGCGGGCATATACCTCGGGCAATTGCTCCCCGCGGCGTACGGCCTCGCCGTCACGCACCTCGGTGCCGCGGCGGGCGGACACGACGGAGGGAGTGTCCTTGGTTACGACAGCAGATTTCGTCATCATGACCCCGAGTGTAGCGGCTTCAATTGGCTTTCGCCATCAGGAACTGGTTGTCGGTGTGGGAAGCCGCATGAACGTCAGCATCCGCAATTCCGGGTCGGCTGCCGTGAATGTGAAATTACCGCCGAAGTAGGCGATGGGGTAGCTCTGCTCCTCAAATACCAAATCGAACTTGGCCTTGTTGCGGATGGTCTCGACGTGGAGGCTGGCCGGCATGATGACGCCGATTTGGTCCTCCCCCACGCACACGTCAATGACCTGCAGGTGCATGGTGAAGTCCCGGTGCTGCAGGGCGATCTTCATTGTGGGGATTTCCTGTCGCGGAATGCTGCGCTGCTCGGTGGGTAAAAGTCTGATGTTGCTGTACGGCTCGGATGCATTGTAGTCATCAGTCGCTTGCCCATCCCCCATGGACTGCCCGGCCCGACGCAAGGCTGCCAGGACTGCGTTGTGCTGATCGACTACCGCGTCGGGTGTCAGGTCTTCGTTTGCGAGGTGTGTCATATGCTCAGTTGTGAATTGCTTCCTCCAGCTTGGAGTCTAGGTCTTGCAGGGGATTGCGATCCCCTTTGTGTTTGCGTGCTGCCTTCAAAATAAAATCAATTGCGGCATCCACGGCCTTTGCGCTCAGCGCGCCGAAGAGGTGACGGATGCTTTGAGCGGTGACGAAGTCCACAGTCCCCAGCTCGTAATTGATGGAACCCGCATGGGCGTGGACGCTGAAATGCATGGCGCCTGAAATAAACGCACAGTTGTCGATGACCATGATCACGCAGGGGGCGTCATCCGTGTAATGCGTCTCCACCTTCAGTGGAATGCCGGCGTCGCGCAGCCTGGCGGCCACCCGGATACCCACATCCTCTACGGCGTAACATGCTCCTCGGGTAGCGAGCTTTTCCCGGCTGCGCTTGATTGCTTCCTCCAGCGGTCCGCGTGGCGGATGTCTGCTGGTGGATTTGGATTTGCGCTCCCAGTTCAATTGCAGGTTTTCGCTGCAACGACGCATGGAGCTTGGTCTCGGTTTTCGTTTGCTACTGAGCCATTCACCAAATGTCTTCCGATGCACCTTCCCTGCCTCGGCAAGCTGGTACAATGGGATCCTCCGGTTGCTCAGCGCATCGCGCAGGGCATTCTTGAATTGTTGAATCGAGCTGTCGTCAGTACGCAAAATCACGCCGACAGCCTAAAGACCGCGGCGTGATTTCGGCAATGGGAATCTTCGACGAACTACGCGCCGAGGAGCGTCTTCGCGATGTGCGAGGAGCGCGAGACGCGAGCCTTCTGCACTTCCGGGAATTTGGCGAGGGCGGCTTTGACGAACGCCTCCGACTTGCCGGCGGCAAGCAGATGCGTGTTCATTGCGTAGTTGTGGGCTTTTACTTGGTCAGCGTGTGTCATTTAATTTTATGGTTTGGAGTTGAAATCAAATGGACTACACGCCCTCCGCGATGTAGGTCAGCGTGTCGCCGTTCGCGAGGATGCCAGCGGAACCGCCGGTGATGTAGAACAGGCCGCCGCCGATTGTCAGCGTGCCGTCCAGCGGCTTGAGTGCGTTGGCAGAAGTCTTGGCCTGCACGACGAGACGGTCGATGGTGCGAAGGCCAGTGTTCACGAGTGCCGTAGTGCCCGTAACCGCGAAGTCCTCCATCACAGGAACGCCCGCTGTGCGGTTGACCGCCGCGACCGAGGCGATGGCGAGGTTGGTGACGCCCGCTGTGACCGAGGCCGCCGTGCTGCCGTTGCCCTGAATAGTCAGGCGCACATCAGTTGCCGCCACGATGGTGATGAGGCTCTGCGCCTGCACCTGCGCAGCGATGAGGGTAGTGTTGGCGTTCACCGCCGTCTGCAGATTGGTGAGCCAGGAGCTGGCAGTCGCGCCGATCAGCACGGGAACGTAGCTGCTGTCGCTGACATCGCCGACCTGGGCGCACGCCTCAAAAACCACGCCGTTGACCGTGACATTCTCTGCGCCGTGGGCAGTCCCGCCGGTGAGGGTAGTGTCGGACTTCGCCACATTGGCCGCTGACTCCGCCAGAGCAATCGAATTGCCCGCAGTACCGCGAGTCACCGCCGTGAACGTAACCACACCCAGCACATTGGCTGCAGTGACCGTGGTCATCTGCGCATTCACCTTGGAAACAATGTTCGCAGCCTGCGTTGCTGGGGTCGTGCTGATAGTGACTTCGGTCGCAGTGGCGGCAGACACCTTGAAAGTGAAAGTCGTGCCGTCAATTGCGAAAGTCTCGTCTGCCGCCGGACCCGTGCTGGTGATGGTGAGCGTGCCAGTGGCCGCCTTCAGAACCACCGGGAGGCCGGTCGCCGAAAGGAGGTAGCCAGCCGGCACATCGAGGTCGCCTTCGGCTTCGAGGGCCGAGGACAGCACCTTGATGTAGCCGAGCTTGCGATATTTCTCCGCGTCCGCCGCGGCCTGCTCCGTGTCCGGAAAGGTGCCTGCGCTCGTGGTCTGATTGCTGATGAGATCCGCAGACACGTTCCCGATGGAGATGCTGAGTTTGCGGCCGCTGATGTTTTGGACGATCATTTGTGGATGGGTGTTTTAGAGAATTGCGTGATTGCTGGAAGCATCATCTGCAAAACACACATCGTCGTCAAATACCAATTTAGTCCGGGATGCGAACTGTAAGATGCTCAATCTCGCCGGGCGTCTTCCACTCCAATTGCTTGGTCCGCGAATTTTTGAACTGCTGATACAATTGACCGTCGGACCCAATTCGAACTCCATGGGCGAGGCGGGCGTCGATGCCGATCTTTTCTGATTCTGGTCCAGCGATCGAGGACACAAATCCGAATTGAGATGCCGAGACGTTCTGTCCGTCGGCCGTTATCGCCTGCGACGACTGAATCCCCCCAGGCCCCATTTGCGTAATGCGACGCGCCTGCTCCAGCAAATGCAATGGATTGATTTCCTCCAGGGGCGAGCTGAGAGGATTGGCCTCGCCGGGATCTCCGAGAATCAGGCCACGAGTGTAGGTATCGAAAGCAAATGGATGGGTGCCCTTGAGGGATCGCAATTTGGCAGCCGTGCGGATTTGCTGCCGGCGGATTTTGCCGGCATCGAGACGGATGCGTTCGCCGAGATGTTTGTCCACGCCCCAAATGCGTTTGAAGCCGTAGCTGTCCCGGTTGTCAGGTTCATCGAGTCCGCGGCTGACGGCCAGCAGGCGCTCCGTGGCTCCCAGCACACCCTTCACGCCAAATGGGACGTAGTCTGGATCCTCCGGTTCCTGCGGGGAGACCGGCTGGGCGGGCTTCGGCTTTATCGAGGCCGCCCTTTTGACGGGCTGGTTGCGCTTGCGGGAAAGTGAATTGAGGTCGCGTTTTGAGATCATTTGGAATCCTCTGCATTTGCGGCTGCGGATTTTACTGCACCCGGCACACCCTTAATTGACGACATGGGAGCGGTGGGCGCTTTCGGTACTGTCCCGCTGGGTGTCGGCGGCGGTGCAGAAGCTGGCGGTGCTGCGGGCTGTGGCGTGGGAGTAGGGGCGGGTGCGGCAGGTGCACGCGTTTTCAAATAATCGACGTGCGGTCCCATCCCCATGGACTTACGTCGCGCATCCAAGTTTGCGGCATCGCTAATTGGGTGCGGTGTCGGATTCGAAAATGTGTTTTTCACGGGATCCCACTGATGATTCAGTTGCGTGCCGTAAAGCTGCGGTTGTTTATTATTCACGGCCACTCGGTCCGTCAGATACGCCACGTTGGACAGATGCTCCGGATGTTGGAGATTCTTCGACACAGCCTGCATCTTCTCCAACACGACGGCCTGAAACTTCGGATCGTGATCCGCATGCTGTGCCAGCAACCAAGCCTGATTCGCGGGGGCGCCAGTGGGCCAGCCGTATTTTCCGATGTTGGATTGAAGCCATGCCGTGTTGTCGCGATCCGTTTTCGCCATGCCCGATTCCGTCTGTTGTGCGGCTTCTGCAGTCATGGTGGTTGGATTGACACCCGCGCGTGCTTTCTGGTCAGCGGCGAAGCGTGCCTGAAGTTCCTGTATAGCGACTGGAGGCCAGCCTTGCTGGGCAGCGGCGATCTTGCCGATCGACGGCGTGGTGGTCTTGCTGAGACCCCCGGCCATGATGGGTTCTGGCGCTGGAGGTTTGGGAATGGGTGGCGCCCCTACAAAACCAGAACCGGTCGGAGTTGTGGGTTTGGGTGCCGGGGGGACGGCTGGCGTCGGTGCTGGCGTCGGTGCTGGCGTCGGTGCTGGGCGGGGTCTCGGGGTTAATGCTCTTGGATCTGATTGCTGCGTAGGTCGAGGGAATACCGGGTCCGGTGGATGAATCGGAAGAATTGAGCTTCTACGTTGGGCGTCTTGCAGCCGGTCCCGATTCTCCTCGTGATTCTCAGCCTGCGCATTCAGCGCTGCAATTGGACTGCCGATCACGGACAGCGTACGGCCGATCGGGCCTGCCTTATTCCAATTGTCATTAAAATCTTTTGCAGCACCTCTAGGATTCGTCGCTGATTGATAAAGGTCATTTACTGTGGTGATGGCAGACAAGGGCCTGGCAACCGCACCAACAATCTTTACACCAGTTCCCAAGGCCCGACCTGCCGCCCTCACCGCACCCCCATCGAGAGCGCCAGCAGTACCCTTTAGAGCCGCAAGAGGTTTGAGGCCGGTTGGGGCGGCTGAGGCGGCTGGCGCAATTGGAGCTACCGCTTTGGTGGCCGTGACGGCATTGGCGGCGGCTGGGGCGGCGGCTGGGGCGGCGGCTGACGCAGGCGCTGGGGCTGGGGTGGCTGGGGTTGTGGTCGCCGCAGGCGGCCTTGCCCACTCCGTCTGTGCAACCGGGCTGCCGGGGTGTACGCTCTTTAGGCGCCCGTCGGAATGATTGTTCCACTCCAGCACGTGCGATCCTGGCTGTGGGATTGCCGATATCCCCGCGCGCAGCGGTGCCTCTCCGCCTTTGAGGATTCCGGCCGCGACAGCCTTCGGTCTCGCATCTGCAATAGTAGCAGGCCTCCACTTCTGCGCGGCCTGGTCATAAATATTCACACCCATTTGTTCGCCACTTGGGGCCAGATGCACGTGATGCCCCAACTCTTGAAGTCGCCCGACGTCTGTAGAAAAATGAGGATTCTTCGGGTCTACAAATCGGATGTTCTCCTGCCACGGTTTCAAGCCTACATCTGCCCCACCTGTGTTGGCATGGAAGGACTTAATTCTGCGGGAAGAACCATCCTCGCCCATGATATAACGAGACCCGCTGCTGGTCGTGAATTGATGAGATGAGCGAGCCCCGCCGGGACTGACGACCTCATGGGCCGGCTGATCCCCAAACATTGGAACTTCCGCTGCGTCCTTTTCCATCTTGGAATCGAACATCTCAATTTCATGTTTCGCAGTGCGATCCGCAATCGAGTAAATCAAAGGACTCAGCGGCAGCAATTGCCCATCGAACACCTGGCTGTCATCGAGATGCTTCAATGCTCCGGGCTTAACGTATGCCACGGTGACATGTGGGGTGTAATCAGGATACGTGACCTGCACCTTGTCCCCCAGCTTCTCGATCAGCCCGTAGTGCAATTCCTCCAGCCACGGCGACTCGCACTTCAGGACAATGACGTCGCTGTTGCGATGCTCGCTGGCAGGAAACCGATGGATCTCCTTCAATTGCAGGATCAGCGAACCGCCGGCGTCCTTCATGATTTCCTTCACGGCGGATTCGAGCAGCTCCTTCGTGACGCTTTGATGGATCCCGAATAGGGCTGTACAGTGAATTTCGCGTTCAAATCCGTCCTCCGCCAATTGATCTTCCGGGATGTTCTCCTCGGCCCATTCGATGATCTTCTTCGCGTCGGACAATTGCAGTCGGGCCATCAGGCATCCCTTGTATTCAGGATTGGGCTTCTCCGGATCCTTGGGCGCATTTGCCCGTGCGTATTTGATGAGGCCGAGTTGCCATTCGGGTAGGTCTCTGGGCGGAGGGACAACACCAACCGCCAACACACTGGCCTCCTTCTCACGCTCCAATTTGGGATAATCATCACACGCCCGCTCCGAGAACTTCCGCATCTCCGCCGCCTGGTGCTCCTTCATGTCCTCCTTCAATTGCTTCCGTGCATCGGCATCCGTAATCAGCGGCAGCGGGTCGATTGCCCAATACCGCAGCGCAAATGCCTGCCGGGCTGTGGGGTTCTTGATGAAGCGTGGCACGCTGCGCGCCTTGAAGGATTTCCAGCGGTTGATTTGACGCTCGTCGTCCGGACCGCGCGCTCCATCGGCGTATCGACAATACCACGAAATCCAGCCGAGCGGATCGCCCTCGTCCGTAAACCAGTGCTTCGGCCATTGCTTCATGCCTGCCAGCCGCGGGCCTGCCTTGGCATACACGGCATTGTAGGCCTCGCGCATACCATCGGCATCCAGGTCGGGTTCAAAGCCTTTGGCTTCGGATTCGGATTTGGCGCTGGCCAGCTTTTCAAACACCGGCACTTCACAATCCCCGGCGACCTCAAAAAAGATCTCCGGGTGCGCCATTTCAAATCCCATGCCCATTGCCTCATGTGGTGGAATTGAAGGGGCGAAGATTTCCTTTTCGAAGTCGGCCTGCCGGACGCTCATCTTCGCCCGCCATGCCGTGGCTGATTTGCCGCCGAGCAGGACCGGCAGCGTTTTGCCGATGGCATCCCGGTGCACCCGCACGGAGTCCAATGCCGTATGGATGGCTTTGACGCGATCCTCGGGTGTGTGCTCGGGCAGCTTGTGTCGGGGGGCGACCAAATGCTCGTAGGCTTTGCTAATGACCCGCGCGTCGTATTTCTTTCGATTACGATCCAGCAGCTCAGGGCCCCAGGTCTTCTCCAATTGCTCATCGGGGATGCCGATGTCATGGAGCAGGGAATAGAGATGCAGATTGCTGCCGCGGATGTGCATCCGGTATTGCGCCGTCGTCGGCTCGAACTCGACCTGGAAGGCGGGACCGGTGCCGGTCTTGGCGTTCACGGAAGTGCTCAGGTTGCCATTCTGCATCCGGCGGCTGTAGGCGCCGTGCAAGAGCCTGGCCTGATTTACATGCGCGTAGTCACTGCCCGCGTTCACGAACGTGCCCCGCTCAGTCATATGCGGCACCGTCATCAGCGTCATGTCCCGCTTGTCCAGCAGGTCGCCGGTATTGTCATCGTAGAGATGCACGGAGCCCCGCAGCCGGCGGCCGAGGGATTTGTCCGTGAGCATGGCCTGCTTTTGCACATCCAGCGGGAAGTCATCCGGATCGGCGTAATGCACGTCCTTCAATTCCATGCGCACGCCGTTGTAGGACGTCGGAAAGGAGGATTCCAGGCCCTTCTTCGCGGTGTCGTAAATGCTGGTGCGCAGGGTGTCGAAATCCTCCGGGGCGCGCAGGACGACGCCGGTGGGCAGGGTGATTGGTGAATTGTCCGTTGGCATTTGCGTCCACCAGCATACCCAAAAGATGCGCCAGGTAAAGAAGGAGGGGCGCCCGTTCGCCCCTCCTTCAAATCTCAACTCAATCCGTATTCCTCGCAGGCTTTCCGTCCCGCCGGCGTGATCGTCCACCACATGGGCGCGGCATCCAGCGTGACAATGGACAACAGCCCTTCATCACAGAGCTTCCTGCCTTGCTCCCATTCGATCATTGTCTTGAACCCGCGCCGGATTTGTGAGGAGCCGCCCTCCGCGATCACCCGCCGCATTATCATTCCTTGCGCATTGGTCATTTGATTTCTGGTTTGTATTTACTTCAAAGCTCACTCCTCCCGCTTCGACATCACGCCAATCTCCCGCGCCTGCTCTTCCGTCAGCTCGACTGCCTCGTCGCCGGAGGCGAGGCCCTCGGCCATGCACCAGGGATTCAACCCTGTCACGGCACACACCTTGTCCCAGTTGTAATTCGACAGCTCACGAATCGTCAGTGTCAGTTTCATTTCAGATCTTGTCTCCCGCCGCCGCCAGCGCAATTCCCCCACCCAAACAGATCAGGACCGGTGGGATGAAGTGCACTACGGCAATGACCCCGATCACGATCCACATCCCATGCCATATGGTGAATTCGGATGTGGGTTTCGGTGAGGGGGGTTCGGGCGGCATTTTTGTATTTTCGTTCACTTTGAATTTTGAATTTTGAATTTTGAAACCGCTCCATTCGCCATAAAAGAAACCAGTGGCGCTACACTTGTATATGACTCGGGCGCTCCCCGTATTTCACAAGGAGCGCCCGTTGGCCTTCAGAATTTGAATTGCAGACTACGCAGGCACCGCCGCCGGCGCATTGGCCGCCGCCATCACATTACCGAGCGTGGTGCGCTCCTGCCGCGCCGTGGAGATGTTGACCGTAAATTGCACCTCGTTGCCGATGATGTTCTTCACTCGGAGTCCGAGCCCCGAATCAATGACTTCACCCACCTTGAGCGTGTCGCGCTTGTCGATCGCGGCGAGGATGCGATGCATCGAAGGCGCCTTCACGGAGATCGGGGCCTTGCGGACATTCAGCTCCCCGCTGGCCGGGTTGATGACCACTTCCACGACATCCACCTCTGCTGCCTTGATCGGAATCGAAGTGCCGAGGAAATCATTGCGCGGGAAGACATGCACGCCGACGCACATATCCGTGCCTTTGATATTTTTGGTGAGCATCACGAAGTCGTGCTCGGTGAGGCGGTCCAGTGCGGAATGCTTGTTGTCCGGCAGGGGCTGCCCGTAGGCCGCGGCAAATACCTGCGGGGTGCATTGCACGCTCCGCTGCTGGCCGGTGGGTGTGACTGCCACGAGCATCAGCTTGTCGTCACCGCCCCGCTGATCCAAATACGCCGGCTTGAATGCGGCGATGGGGGTGCGGGTGGCGTCGGAGAGGGTGGGTTTCTTGAGTTCTTGGTTCATTGGAATACAGAGGTGATTTGGTTTCAGAACCCGCGACCCATGACGAGTCTGGCGAATTCCTTCATTGGAAGCTGACTCCCCGACCTCCGATAATCAAATACTATTTTCTCCACCGGAATTGCCGCCTTCGCCGTCGGGTCGCAATTCGGACACACGGTGACGTGATACGATCGCCCCTTTACGAACTCGAACCCCTTGTCGTCCTTGTGCGGCGAAACGAACATGGCCGGTATCCGACAGTTCTTGCAAATGATCCGCGCAAATGGGGCCCATTGCTTCTCACATCCCCGGCACACCGTGTTGAATGCCTGCATCTGTCCGGTGTCATACAGCGGGAAATCCACGGCCGGTTTGAACTTCTTACAGGCGCAGGCCATGTCCGAGATGAGGTGTGGTTCCTCCGTGGACAGCCTCGGGGCATCATTGCTGATGCTCGCCGCGTACCTCGCCGATGCATTTTGAATTACCGGAATGATTTCCGGCGGGATGTGTAGGCGAGGTTCGTCGGGCATCCGGACTTCTTACGTGGAAACTTCCACCACGTCCATCACGTCTTCAAATCGCTTCCGTGCGATTTTCACGGCTTCCGCCTTGTTCCGCGCCTCGATGATGTCGAAATTGGCATGGTGCTCACATCCCCGCGCAGCACCGTCTTCACCACAAAGAACGATCGCACCCTGCTTAAAAAAGACAGACACGATCGCCAACACGCCGCAATTACGCCAATTCCCGCAATCCACGGAACACTTTCAAGATTCAAACTCATTTGCTTTATTTATTCGGAAGGCTCGGTGATGCCGAAGTATTTCTCCAGGAAAGAATGCTTTTGATCATCCGGCACATGGTTGTAATCCAAAACCATTTTCAATTTTTTCTCCGCCGCCGCCTGCTTGTCCTTGAGCCGCCCAAACTCCATGCGTTCAATTCCTCCGATGATTTTGATGTCCGAGCCATTGTAGGGCGGCTCGAAATACAGAAAACCCGCCGACTGGTATTTGCGCAGGTTGTTGCGAATGGTCTGGTCTCCCACATCCAGCCGCTCCGCCAGCGTATCCGCATCCACCATCAACAGGCCGGTGTTGTTGTCCTCCACGCCGATTTGATTGATCACGTGCTTGTACTCCTCAAAGCGCAAATCCTGCGCCTTCGGCACTTCATCCAGGAATTTGATTTTGTGATTCTTGGTCTCGGGCCTGGTGCTCTCGATGACCGCGGCCGCTTTGAGGTTTTGCAGGGCGGCGCCGATTTGCGCGGCATGTCCCTGCGCCACCTTGGCGATGTCGTCGTAGCTGGCCTGCACCATGCCATTTGGCTTTTGTAGTTTCTTCAACGCCAGGAACACCGACCGCACCGCCGACTCGCTGGGATACTTGGTCATCAGGAACCAGTTCTGGGTGCGCAGACCGTTGTCGTCGAAGAAGGTGTGACAGTGGGAGATGTTCCCATCGCGACCGGCACGGCCTTGCCCCTGGCTAAGCTCACCCAGATTACCGGGCATGTCTCGGTAAACGACGGCCCGAATGCTCGGTTTATCCACACCCATACCGAATGCATTCGTGGCCACCACCCCCGGCACCCGGTCCTTCATGAACTCATCTTGCATGGATCGCTTCTGCGCCGGTGTCAGCTTTCCATGATACATCCCGACCTCCCCTTTCAGGTTGGCCTGCAGGAAGATCGTGAATTCCTCGACATGCTTCACAGTCGAGCAATAGACCACGAAGCTTTCCTTTTCCTTGATCTTCTCCTCCAGGAAATCCACGACGTCATTGTCGTGGGTCAAATCGCTGCTGCTCAGAATCAGATTCTTGCGTCGCGGCATGTGCGTCACCTTCACGGCGTTGTTCATGCAGAGTACGCGGCGGATATCCAGTTCCGCCTCCTCGTCCACCGTCGCACTGAATGCCGCCACCACCTTCGGGGGGTTCTCGCGAAGGTAGTCGCCGATCTTGCAATAGTCCGGACGGAAATCGTCCCCGTGCTCGGACAAGCAGTGAGCTTCGTCCACCGCGATCAAATCAGGCGCAACCGCCTTCATTGCCTGCTGGAACCATGGATTCCTCAATCGCTCCGGTGCGACGAACAGGAACCGTAATTTGCCGGACATCCAATCCCGCGCCACCTGTACGTTCTCACCCTCGGATTGCAGGCTGGAAAGACAGCCGGCCTCCGAGATGCCTTTTCTCCACAGACTCTGCACCTGGTCACGCATCAGCGCCACCAGCGGCACGAAGATCAGCGTCCTCCAATCCAGCGCGAGCGTGGGGATTGTAAAACAGGCCGATTTCCCAGTCGCCGTGGGAAGCACGCAAAGCGTATCCCGATTGCACATGATGCTCGTGATCACCCCGTCCTGCCCCTTGCGCAATTTGTCGAACCCCATCCGCTTGAGCACCGCATTCAGGTTTTGAAACCCGCGGGCGCACTGCGCCATGTTGTTGATATTGTTCCGGTCGGGGAATCTTACGGCCGAGAAGGCTGTTGTTGTTTCACTCATTTGTTTTTGTGGGGAGTCTCCTCCCATTCTTCCGGGCATACGGTCTTGATGTATGCCTTGCATCTCTGCATCGGCGTTGCACTGATTGTGCGGTTGTAGATATCCTCCTCGGCGCATGTTGGCTCGCCCGTATGCTCCAGATTCCACACGTAGTTGCCCCATTGTGTTTCTTCTCCGTCTTCCGCATTGAGCAGGTTCTTGACGGGATCCAATGTCTGCTCAAACGCGGCACATGCGTTCAAATCCTCGGCGGGGTTGAACACAATCCATTGCCCGAGAAACTTCCAACGGATTCCTTCAATAAATCCCGCGGGCATTCTCTCCCTGATGACTCGATTTACTTTTTCTGTGTACATGTGAGCTAGCTGATGAACCGCCTCGCCAGATTCCAGGCCGCCTCCGTCGAGGAACCTGATTTGATGTTCAACACGCGGTCAATGCGTGCCGGGGAGAACGAATACCGCTCCTCCTTGGTGAGACCCGCCGGATAATTGAACAGCTCGCACAAATCCTGGAACACCGGAGTGCCAACAGGGGGATTGATGAGATTGCAATTGGGGGCTCCACGTAGCACAGCCCAGCGGCCCAGCAGGCGCAGCAGGACGGATTTGATGTGGATGCCGTAGATGACGTCCACAGGACATGCTTCCAGTGTGCCTGCCGCCCTGGATCGCCACGAGTCCAGAAAGGCTGGTGTCTTCATCAGTGCATCCTCCAGCCCGTTCTCAAACACCATCCGCTCCTCCTTAAACACTGACGCGCCCAGCGATGCCACCTCTACTATCCACGCAGTCTCCGGCGTATCCTTGGGTGTCATTTGCCAGGGATCGCTAGGAAATTCCGTATCGCCGATGCAGGTGAAGTTTATCAATACGTTCATGGTTATTGGTTTCGAAAGAATGGGGCAAATCTAAGCGCCGCCGGCAATGGAATCATTTTCAATTCTGTGTGCGAAGACCCGTACACATCCATCCCTGCTGTGTAGAACTTCCCTGCATTCTTCGGCGAGACCAGGATGAGCGTCGAGCTTCTGAGTGGCGGAGTTGTGATGTAGTTGGCGATGACGTCATACTCACGAAGCCCCCGCAATTCCATCCCCTCCGCCGGCACCATTTGCGGGCTGAGAAACTGCGCCAGAATTTGCGTCATCAGATCGTACTCATTTAAGGGCAGTGGGGTTGGTGCGGCCGGGGCGTAATCCTCGCGCCTCAAATCCCGACAACACCGAGGAATTGATTTGGATGTCCGGTGAAGCACCTCGATCCATCCCTGAAGAACAATTTGGTCTTTCTCCATGGTTATTGTTTTGGATTTTCCGGGCACGCCCCAAATGGGTCTACGGAACCGCTGCTCGATGAGCTATGCATTTCACACCCACATTTGCAATTGCCGACCCAGGCCTGCTTCCAGTAGGCGTGCTCTCCAAATTTCTCCGGGTCCACTGTCGGTGCGGTAAACCACACCCCGTTCTCGATCCATACGGACCATCCTGGCTCCGGCTTTGGGTCTGGATATTCGGCGGAAGTGCCGATTTTCGTTTTCATTGTTTTAGTTGTTTCTGTGTTCATTTTACAAATGCCGTGAGCGGAATCCCGATGAATCCCGTCTGCTGTCTGCGCGATCCCGTCACCATAATCCTGGGCGTCTTCAAGAAACGCAGGGCCGAGGCCACATGCTGCGAGAGCCTCTCCAATTCCGTCCGCATGATGAGCATGAAACCATCGGGCATCCCGCGATGCGAGTCCGCCATCAGCACATACCGGTCGTCGTCGTAATTGTCGAATACCTTGTCCAATGCTGCGCTGGCATGTCTCGCAAATGCGAAATCCCCCACCACCGGCAGGTCCGTGAAATCCACCCGCAGATGCTCCAAATCAAACGGGAAGGAGGATGCCGAGGACAGGATGCCGCTCAGGCGGTAGAGGTAGGCCTCGATGCGCTCGCCATTCTGCGCCGGCACCCGGAACAACGCCGACACTGATTGCGTGAATTTTAGGGGGCTATGCGCCATTTGGAATCTCCCTGGATACCTGCAGATCTACACTGCCCTCGATGGTCGCATCCTTGAACAACGCCTCGATGTCCACCTCGACGACGACATGCAGCAGCCGTGCCTGCAGGTGCGGCGGAACATCCTCCCACAGCAGACCCACATCCTGATGCTCGCCTCCGTCGCTCGCCCGGAAAAAAGACGAGCTGATATTTCCGTTCTCACTGACCACCATTGGGATTCGAATTTTCATTATTCTGGATCCTCCGGCAGTGACGTCCACCATTGCGGCTGATTGCGCCTATTATGACCCGTGCCCCATGGCCCCTCCGCTTGCCAAAATGGATTAGGCTTCTTGTGATATGTCTGCAATTCCCAAGAGGCAACCCTCCATGAACCAAGCATAAAGGCAAGGATACGCGTCCCATCCTTCGGGGCCGTCTCAATTGATTTGAATTTTGAATCACTCATTTGCTCTTAGGTTCTGCCCGGTAATCCGCAATGGCCTGCTGAATCTCCTCCACGGTGTCGTGGTAGCCTTCAATCATCAATTGCTTGCCGAGCTTTTTCTGCAATTCCAAATTGGCATGAAATGCATTCACCACCGACACCGCCGGCTTACCGAGGACGCCGAGCGAGGGGCAGGACCAAAGGCCCGTATCCGTCACCGACAGATCCAGCAGCTTTTCATCCAGCATCCACCGCAGCATGGGCTCGTCCATCCGCAGCACGCGATCCCAGTGCTCGATCAGCCCGTTCTCGCCCAGGCGGTCCTTGTAATCCATGTGCAGTTCGTAGGACATGATGCGTGAGTTCACCCCAAACGTATTCTTGTCGCACCGCACCCGCACGCGCTTTCCGATGATCTTTTTGTCCTCATTTTGAAGATCTCCTTGCTTCGCCATGATGAGCTGGATCGCCGAACTCTGGTTCGTGGCCCTGCCGCCGATCTTCTTCTTGTTGAACATGGCCGTCCACGTCTCGGGCATGAAGGAGCTGAGGCCGGACATGTCCACCTCGTCATTTTGGTGCTCGGCGAAGATGATCACCACATTGTACTGCTGCGTGAAGGCGGGCAGCTTGCGCATGAATTCATGCACGAACGTGGCGAATTTCAGATTTGAGCCCTCGCCGATATTTTTCATTTTGGCGGCTTTCTTGCCCTCGCCGACGGACATGTATTTGGCGTAGTCGTAATTGCCTACGGCCTCCTGCGGGGTCATCAGCTTGCTGAGCGTGTCCACGAATACCAGCAGCGTCTGGGACATCGGCACGCAGACCGTCTCCTTGCCGCGGCTCTTCACGCCACGCATCACCTGCACCCACTCGGTCATCACTTCCACCATTTCATCCAGCGTCCGGGCCGGCTTGTAGGTGAGGCCCTTGCGCTCCATGATGATCGACCGCTCCACATTTGGGTCCATCAACCGCCAGACATGCTGCGGCAGGAAGGGCTTGTTCTCCGTCTCAATCCAAAGCGAGAAGCCATGGTCGGCGATATTGGCGGCCGCGAGCGTGAGGCCCAGGGTCGTCTTGCCGATGTGCTCCGCGCCGATGAGGCTGATGATGCATTGCTTGGGAATCCCGTAGGATGCCAGCAGATACCGCCAGTAGAAATGCGGCAGCGGAATCATCGACCGTTGGATTTCCGACAGCGTGGCGAAGCCGGTGGGCCGGTTGTTTCGGGCCGAGAGGATCGTGTTCAGTGTCTTCTGCACGATCTCCTGCGTGCGATCCTTGGGGTCGAAGATGTCCACGGGTGGAGCCTCGTCCCTGAGTTTCTTTTTGGCGGCCTTCTCGGCGGCCTGTTCCAGTTCTTCGCGCGCCTGCGTTACGGAGGACTTGCGCGGGGTTCTTTTATTTTTTGCGGGCATTTGGTTTTTGGGTTGTACGTGGGGGTGGATTCGAATTACTTTCCATGCTGCTTGAATATCAGATCCATGAGGCGACTGACATCCGCCATTACCGGCACGCAGCCAGGCACTGACAGGGCTGCCGTAATCCTGGCTTTCTCCTCTTCCTCGGCTTTCGTCAGCGGCGGCGGCAGCTCCAGCACCTCGATCGCCGCATCAATGCAATGCCGGGCCTTTCGCAAATCGCCCAGCATGTCTCCCTTGTTGCGGAAACAATATTCAATGGCGTCCGTCCTGCGGGAATCCACGAAGGCATTGCCCGAACTCTCCATGCATTTCTGCAGATCCCACGGCTGCACTTTCTTGTCGTAGTGTTTGGGGACTACATGTCCCTGGTTTGAATCACTCATTTGGTTTTATTCTTTTTGATCAGTTGTTTGATGCCTGCCAGCGTGTCAGCCCGAAGATAGCCGTCAGTTCCCAGCGCCGTCCATCGGATGCCGCTGCTGTTTCGTCCAGCCCGGTCAATGGTCACTCCCATGTATTGCCTTTTGTAATCCCGCTTCTTCGAAAATTCCGGGATTCCTGCCGCCTCCAGCAATTCCACGTCTCCGGGGGCGATGTGCTCCGCCAGGTCTGCAAGCTCCGCGATTTCGCCATAGCTGATTCGTTCCGCGCGCAACTCTCCCCGTAGGTATTCGAGGCGTGCCTTGATTTTGGATTTAGGCATGGTCATTTGATTTGCTCCTCGGTGGTCGTTTTCTTGGTCAGTTCGCCAAGCGTGATAGCCATCCGCTTTATGATGATACCTGACCGCGTTAATTCACCATCGGGTGTGTTTGTTGCCATATAGACGGCGTCGGCATCGCTCCCGGACAACCTGCAGCGCACCGCTAGGTCCATTGCTTCCGGATGGGTCATTGGGAGTCCTCTGGTTGGATGGTAAATGACCTGACGATCCCGTCCTTCAATTTCTCCGCTTTTTTCAAGATGCGCGCCTGTGCTGCCAGCGCATCCTTCATATTGGCGTAGGGACCGAAGTCCTCTGAACCAAACTCATCGCTTGTCATTGTCAGCGTGTAGCTCATTTGACCTCCTGTGCTTCTTTGAGGGCCTTCTCCGTCAACCTGAAGGCGTCACCCTCTGCACTGCCCTCTTCGTCGTCCTCGTATTGGACGTGGTCCTCCAGCGCTTTACGGCATGCCTGCAGCGCTACCACCAGCGTTTCAAAATGGTTCGCGCAATGCACAAGGAAGGCCGCGTTATCCGCATCATATTCCGTAAGCGCCACGTTCTCCGGCGCCACATCCGCAATGAGTATTTCATCGTGCGTCTGCAGGTCGGTCGGGTCGAACTCTGGATTGAGTCCATAAATCTGCCCGTCGCCGTCTGTGTGATAGGGTCGCGGCGTCGCCCGCGCGCTCAATTCATTGAATGTCATTTGGTCTCCTTCTCCTCTGTGGGAGCTTTGTATTGTTTCAGGCATGCATCCACGCAATCCACGAGAGCCTGCCACTGCTCATCAGTGAGGAGCTGCGGGACATGCTCGTCGCATCCGACCCCCTTGGACAGCTTGGTGTAGCGGCTCAAAATAGCCACATCCCACCCGGCGTCGTTTTCAATGAAGGCGTCATGCTCGTTGCAGTCGCCAATCTCCAGTGTGTTGTTCGTCATTTGACCTCCTTTGCCATCGCCAGCGCGACGCACGCTTTCGCCAGAGCTTCTCGCTCCTCTTGGTTTCGACTCGGCTGGAGTGCGGCAGCGCAGTCCGTCAGAGCCTCCATCAAAGACGTGAAGTTGTTCACGCAATGGACGATGAGGTCAGCCAGCGGCGGCGGAGTTTCGCTCGGCCATTTCGGCAGATCGGCCACCCACTGCCTGTCTGGGTGAGCATTCCTCTGGTAGATGGTCGGCTCCCACATATTTCCGATACCCTTTTCCATCTCCACGGTTAGCGGCAGAATCACCGCATTCTTCATCAATTCATTGAATGTCATTTGATCTCCTTTGCTTCTTTGAGAATTTGCTGCGCCTCGTTCAATCCAGTGAAGTCCTCCTCCTGCTCCTCGGTCGCATCATCCGGCAGGGCCTCCCACATGACCTGCATGGCTCCTGTCATGTCCTCCAGCGCCTGCAGGGCCTTGGCGAAATGCTTCCGGCAGTGCAGCATCAATTGCGCGTCGATGATATCCTTGTCGTGATCCGCCGGCCAAAACTCCGCGAGTGTGCATTCGCTTTGCTCTCCTCCCTCCTCAAATCCCACGCACATTGCCACCCGGTTTCCGGAATGAAAGCAATATTGCGTGCCCACCCCGAGATACCATTCTCCTGGGGTGGCTTTCGCTTGTAATTCTTTGAATGTCATTTATCTGCAAAAAGAAAAGCAGGCGCGGGGTTCGGACCCGGCCTGCTTGTTTGATTCAACTGCCTACTTCCCGGACTTCTTCTGCTCCAGCGCCATCAGGCGCGTCACCTGGTCCATCTGAGGCACCACGCCCGGCACGGCGAGCGCCGCGGTGAGCTGATCGTATTCCGCGGCCTCCTCAGGAGTCATGCCGTTGGGGGCTGCCTCTGCGGGGGCTGCCGCCGGTGCCTGCGGGGCTGTGGGACCTGTGGGCGGCTGGGGCGCTGCGGCGGGGGCTGCTGCCCATCCGAGCTGCGCGGCCGTCTGCCACTTCTCCGTTCCATCCTCGCAGAACAGAGCCTTCGGTGCATTGGCCGCCACATCCTTTGCGGCGGCGACATTCACACATCCATCGCTCATCTTCCCGGCCTGCGACACCCAGAACATCCGCGTATCCGCGGGTGTGACTGGGGCTGGTGTCGGCTCTGCTGGCGGCGTCGGCGGGGCCGGCCGTTGCGGGGCGGGGGCTGCTGGTTGCGGCGGTGGCGTGGGCGCTGTCGGCTGAACCGGAGGCGTGGGCGCCGAGGGAGCCTGCGGCGGAGTCGGCAATTGCGGGGCCGCCGGAGGGGTCGGAGGGCCTTGATTGACCGGACCAGCGGGAACCATGGACGCCAGCACCTGCTGCGCCGTCTGCCATTCCTGCTTGCCCTTCTCACAGAACATCGCCTGCGGCTTGGTCTGCAGTACCACCACGATCTGCGCGAGCGTCACCGGCGTCGGATCCGTCACTCCTGCGTTGAACACGTAGTAGAGCTTTCCTGCGGGCGCGGCACTCGGGCCATTTGCCGCCGGATTGCCGAACGAGTATGTGGTGTTCTCCTTGTACGCCGTGACCTTTGCCCTGTGCGCGCACGCCGTCTCCACGAACCGGTGCGGGATGGATTTGTCCTCGCAGATGATGTCCACGATCTCCTGATACGACAGGATGTTGAACAGCGTGTGATCCAGTGCATACCGCTTCGCCAAGATTTCGTCCGTCATCGCGACGACCGAGCTACCATCCAGCGTGTTGGGGCTCTTGGAGAACGTCCACGACCACGGGGTCGTCACGCCTTCCTGCACCTGCTGCCCCCAGGCCCAAAGGCCGGTCTTCGGATCCGTGATGTCCCCGAGCATGAACTCAGGGAAATTGGGATCGCGGGATGTGGTGCCGTATTGCGGCGGGAACGTCAGCCGGTCGAGCATGTTCTTGAACCCGTAGTCCGTGAGGTAGCCCAGGAAGTTCTCCGAGGCATTGTTGCGATGGGCATCCGTGCCGACCAGGCCCCACATATTGCAAAGCAAGAACGTCTTCACCTTGGGAATGATGGGATCGATCTTATTGGCGAAATCACCCTCCAAGAGATGCTCCAGCGACTCGTCATCCTCCGCCAGTTTCTTGGCGTAAGCGCGAATGTCAATGAACGGACAGGCCAGATCATCCGGACCGGCCTTGAATCCCGGATACACCTTTCGCGTGCGTGGAGAGACGATGTCATGCCGGGGCGCATTGCTGCCGTACCTGCGGACGGCCAGCATCCCGACGAAGAAATTTGTCGTCTTGGGTACATTGCGATCCGCGTCGAGCAGCGATTGGTCCACGAGGTTCGCCGTATTGCAGTGGCGATACGGAATGTAGGACGTCGCGTATTCGGGCTTTCCGATCAGCGCAGGATTCCGCGCTGGCAGGATGCGACCATCCACGGCGAACTTGCCGCTGGGGGTGGCGCCGAGGACGTGATCCTGGAAGAACCGCGTTCCTAACTCGAAGTCGAAGTCGTTCAGGCCGTCGACGAACTCGTTGCCTGTCTTCTTGAACTTTTTCTTTTCAGGGCCGCCGGGTGCTGTGGGTGCTGATCCGGGGGCGTGTGGTGCTGTTGGTGCTTGGTTACTCATCTGTTTTTTTGTTTTTGTTGTTTGGTTTACTGACTGATTTACTGATTTTTCCTACCTGTGATTCCGGGGGTTCAGAGCTTGAGCCATGGGGCCTCGCTGTGCCAAGTCTTGTCGTTGAGTTTCTTTTTCATATCATCTGAGGGCTTCGATCCCCACGCCAATGTGAAGCCGGTGTCGATCGGAAAATTCCAAGTCCTACCGTGGTTATGCCAGCAGTTTTCCGTCGTCATGAATCGCTGATGCGCCGCTGCCACATGGAACCGCTCTTCCACGGGACCACAGCTCACCACGGAGTCGTATAAAATCACCAGCGGGTAGGACCGAAATCCATACTGCCGGTAATACGCCATCAGATTCTTCACCGCTTTCGTCGATGTATCGGCCACGATGGCTTGGTTCGGAAAATTTCGCGCCTGTCTGCTCAATCCGGAGAGGATGCTGTTCTTGGTCCTTTCATCCATCCCTCGAACAAATGAACGGTGGGCATGGAACCTTCGCTTCTGCCCCGACTCCAATTGGTATTCCGGATATTGTGATCCTGGTATTTCCGCAAGCGCCTCCAGCCATTCCACCGCCACGGGCTGTCTGCGTCGAAGGGCATCCAAAATACCTTGCCCTGTGCCTTCTGGTGGTGACTTGCCAATGATGGCTTTGATTTGACGATCCAGCGTGCTCGCTGTAGCTCCGTACGAGGTGGAATTCGACACAAGTATCCCGGAGCACACAAACCTATTTCGCGGCCCCGCGTTTATGATGTCGTAGACCCTGACTTTCTCCACCCTGCCTTGCTGCTGTTCCTGTGGCGTTCCAGTATTTGATACTCGCTCATGCCCAGCCGGAATAACCCGTAGCACGTGGTCGCCGTGTAATTCACCTCGGGATGCCGTGCCATGAAGTCCCGTGCGGTCTGAATGTCCACATCTTTGGGTCTTCTCCGATTCAACAAATTCGTCCGACGATCCACCAACCGAAGATTCTCTTTCGAGTAATGTCCGTCGTTGTCGATCCTGTCGAAGTCCTTTTTCTTGAATGTCTCCTCCGGCCATTTCTCCAACGCCCACGTCACAAAATCCCGGCGAGATTTGAACAACACTTGAATGCCGCGCATCTTGTAATTGTACGACGACACGTGCGTGTCTTTGTAGCAGCGCTGCATCATCGCATTGTATCGAGTGCCGAGCGTCTTCGTCAACGGTCGCGCTACGCCGTACGCCGCACGCGCCCCCAGCCTCTGACAATGGCACTTGCTGGAAAAACCCTGCTCCAAATTCCGGATCTCTTTCTCCAGTTGTTTTCCGCACAAAGTGCATTGCGTCATCAGGTGAAAGTATCCCGACCCCGTTCTGTGAATCGTTTCGGGGAAAACTATCAGGCCAGGCACATTCAATTTTTTGGCCCGCTCCACCAATTGAGGCAAGTTCAATTTGTTGTGTGCGCGCCTGCCCGAAGTAGATTTTTCTTCCGTCTCGATCCCAAACTTCGTGTCCGTCGGTCGCGCGCAATCCCTGGTAGTTTCGCACTTCAGCAATTCCGTTGTATTTGAGTCCTTCATGATGGACCCACGCTACGCCGTCCCATAGGACATCGCAACCAAGAACATTCTGAATTGCTATCCACCCGCGACCGGTCAGCACGAGTTCATCTTCGGCGATGCAGAAATTCCCTGGCTTGCCCGTGCCGCCGCGATCGATCTCGGCGTCGAACAGTTCGCGTGGATTGTTTTGCACCCACTCCACCAGTGACCAGTGCAAATCATGTGGCGGATGAATTAGCTTTCCATCTTTGCGCAGCAATTCAGCCCACGAGACACGCGCCTCTATTTTTCCATTGGTCGCTGAAGTCAGAATGAATTCAGATCTCCAGTTCTTTTCATCAATGCCGCAGTCGGAAGCATAACGCAAACGAATCGAATGCTTTTTATCCTTCACTTTTGCCAACCCAAACTGATCGTCCGGTTCCGTCATCAAGCGGATCAGGTTCTCATCCCCGCTCAAAAACGCCATAGATCTAATTTCTGCCGTAGCGAAATCGCTGTCACTAAAGCACCAGCCAACGGACCCTTCGAGCGGAGGCAGTTCCGTAACATCTACAATACTACGCACGCTTGGGATCGCATCTGGATCCAGGAACACTTGAAATTTCTCGGGCAATTCGCCGATATCATGCTGCTCCTTCAATACCTCAGCAATCCCCCGAGCCACGCCTTTATGAATATATTTGGCCCAGTTTAAGTAGTTTGGCTTCCAACCCCGAGGACGCCCCGTTTCAGTCACAGAATTATTTGGATGGATGTACCCATCGCCCGCAATCCAGGTGTGCAACCCATTCTCCTTCACGATCTCCCCCGTAAACTCATCCACCTGCGGCTGCTTGAAGCATGACTTCGCAATATTGCCCACGGCGAGCATGTCCAGCATCCGCCGCAGCAATGCATCCTGCGTGTCATCCGCCAGCATCTTGAGCGTCTGCTTGTCGCAGGCCGGGGCGTATTGCGCCGCGATGTGGGGCGGCAGATTCTGCACGCGGCTCCATGGAATTGATGGCAGCCCCGCCTCCTTGCGATTGGTGGTCTTTACGGGCGTCATGCCTTTGACGTCGAACAGCCACCGCTTCTTGCAGTCCGCCGACCGCACATTGAAATTGGGGGCTTCCAGGAAATGATGCAGCGCCGGCAGTACTTTCTTCTCCGTCTCCGCGGCCATGGCCTTTGCCATCTCAAAATCCTGTTTGGATGTCGTATGCTTGATCAGATCAAGATCAGGCATCACGAACTCCTTCAACCGCGCCTCCGCCTCCACGTGATGGCCCTCAGCCGCCATGGTCAGGATCTCCTGATACACGCCAAAGCATTTCGGGTCCTTGGATGCGGAGAGCATCGCCTTCAGCAGCAATTGCCCGGACTCAATCCGCAACTCGTGGATGAATTTCTTCTCCAGCAGCTCACGCGCGTAGCTGTAGAGGTCGCGGAGGATATCTATTTTAGCTTTATTAATTGGCAGTCCCAGCAAAGCAAATTGCGTGAAGATGTCTGTGACGAGGTGATGCCGGTAGTCCCGGTAATACTCCCAGGTCTTGTCGGACATCAGGCGCTTGATGATCTGTGGGGCGGCGATCATCGGCGCAGACACATCCTTTAATGCGTAGGGCACGAGGATCTCGTCCGGGATCAGCAGGTAGCCCAGGTCGTCCGAGACCTTCTCCCGATTATCCAACTTCCAAAGCTCCAATGGGATGTCGTAGCGTCCCAGTGCTGTGTATTGCAACGCCAGCCTCTCCAATCCCAATTCGGCATTCTCATCGAGCACCTGCTGCGCACCTTCCACATCGATCATTGCCTTTTGATACCAGTCCAAGCCCAACCACGTATGCATCCACGGCAAATCCGCGGAGATATGGTAGCCGATGTATTTGGTCTTGGGGTCATTGCAATGCGGTTGGAGGATTTGACCGGCAGCCTCGTATCCCCCTGGGAAGGCAATGTTCAGCTTGTCATCCATCAGCCGGATATAGCGTGCCCGTCCTGGCGTCCATTCCATTTGCAGCGAGCGCAGCCTCCCATCGACGTGATTCCTGCCGCCGAACTCGCAGTCCACCGATAGGAGATGCTGTTTCTCCCCGGCGAGCATTTTGGTGAACTCAACCAATTGGTCTGGTGTGGAGATGATTTGGTAATCCTCCGGCGATTTGACCACTTCAATTCCCCTGGTCTCATCCAGCATCTTGCGCAATTCCAGCAGCTCCATGCGGAACGCCTCGATTTGCGCCGGCTCATAAACCGGCTTCCTGACATCCTGCATCACAAAGATTTTGGCCTCGTGCTGCTCGGAGTAGAACCAGCCCGCCCTCACCGAGTCGAATTTCATCCGGTTCGGAAACACGGCATCGAATGCCACCTTGCCGAACGTGACTATGATCTTCGGCTGCACCCGTTTGATCTCGTCCAGCAGGATGGGCATGGATTGCGCGACGAGCGTCTGCTTGGGGCGATTGCGATCCTGTCGAGGCAGCAGCCATTTGATGACCGCCGTGTAGTAGTGGTCGTAGATGTCAATGCCGATGGAGGCCAGGATGTCCGAGAGGATGCATCCGGCGGCTCCCTTCAGATACCGGGCGCGCTGAGGGATGGTGCGCCCGTAGGAGCCCTTGATATGGTCCACGGCCTCGTCCTCATCCACCGCCGTAGCCACGAACATGATCTCGGCCGGGATTTTGCCCTCGCCGGCGACCAGCAGCCGATCCCCCACCTTTTTATTGCGGGCGACAAGGCTGGTCGGCATGCCGATTTCAATTTCGCCAGGGGCGGGCGTGGGGCTTTGTAGTTTTTCACTCATTTGGTTTTATTCTTCGGATACGCAATCAGGTCGCCGTAAAGGCACGTCTCCGGTGTGTTCTTCTCCATGGTAGTTGGTGACCTCCTCCACGACGACGAAGTCCCCTCGCCATTTGCCATCCTCATTGTGAATGCAGACGGGACAGATGACGTCGTCGTAGTCGCCCGTGTCCGCAATGGCGCGTCCGCCCTCGGCGTCCCGGCTCAGCCCTTCCCACCCGCATTCGGGGCATTTGGCCACCCACCAATGTTTCAGTTCTTCTTCGGTGTAATTAGCCATTTGGTTCCTCTATCTTCGTTTTAGGCAGCAGCAGCGCCACCTTGTAGTCGGGCGTCCAGCAGACATTTCCTTTGTTCAGCTCATTGAAAACAGCCAGTGCCACCTCCAGATCCTTGCGTCCGCGCAGGCTCTCCGGATCGAAATCCTCGTAGGGCTCCTGCGTGGCGTTCTCGATGATTGTGTCGTAATCCAAATGGCAGACGGGCTTCGCGTGGCACGTCCAGAGGTATTCACACTCTGTCTGCTCCTCGTCCCATTCCATCTGGTCGAGGTAGTCGCCGACATCTGAGAAATACCGATCGCTATCCGGCATCACCACGGGACCATCCCACGCAGTCAGCTTCTCGGCCTTCTCGAATCGGGCAGCCTCTTTGGCAATATCCTGCTTTCTACAGCAAGCAGCACAGACCAGCCGGTATTTGTCGACCTCCACGTCGCAGTACTTGCAACGATAGGGTACGCAGCAATTGTCCGCCATGATGCGGTCCCGGTGGACGATGCGGCATTTCCCGCAGTAGAAGACGCCGGTGGGTTTGCCGTCCGCGTGGAAGAGTTCAGAGGCGGTCATTTCAAATGGGCTCCCCGCATTGCGCGCAAATGATGCGCGTAGATGATACCGATACCCCCGTTGTGAATTTGTCGCATTTGCGACAGTTCACCAACAACCCAGGTGTCGCTTTAGCCCCCCTGAGCCGCTGCATGCACATCTTTACCGTTGATTTTCCGACCGCCCGAGACGCGATGTAGATCTCTTTTTTCTCTGCGCTCATAATGTAATTTTGAAGTGTTGTTTAATTGCCGCGCGAGCAATTGCCCACGCCGCCTCTGTTGTCATGTCGCCCACGTCCTTGGTTCCCTCGGGCGGATAGATCGCTGCGTATTCCGCCCTGCCTACCATGGCGATTTCGATCTGGTTTCCCAATTGCCGGGACTCAACTGCGTTCTGCCCTGCGTAAAGCACGCACTGGAAGTTATCGAGGAGTATGCGCGCCTGTGCATCTGCCAGGAAGCGGCCCATCACGCAAACTCCTGGTGGTCCGAATCTACCAGCGTCACCAGGTCCCTCTGTGATGATGGCCAATGTCTTTGGCAACCGCATTAGCCTGTTCCAACGAATCGCCGCATCCAGCCCCATGATTGTGTTGTTGCGCTCTGAGCTGAAGGCCGATTTGTATTTCTGCGGTTTCCACGCTAGCGATGAATCCTTTTTCACATGGTCCATCACCTCCCACTCGCCCGTCGACGGATTCTTGCGCTGGATGGGCATCCAGTCATTCTGATATGGGTGCAGGAAGTATTTGATGTCCCCGACTACCTTCTCAATGATGCGGGCCTGCCAGTTGCGCTGCACGCCCTGCATGTCCGCGTAGAAGATGATCCGGTTCTGCGGCGTATCCTTGAACCCGCACGGCAGTGCGCGATAATAGCGGCCCATTTCCTCGTTCTTGGGCGCCTCCTGCACGCAATACGCCACCCGGAACTGCACCGTCAGCGATTTGATGTCGAAGCCGCGGTTGACCAGATATTCTACAGCCGGATGATTTGAGGGCAAATCCAGCAAGGAAATCACCTCACCGGGATGATCGGGGATCATGTTGCCCTTGCCGTCAGGGATGAGACATTTGCCGGGGGCGGGGCGTGTGATGCCTCCCAGCGGAGCATCGGGATATCCGCGCTCTTTCAGAGGAACCATGACCAGCAGATCGGAGACCAACATGCCTTTGCCGGTTGAGGACGAGTGCTTCATGCAGAACCCCGAGTAGTCCGCATTGTACTGTCCGACCTGCATCGCGTATTTGCCGAGGCCCAGATTCCGCTCCGCATTCACGGCCAGATGCCGGGAACTCAATTCCTTCTTGCCGTCCCTTTGCAGGCATTCCGGGCAAGCCATCATAATTTGCAGGCCGCCCTTTTCCCTGCGGATGTTCACATGCCCGTGAATGCGCGCCAGGGCGCCGGCCAGCATTTCCACTTCCCGCGGCAGCACCACATTGGGGGCGGCGGTGATGCCGGTGGGAGTTTGGATGGGGAATGGGGTCAGCATGTCAGCAGTACGTCACGCAATTGATCCGACACCCAGGAAACCTGGACTCGGCGGTGATGTTCATTTGGTTTCCTCCATCGCTTTTTTGGCGTCGGCGACATGCTGCTGGTTGAAGACTGCCGTAAATGGCGCCAATGCCTTCCGGCAAGTATTCAGGCTCTTGCTCAGCTTCAGGATCTCCACATGCGCCATGCACAGCGTCTTCGTTGGGAATGTGTCCCAGTCAATGTCCGCGTCCTTGAACATTTGCGAGGCCTGCAAGGCCTCCCGAATTGCGGCGTAGGCGGCGCGCATCTCTTCCAGTTCCTGCATTTGGTCGCTGATGGGGTTGGGCCCCGAATGCCCGAACAGCTCCTGCGCCACAAACGCCGACAGATCGGCGCATTCGTCGGGTGTGAGGTTTCGCTGCCGTTCCATGAATTCCTGGATGAAGTCTTGTTTTTTCATTGTTCAGATTTGGGTATTGCACCGGCAACGCTCGATAGCGGCATCCCGTTGCTCTTCGTAGCTTTCCTCTTCGTAAGAGACCCCGTCTCCTATGTCTCCCAGTCTCTTGTGTCTCATTTGTGGGTTCTTCAGCCACGCCTCCACATCATGGACATGCTGATAGCCGATGTCGTAATCCGAGTTGGAGTGCACGATGTCCTCAATGTCATTACGCAATTCCTCCTCATCGGCAAAGGCCACCTTTAGATTTACGCGGGTTTCGACGGGCCACATCTCGTAGCTGGGCGTCAGCTCGGCGCAGTGGACGTGGACGTTGCGGTCGAAAAGCCAGACGGTTTCGATGGAGGCGATCTTGTCCCGGTATTCGGGGATGTTCCAGTATTCCAGATTGTGCGGCTCGACCACCAGGTGGAAGTCCGGGCGCAGGGTGTGTTCTTCTGTTGCCATCACTCTGCGTTTTCAACGGTCACCACGGGCATTTCGTCCACGTTCACCGATACTTCAATCGGACCTTCCATGGATACGCTTGCGGTTGTCGAAATGGAGCTATTCTTAAAGACATTCTTCAAAGCCAAAGCCAGTTCGTGCCCGAAGTTTTCCCCGGACGCCACATCGATCATGTGTTTGTTCTGGATGACATCAGCCAAGGTCAGAAGCGCGGCGGTGACTTTGTCACTGGTGTGTTCCAACATTTCATCGTAAATAGGACGCAGGTCATTCATATTGTTTTGTGTGTTTTGGTTTAATCATGTGAATCGGGGTTGAGTATCATCCTTTCCGGGCAGGGGTGCGGCGGTGGCGTAAACAGGGCGCCGTGGCCCCGGTACGCCCATTCCGCGGTCTCGGGGCGCGGAGCGCAGTCTAGCTCGCTGGCGGGCTCCTCAGGGTCTTCGGGCTGGTCTTCCTGCCCGGCTTCCTCCTCCATCGCCGGGTATCCCTCCTGAACCAGCAGGTGGGTAAAATACCGGGCCTTCATCTTGTCGGCCTCTGCGACATCCGTCTTGCGCAGGGTGACGTAGCACCGCCAGAGGCTGGCCCAGGCCTCCATATCCGGGATTTGGGCATCCGTCATTGGCAAGGACTTCGTCACATCGCACAGAAAGACAATCTGCTTTTTCATGTCGGAAATCTCTCTCGGGTTGTCTGAGGTGATCAGGTAATCCTGCATCGCTTTATCCAATTCCTTCCGGGCCGGGGATGTGGCTGACTCCATTTGACCGGGAAGGTGTTTGAGCAGCGACATGATCCCCCCGACGTAAGTCCCGGTATTCCGGGGGTGCCAAACCAGCACCAGCCAGAGAAACTCCAATGTTCCAAGGGTGCCGTTGGTGATCCGGGTATTGAAGCTCCGAGCTTCCTGGTGGCCGATGGTCTGGATGTTCAGCAGGTGCGCGAGGCGCATACCCCAGCGGTCCCTGGAGAATGTCACAAGGGCGTCGCTGTCCTGCGGCACCGGATCGAGGTGGATCCTCCAGACCAGATTCTTAACGCTGCCGGTTTTCCTTTTGCTTTCGGGTCTGCCCAAAAAAGATTCTTCTCTTTCAAGGGAGGGACCCGGCTCCGCCGGGAGGGAATCCCGGATGGTCTCCGGTTGCGGACTTGGGGGAAGGTAAGGAAGGGATCTTTTTGTTCCTGTTTCTGATGATCCTGTTAGTGCGGGAAATTTCCCGGATGGACAATCCCCCTCCATTTGGGAGTTTTGAACCTGTTGGGTGTGTCGTTCTGTCCCGACGATCCCCCCTGCTAACGATCCGGGAAAATTCCCGGATGGACGCAGCCTGTTTTTCTCTGGATTCCATGCATCCCACTGCCTGTTTTCCCACAGCTTTTTCCGCCGATTGACCTCCTCCATATTGACAGTGATCCAGTTCGCTCGGTCGGGATACCCGTTCACGAACTTGGATGGATCTTTGGTGATTGTGATGAGGTTCTCGTCCACCATGGCCCGGAGCCATTTTCGAACGGTCTTGGGGTCGCCTCGTCCCGCGAATACCTGCCGACGGATGTCCGCCTCAGTGAACCGCATGGCCAGCGGCGTCTTCCATTCGATGTGCTTCTGCGTGGTCCATTGGAAGTAGTGGAGCATGGTGGCCTGCTCCACCTCCTGACAAAGAATGTCGATCTCCCATGGGGCCACGGATCTTACGAGTCGCGCTGTCCTGCGCTTGGGGGGATTTGGGTGCGGATCTGAGTTTTGCATAGACGTAGATAAAAAGGCGCCCGCGAGTGGTGGAGTATCCAAGACCAACAAAAAGGTTTACGCCGGCATCACACGGCGGACCAACGAGGATACGGCCCACCACAAGCGGGCATTAAGATTTTCTGCGTTTATGTCTAGTGTGATGCTTCGACAATCGGAGGATTGGTACCCCTAGTCCTTGCGGACGACAACACCTTCGCACACATCACGAGAACCCGTCAATCGCGATCTTCCAGGCTGGGTGTGTTCGGCTCTTCCCACTTCTCGGTGCGGGGTTTGACGCCCTGCGTCTTCAGCCATGGCAGCAGCTTCTCGGTGAAGCATTTCGGGCACAGATCCACCGTGGTGTCCTCCCCGAAGTCCCCGCCGGGATCCAGCTCCCCAATGCGCATGCTGACCTCGGTCTGTCCGATCTCCCATGGGTTCTGTGCCCAATGATTCCGATTTGCACGACACAGGTCGCATTCAATGACCACCTTCACTCGTTTTTTGACGAGTGTGACTTTTTCTTCGTATTTGCGCATTTATTGATGTGGTTGGTGTTCTCAGTTAATTTTCCCACCTGTAATCTCCGCATACCGCCGCAAGAACAAAGCCCTGGCGATTACCGGATGCATGGGTTCAAGGCGCACCATCAGCGGCACCACCCCATGCAGCACAGACCATTCAGTGTCGTTGTCCTCGGCTGGCATCAAATCCCGGCGCTCCGTTGCCAGCATCACCAAATCCGCCGCCTTTACGCAGTCTGGTAATTCCGACGGCAGTCCAAAGCGCGCCATGATGGCGGCATGCACTCTTTTCTCAATCGCCTTGTAATCCGGCAGTAGGGCCTTCAGTGGGCTCGACACGTCCCCCATCACGGCCTCCGAGGCATCGTGCAGGAGACCAGCCAGCGCATGCTCCGGCGGGACGATACGACTGACCATTACGGAATGCTGAGCCACGCTCATAAACTCCCGCACATGCCCGGTAAACCGGCAGATGTGCGACAACGCATGTGCCACATCCTCAATTCCAAATACCGATTCCTCGGGATTGAGGAAATTGAAGTAGTGACCGCTGACGAGTTGAATTACGGTGTTCATTTTACCCCCTCCCGGCATTCAGGGCATTCAGTAATTCCTTTATCTGCACCGGACCCAGGCAATCCCTGCCGTCCGGCGTCACAAACGCAAAGAATTTGCCGTCCTTTTTCAGCGTCGCCCGGTATGCGGAATAGGTCCATCCGGTCTCTTTTGGTTCTTCAGTCTTTTTGGGTTTTGATTTCATTCTTTGAATTTGGTTCGGCCTTCCTGTTTCCCCTCGAAGTAATCCAGCAGCATGCTGCGGACTTCGTCACTGCTGTTCCCTGTAAACCCATCCATGTGCGGGTAGACCGCCTGCAGTCCCTGCACCTCCACTTCATCGCACATCTCGAAAAACTCATCCTCCAATTCGCTGCGGCGCATGCCGCCGATATGGAAGCTGTATTCGTTGTACAGCTCGGAAACCGTTTTCTTCCTGGTCTTTGATTTGCTCATTGTTGTGTCCTCTGGATGTCCGTCAGGTTGATCCTGCATTTGAACACCTTGTTGCTTTCCTTGAACCAGTCCTCCTGCGTATCCAGCCAGCGCTGCGCTTCTTGCTCCGAATACCACCACCGCTCCTGGCTTTTGACGAGCTTGTTCCATTCGCCACCGTTGCAGGTCTGACTGACGAGGAAGATGTCCTCGCATTCAGATACCCACAGTTCATCGACCAATTCCTCCAGCACCACAATGCGCCGGTAGAGCGCGCCGACGATTTCTTGCAGATACTCCTCGCCCTGATCGAGCGCTTTGTATCGCTCCGTCAGGATTCCATCGAGAATCTTCCCGAGTGGATCGTCGAGTCCGCAGTCTTCCGCTATCTGTTTGGTTGTTTTACTCATTTGGTCGGGGGTTCAGCACAGACCACCTGCCTGCGCGAAATTGCGCTCCAGCGTTGCCCTCTCCTCCTCCAGCTTTTCAATGCGCCGGTAGAGCGCCTCGATGATGTCACAGAATCCGTCTTTCGTCGGGGATTGCTCCTGCATCACCGCCGTCTTGTCTTCGAGGATGTCCCTCAGCGTTTCAATGTCCGCTCCGTGTAGATCGCAATCACTTGCAATTTGGTCGATCGTTTTACTCATTTCTCTTGTTTGTATTTGTTGAAGTCCGCCGCGGTAAATTGGCGGAACCTTTGATATCCGAAGTCCCGCACCACGGGCACTTTGCAGGCCTGCGATTTGCGCGCCTTCCCCATGTAGAAGGACTGCTTTTCCTCAAAGGTGGGTTCATCCTTTGCCTCCCATGTTTTCTTTTCTGTCTCCGGCTTCAGCATCGTGGTGATTCCGACGATGGTGGTCATGTCATTGCCAAGCGTGAGACATTCCGTCAGGCAGGTGGAATCCACCCGAGGATTGTTTTTGCAACGTCCCGGATGCCCCTGGGCCATGGCAATGGCGCTCAGCTTGTATTTCTTCGCCATCTCCACGATTGCAGTGGCACCTGAGAGCAGGGCCAGCCGATACCGCGCGGGATCATGCATCACATTTTTCCCAAGGGCCTTCCCCAACCAGTCAAAGATCAGGTAATCCACGCCGCCCATGGTGGAGCCGGCGCGTTCGACGATCGAGTCCACTTCCGCCATCACATCCGTTTCCGAATCGGCATCCCAGTTCACAAAGGAGAAGGTTTTGGCGGTCAGCCTCTCGCGCAGTTTTGCATATTCCATCAATTGGTCTCTCTCGAATTTTGTCGTAACCACCCGGTCCTTGATCGTGTCGAACGGCACATGGCATATTGCCGACACGATGCGGGGTTCCAACTCCTGGAACGGCTGCTCCGTGGAAATGAACACGCCGCGGGCCCCATTCATGGACATCAGCGCCGCCATTTGGGTGGCAAACACCGTCTTGCCCCCGCCGGTGGCCGCGATGATGAGCGACCCTTCCCCCTGCCCGAATCCCCCGCCCAGCGCCCGGTCCAATGGTTTGAAATGCGTGGGCGTACGCATGACCTCCAGCTGCTCGTTGTCGATGCCATGTCCGAATCCAAAGATTTGATTCCGCTCCCCCTTGGGCTGCATGGCTGCCTTCATCTTTGCCAGCTGATCCACCATGCCCTCAAAGTTCCGCGTGCTCAGCCGACGCTTCAGCATTCCCTCAGTCCGTTGGCTTTCCATCCAAGCTCCCACCGCCAGATTCATGAACTGCATGTTCACAGCCTGGGCCATGGTGCAGGCCTGTACCCAAATCTGCACCGCCGGCATCACCTCGTCCTCGGTCAGCGTGTGTCCCGCCTGCGCATACGACACCAGGTAGCCTTGCAGCGTGCCGATGTCGATGGGCTGCAGCCTGGCCTTCGGATCGCGGTTGGTGCTCATCCAGGCCATGTTGTAGTCGTACATGGCGCGATAGACGGCCGAGCGCTTTGGATCGGAGAAATCATCCGTCCAGGGTGTCTTCTCATCGGGTCCTCGGCAGAGCATCGGCATCACGCGCATGAAGAACTTCTGGTCCCACCAGACGGACGCCAGCACATGCATTTCGAACAGCTCCCGATTGGCCCGCAGGAAGCTGTGGACGGAATTTTTAATCAGCTTGTTGCTCATGTTTCCTTTGGTTCAGTTACTGCACCGGGATCCTCCGCGCAGTAGAATCTGCCGTATTGCAGGTATGAGAATGCCATAAAGGCATCCTTTTCGTAGCTCAGCCGCACTCCCAAAATGTGCGACATCTTGAATTGCCGCCATTCGTAGGGGATGGTCGCATACGCCAGCGGGATGCCGTCTGCGTCTGCCTGGCGTATAAGACCCCCAATCACTTCTCCCATACGGGCGATATGCTTATCCGCCCACTCCCACAACGCCGGCAAAAACACGGAAATAGTTTGCTCCGTGATTTCTTCTCCATGTCGACATTGCATCGTGAACGTGCGTTTCTGGAAGTCGATCTTGGCATACTTCATGAGATACGCAAAAACATGATTATGGGTGCAGTGGGGTGATTCCTTGGTAGGAACTACCTTGGGCTCATGCAACTCCGCCAGTTTGTCGCTCCAATGTTGTAATTCAGTCATTTGATTGATAGTTGAGTATTTCGTGCACTGGCAGGCCCAGCACTCGCATGGCGTTCTGCATGGGACTATCGCCTTCCAGCGCGGCGCGGGCCTGCTTTCCGTATTTGCGGAACACCTCCGGATCATCCCCACACAGGGCGCAGCGCAGGACCGGAGGAATGCCGGAGTATTCGTGGAAGAATATCGCCTGCACTTTCGGATCCAATGGGTTGCAGGTTCCGGCTGCTTTCATGCACTGGTCTGCGATGCTGGCCAGGGATAATTCCAAGTCTCTGTCGGCTGGAATGGTGAAGTCCGGCGGTTCCGTGGGCGCGGTCGCGGTCGGACCAGCTTCCATTGCGGGGCCCTGACAGCGGTTCTTGTAGGTCAGGTAGCAGGAGGCGGCGTAGTCCCCGGTCAGCTGATTGACGTAGGGTCCGCCTTTGTTTTTGGTCTCCTCAAATTGCGCCTGAAGGAAACTGTCAAACCGGGCATTCAGCCGGTGGCAGACTGCCGCTACTTTTTCCCATACCGCCGGCTCATTGTCCTTGGTCTTCGGCTTGTAGGTCTTGTTTCCGGTCAGTTGCCGCATCTTCTCAATATATTCCCGACGCAGGTTCCCCGCCAACACCTTGATGGTCGCGGGGTTGGCGGGTGCCTGCGGTGGGGGTGGTGGTCCGTCTTTCATCCTATGAGTTCCGCGGTAGCGGGATCCTCATCAAGGTCTACCCGCATCTTATTACCCTCGTCGTCGAACACATCAAAGACCCCGGACCACGAACGCCCGGCGTCGAGTTGAATTTTCAAGGCCTCCCTGGCAGCTTCGACTGGATTGTCCGTAATGACGTCGATCTCCCAAAGCACGCGATATGCAGGCATGTCAGTGTTGGTTGGCGTTCAGGGTCTGGTAGTAGAAGTGATGCAGGAATCCCAACGGGAAGCTTTGCATCTGCCAGGCCCACAGGGCGCGACCGGATCGTCCATTTCCGTCAGTGAACGGATGCAGGGTTTCATACTCCAGGTGAATTGCATAAGCTGAGTCCGGTGTGCGTTTTGCGCGGGACAGTAGATCAATGAGCCGCTCGCGAATCTCCGGACCTCCGGGTGGCGGACAATGATGGCCGACGCGCACATTGCGCCCTACTACATTACGCAGCTGTGCATCCGGCTGATAGACGCTTACGAATGAATGCAGGTCAAACACACTGACGTGCGGCAATCGCAGGAAATGCGCGAAAGTCTCCAGTTCCTCTTGTGTCGGTGGGCGTAAAATGCCCTCGATCCTGTTGCTCTCCGTGACGAAGTATTCTTTGGTGTTGGTTGGTTTCATTGAATTACCAGTTAAGCTGCCGGCAGATCGCCGACGAGCACTTTGAATTTGCCGGTATCCCGGCCGTTGTAGTAAACCTCCCGCGGCCTGCGGGGAATTGCGTTTCCGTCTGCCTTAATTTCCTGTGCGGATTGTCGGGCCTGCCTCGTCCATTGTCGCTTTACGGACAACCATAGAGTCTCGTCCGCAATGAAGTAGCCGGCCCGGATCCTGCGCAGTTGTGCGGCGCAGCGCTTTGCCGCCACCACACGCCCCACGAAGGTGAGTTGGGCGTCGGTGAGATGTGTGGCTCTTACGGGTTGGTATTCTGGTTTTAGACGCATTTGGTGAATTTCAAAGACGGGTCCGGGTAATCTGGATGTGGTTTTTCTCGCCGGTTTTTGCTCTGGTTGAGCCCTGCCCACATGGGCTGTAGATTTTTGTAATTGGATGCTTTCAGGAACTCCTCTTTCTGTTGCAGGTCAAAGTCAATCAGCGGGCGGATATGATCGATCTCCCATCCACCTGTTCCGTAATTCTCCCATGTCATTCCGGGCTTAAATAATGATTCCAAATGCGCCTGCAATTCCGCCAGTGAACATCCGATGTAGGTGGAAAACCCGGCGGGCTTTTTCATTTTTTGAGATTTTACGAATTGGTACACACGGCTACGGATATTATGTCGCAGTCTGAATTGGATGTCTGACTTCAGTCTTGTCAGGGTGTAATTCGTAATTCTGCGCCTGTTTGCCTCTACCCACGCCAGGCGCTTCGCCTTTGCTTTTTCTCCACGGGCCCTCACTCTTTCTCGATCTCGATTTCTAACTTTATTGGCTTTGACTTTGTCTGGATTTTTCAACTGCCACCGCTTTGTCTTTGCACAAGCGGCGGCTTTGAACTTTACTGGATCATTGAGTCTTTGCCTTTCTTCCGTCGCTCTAGCGTGCGCTTGCACTCTCGCTTTGATCGCTGGGTTGGTGTGGTAATTAATAATCCCCACCACTTCCCATATTCTTTTTGTCACCCACTTTGGGTCGGCCTCTCTTTCGTCCAGGAGCACATGGCTTTCGCCCATTGGCGCGGGCAGCCTCAGACTTTTTAAGCGTGATAGTTCGGCCTCCCATTCTTGCAAACTTCGTCGAGTATTTTTCATATGGCATTCCTGAAAAATAACCCAACAAGCTGGGTTTTCAAGATCGAAGTTTGCGAATCTGGACGCGCGGGAGCTTACTCGCGGTCTCACACGCAGTGGTCAAACAGGTGTTTTTGGACATCATCAATCGTGTCGGCCCATAGGATGGTGTAGCCTTTGTTTTTGTAAACGCGATGCCGCGCCCAGCTGTCTATGTTCACACAGCTATATGGTGAATTTCCCCCAGACTGCGGGACTCCTTCCGGTGCTCCATCTTTTTCAAACATGAAATCGATCATGACGCCGCATCGTTTATTTGGGCGCACTTCAGCCAAACGCCCCGGCTTTTGGATCCCAGAAATCGAGCCTCCGCCCCCTGTAGCATTGATGACCACCTGCAGGTTGCTGAACGTAACGCCGGTCGCGAAGATCTCCGAAGATATACAGCGCGTGATACTTCCGTCTTTCATCCGGGCGGCGACGGCATCCCTTTCTTTTGCGGTCATGCGCTTTGCCATCGCGATGGTCGTCTCCTCTCCCATTGCCTTTTGAATCCCTATCGCCTGCTTCTCATTCTCAATGAAGATGAGCGTCTGCCATTCCTTCGGAATCACGTCCTCAGAAATAGCACGAATCTTCTGATGTAAATCAGCGTTTTCATACACCACACTTTTGTAGACTTGGTCCCTTGAAGGATGCCCGCGCAGCGAGGATGTATTGATTTTGACCCGAAGGATAATCACCACAATCTCACAAATGGCTCCTTCTTTCACCGCTTCCAAATACGTCCTCTCTGCAAGTGTTGGTCCGATGATGCCCTCGATAAGAATGTCAGCATTGTCATAGCGCCCCTCCAGCGTGGCCCCGTAGCCAATCTTCCTGGCCTTGGAAAACTTGAGCAAATCCGGAATGCGACCACGCGTGACGGCGGCGTGGGGTTCATCGATTAGCAAAAGACGAGTCCGTCCATGGTCGCATTTGTCGAGACTATCCATCGAACACACCGTGATGTCCTCGCTTGCAAACTTCGTCTTGCTACTGCCTCCGATCATGACGACCTGTCGGTCTGGCAGCGCGGCGGCAATCTCATCCTTCAATTGCTTGAGCAAATCAATACCGGGGGCGGTGACCACCGTTGTCAATCCATTGAACGCACGGAGTGTATTGATCAGGAGGGTCGTTTTACCAAATCTCGTCACGGCCTTGATGCAGCAGCTCACATTATACTGCAAGGCCTGCTTGAGCAGTGCCTCCTGGCTGAACCGGAATCCTCGCATCTGCTCATACCGCGGCGCGGGAAAGGGCAGTCGTTGGTCGGCCCCCCATTTGACCGCGATACCATTCTCATTGCAGTATTGGACAATGCGCCACCACATCCCCTGATGGGTGTTCAAGGCGCAGATGCCCTCCTTGTCGATCCGGTTGAATATCTCGATCTTCTGCTTCTTCGCCCGGCGAATCCATGGCTTCTTGGGGTCGGGCTCCAGGGTCTTCAGCTCGTAGGTGAGCAGCTTCTCGATCTCGGGCGTCCTGGGTGAGACGCCGAGGACAAGGTCATCGAGGATGAGGTGAATTAACTTGGTCATTTTGCTTACTCATTTAATTTTTACTACTGGCGTTCCAGCAGGGAGTCGTAAAAGGCCACAACCGCCAGCAACTCCGATTTAGAGAGGTCGGCAATGCGGTGACCCATAATCACGATGTTGCTGCTGTGTTCTCTGTTGTCTTCCAGGAATTTCTGCGGAAGCCGGTTTCGGCGCTGCTGCAGATTCGCCAGGATGGTGCGGGAGTCCGCGGGATGCAGGCTCTCCACCGTGAATTTCCCATATCCGAATTTGCTGCCCCATGGACTCAATCCCACATACGTCCCGATGAATTCGAACATCTGCCGCAATTCCTCCGCCGTCGGGGGTCTGTGGGAATCCCCGCTGTCCAGCTTCCCCGGCAGAAACACCTCCACGGTCAGGATGACATTGCGATTGATGGCCTCGTGCATCACATGCGTCGCCTTCCCGTCCCGGTGGTAATTGCGGCGGTAGAGCACCATGGAGGAGGGCCTGCGGTAAACGGGTTGAACGGTCACCGCAGTCGGATCCATGTCCTCCGGCAATTCCAATGATTTGCCGGCCTCGGAAAGCGCATGCAGCCATTGCGCCACATTCAGCCGCAGCCAGTCTCCCGTGTCCCCGCGATCGAACCGCAGCGTGGGTTCGCCTTTGGTCGCCCCCAGGAAAGGGGTGGTGAGGCGGATGCGGAGATCGTGGAGCATGTCGGAGGCTAGACCGTAGAGGTGGGGGGCTCGGGCGGCAAGGATTTCTGTTTTGGCTCTCCAGCCCACACCGGGCATTGCGGAAGGGGAATCAACGTGCCAAGGCCATATGCTCCCCGGCGTTCCATTGTCTGGCTCCGCTTTCCAGGCACCACCTCTGCAAACACGCAGGTCTCGCTGCAACCGAACCGATGTGTCCGGTAAAACACACACACGCCGCCGGCGTTGAAGTCATTTGCGCAGCATGGATTGCCGTCTTTGTCCCGGTAGGCGATTACGGTGATGGATTTGGTTTCAGTGGTCATTTTGGTTCCTCCGTGTGATTGCCCATCTGCCGCGTCAGGCGCACCACTTTCGTGAGCGCCTGCGTGACGATGGGATCCCATCTATGGGTTTGGTATATGTAGTTTCTGTGCCCTGTAATAATCGAACTCCGGTAGATGCCAACCCTTGTGGTGTCTGTGTGTACCCCTGAAGACTCCGTTTATGGCGCTGACACTCAAATCCTCGGATTTACAGAACTCTGGCGTGCTGGAGAAATGACATGTTATTCCGTTCATGAACATGAGCGTGCGTAATTTCGGAGCCTTACCGGGATAATAGAAACCACTGAACACCGGCAATTCACCTGACGCAACCCGCCGTGCTCTTGCGTAATCCAATTCTTGCAACTTGCAGAAATCAAATAAATCTTCACCAGAAATAATTCGACCATCTAAGAGTTGAAACTTAAACGTAATGGGTCTTCGGCGTTTCGCATGCCATAATCTTGCTTGCGCAGATCTTACATCATGACAGTCTGCTACTTTCTGTCTGAACGCCTCGGACTGCCATCTCGCTTTAGCAACAAGTTTCATGGATGCTCTCCTTGCCGCGCTGAGTTTTCGACCAAGCAAAGAATTTCTGATTCGCTGTTTGGTCTCCTCCGTCACTTCTCGGCGTGCGTTTGATTCTGAAATCTTCTTCCTAGATTCCTCTGGCAATGTTTTCCCCGCGAAGGGCGCCACGGCACTCCAACACTGATTAAAACTAGGAATACCCGATTCGCGTAGTGTGTCCAGATAATCCTGTTCAACCTGCAGCGCTATTGTCGCATTGCATTCTTCCAGCACTTGGCATGTGAATTGGTCTTCTCCGTGTTTAGTAAAAGATCTCTGAAGGTGTGAGTTCCCGTGTTTATTTTCCCGTAAATCCGATAAATGTTTGCGTAGCCTGTAACGCAAAGATACCGAGGAACTACCAACATACATCCGCTCGTCTTTCAAACACGTAATCAGGTAAATACCTGCCACATTATCGGCATCGGTTTTGCTGTCAAACACGGAGGCGAACGAGAACGCAGCATGTTCATTTACGACATTCGCATACCCTAATGTTTCTTCTGAGATCATCCATTTTTATTACCCTCACCAAGCACACGCGTCAACCTCACGTTTTTGTCAAATCCCGACACCAGTTCAAGGCAGTGGTCCACTACAATTACTTGCATATCTGAGCTGCGCATCTGCGGCTGCATTCCGGCAAATAAGTCACGCAGAGACTCAATCGCAAACCGATCGAGATGGCACGTGGGTTCGTCCAAAACGAGCAATCCCACCTGCGGCAGAATCAATTGCTGCACCGCCAGCAGGAACGAGATCGTCAGGAGCACCCGTTGCGCCCCCGACAGCTTGCTCTGCGACAGCTTTCCGATCCAGGGTCGTTCCTGGTCCGTGAAGTCAAACGACAGCACTTCGTCCACCGACGGCGTCACCACGAAATTGGCATTGAGCATGCCGAGATTCCGCTGGGTGAGGCCAGTCAGTTGATTGAAGCGCTCCGAGAGATACATCCGCGGAAGGCCCTGTCGTGTGAAGGTGCCCTTGAGTCGGCGCAGGTCTTCCACCAGCGCCCGCACGTCCTCCTGCTTGTCCTGCAGGTCCTTTAGTTCCTTCAGTCGCTTATGTAGTGTGGTGATGGCGGAATCCAATTGGCGCAGTTCGCCCTGCAATTGCTGGCGCTGGGTCTGTGTGCCTTCGAGGATGGGGAGTTCCATGGCAATGGCGTCCGCCTCTGCATTGGCTCTACCAGCCTCAACAATAACAACCCCGGCTCGCACTCTGATTGCCCCTGCCTCCGCGTAAGCTTCCTTCGCCGCCTCGTAACGTCCGGAGGCTTCCCCGGCCTCCCGCAATGCCGTCTGCAGCTTCGCCACTTCAGGCCTCCAGTAATTGACATAGGTGACCCATTCCTCGCGCAGCTTCGTGGCCGCGGCGAGTCGGGCTTTCTTCTGCGCCACGATTTCTGGTTTGGCTTCGGTGACCAGCCACGCCCACGACCCGACTGGATGCAATGCATTGATGCGATCGATCTCCGCATTATTGGCAGTCCATTGGGCATTTGCCACGCCGAGCTTGATTGTCAGTTCCTGTCGATTCTTCTCTGCGATTTCCAGTTCCGCAAGGCTGTGTGTTCCGGTATAGGGTGCGGGCGCGTGCTTCTGAGACAGCGTCAATTGTGCCTGGGCCTCCCGCAATGCTGTCTCTGCCGAAGTCACTGCGTTATTGCGAGTGGTGCAGGCAGTCATCGCCTCGGTCCGCGTCTGCTTCAGCGCGGCGATCTGTCCCTTAATTCCAAACAGGCGCTGTTCGTCATCCTTGCTGAACACCAATTCAGCCGGGATATCCTGCGCACACATCGGGCATTTATCCCCAACGCATCCGGCCTGGGCCTGCTGTACGCGAAGACGTTCCGCCAGTGTTGCGCGGCCTGATAGGGCTGCCGCCTCTTTTTCCAGAGGAAACAGCTCCTGGTCGCATTGTGTCATGCGGGCCGTGTCGTTGATGTTACGCGCTACCTCCTGCCGGGCTGTCTCGCTGGCAGTTTCAAGCTTGGCGATTTGCGCCGTTGCCGCTGCTTGCGTCTGCTCGTAGGTCGCAATGCTCCGCAATTGCTCCATCTGCTTTGTGATGTCCTTGGGCAGCGCATCCAGCGCCGTCTGCAAGGTCGCGCGCTCTGTGTCGAAGACCAGCCCGGCGGCCTTCAGGCGTTCGTGGTCTGCCCATGCCGCGGACAGCGTATCCGCCCGCGTGATGAACGCGGACAGTTCACTGCATTCGGCCAGCAGCTTTGCGGCCGAGGCGTCGGCTTCTGCGAGCTTTGCCTCCGTGACGGCGAGGACGCTCTTCGGGTCTCCGCCGTCCAGGTCGGCGAAGAATTCCTTCTCAACCGCCACGGAGGCCGCTTTCAGCTTGTCGTGTACGGAGGCACGCGCTGCCTCCGCCAGCGAAACTCCATTCAGCGCCGCCTCCTGCGCCTTCACGGCATTCAGGTAAGTGCGATACCGCGTGATGGTCTCGGATGGATCCAGCAGCCCGGCGAGATTGGCGGACAGTGTGCTCTGCTTTTCCTGCGAGTCGCGCAATTGCGTCCGCACCTCATCCATCACCGTGCCGCAATCCTGCAGCATGGCGGAGACGCTGGTGATTTGCGTATCCACAGCATTCTCCACGGTACCGAAATGCCCGATGAGCAGCAGGCGCATGAACAGCTTCTCGCGCTCGGGCTGGTCGCCGAAGAGCAGCTTGTCGAGGTAGCCCTGAGGCAGGAAGATCGCATTGGCGATGGCTTGCTTGTCCGCACAGAAGATCGCCGCCAGTTGCTTGTCGATTTCCGCGGCCTTCGCGATGCGTTCCGGCTTGCCGGTTGCGTCCACCATCGTGCTGAGTTCCAGCCAGCGCTTGGGTGATTTGCCCACGCGACGGTAGATCTTGCCGGTGATGCCGCTTTTCTCGAAGTCCATTTCTACTTCTGCATTGGCGACAGAGCCATCCGCCGCCGAGCGCACGAAGGATTCCGCCTTTTCGTCCAGTCCGCCAGTCCATGCGAATTCCAGCGCCTTGAGTACGGTCGATTTGCCCGTGAAGTTGGCGCCGAGGATTCCTACGCACCGACCATTGAGGTCGATGTCCAGAGACTCGTGGCCTCCGAAGTTTGTGAGTTTTAGTCGTTTGATCAATTTGTGATATGTTCTTCGAGTAGGGCGAATCCCTGCTCCATTTCTTTTCTGTGTCGGATGGAAGCCGCAGTAATTGCCAGCCTCACCCGCCCTGCTTCACCATTTGCCATGTCTAGCAGCACCGGCGCCGGGTAGTGCCTTGAGGCGCTGATATGATGCCGCTCCGCGAAGGCCAGGCAGCCGGCTTTGCAATTGCCCGCACGCAAAGCATCCGCGAGGCAGACCCAGACGCCTTCCACGTGCGCCTTCTCCGCAGCCATCTGCGCTTTCATCAGGTTGCGCCGATTGGCATTGTCCTGCAGGTGCCTTACGATGTCGCCGACGGCATTTGCTCCCAATAAAATCGGAGCCGTCACATGGAAGTCATCCGGACCGCAGACTGCCTTCAGCCCGAGGCTGTCCTCCTGCCATTGGTATCCTTCCGGCAATTCCAAATGCAGTTCCGTGGTGTGGAATGCGTAATGGAGCAGCCTTGGATTTTTCCGATCGATGATGCCGAAGGAGCGGACGTAGTTGCTGTGTGTTGCTCTTTCATATCCACTCCAGCGCCCACGATGATCACAGGTGCTTGGTGTGGCTTCGCAATGAATTCCGTAGGAGGATTTCTTCGTGGCAGTCAGCGTGGCCTCTTTACCAACCATGCAGATGTTCGGCACTCCGCGCTTTCGGGCGAAGTCCGCATCGAATCCAATGACTAGGGTGCCGGGGGCCTCTGCGATCAATTGCGGGATGGCGACGCCATGCCTTTTGATGATGGCGCGCAGCCGTGCAATCTCCCGCATCTCCGATTTCCGGGCATTGAAGGAGTCCATCCATGCGGTCACGCCTCTGAGTGTATGGGCTGTGCTGCGCTTGGCTTTCAGTTCCCGGCGGCGCAATTGTAGCAGGTATTTTTTCCTGAATTTCACATCATGTCTTGCACGCTTGGCTTCCGGATCTGTTGTGCGTTCACGCTCGGCCTTCAGGTATTGTTTCGTGGTCTGTTTGGGTAGGCGTTCCAGCCATCGCTGATACCTGGTGCCGTAACGGGAGGACAACCAGCGGCATATTCCTTTTGCCGTCTCTGCGGTTGAGCCTGAATCATGTGCTAGCTCACGGGCACGGGTGAGGCTGGGGTGTTCTGGGGTGGTCATTCTGGTATTTCAGTTTTCTGGCGTTCTCGCAGGGCATCATCCAGTCCTTCAATGATGAAGTATTTGACGGAGGAGGCCCGGTCGCAGCTATTGCAGATGCAGTCCGAGTCGTTGTCCCATTCATGATCTCCGGCTTCCTCAGTGCAGTCATCGTAAACAGTGCATGTGCCGGTAAATTGGATATTGAATCCTCCACGGGCGCCACACTGCGGGCATGCCATGTCCTGCAGGCAGTTCGCGTTGATCTCCGAGTCTGGGAATTTCTTGATGAATTGTTTCGTGGTCATTGGGTGTAGGTCATTCTCCGAACCAGAATTGCCGGGCATATTTGATGACGTCGTTCTCTTCTTCCTGATCCATGCAATAAGGTTCCCAGCGAGTGAACCAATCCTGATATTCCAGGCGTGCAGAGCAAGGCTCCCCACGATCCAAATTCCCGATGATCCGACAGGCAGGCCCACCCGTGCAAAGTAGGATCGTGTATTCCTCAGGCTCCATGTCCTCCTTGCTGTAGCACCACCCGGATCGCATTTGCACGGACAGCGGGTCTTCCTGAATTCGCTCTCGGGCCTCCTCCTCATCGAACTCGAAATCAGCCGGTTCAATGGTCTCGTCGATGATTTTATCCGTCAACTCCTCGCGCAGATCATCCTCATCTTTGATTAAGTCAATGATTTGGGTTTTGTTCAGTCCTTTGACGTAGGCCTTTGCCGCCGTCTCTCGGGCCTCCTCCTCCTCATCGAACTCGAAATCAGCCGGTTCAATGGTCTTGTCGGTGATTTTATCCGTCAGCTCCTCGCGCAGATCATCCTCATCGCGATCGTTATTGCAGCCCATTCCCTCCTCATCTTTGATTAGGTCAATGATTTGGGCTTTGGTCAGTCCTTTGACGTAGGCCTTTGCCGCCGTCTCGCGGTCCAGCGCCGCGACCATTTCGCGGATGCTGGCCAATTGGGCCTTTGCCTGGTCTTTCGCTCGCTCGTCTTTTTTCTCACTCATTTGTTTTTGATTTTAGGCTTCCTCGAATTCCGCCTTATCGCTCAGCGGACCGGGATCGTGTTCGTCGTTCCATTCCTTGCACATCGCTCGCGCAATTGCGTAGCTCACATCCTCGGCGAGGTAATGCTTCTTTCCTGCGCCGGGCTCCCTGCCATTCGGCCAGCTTGGATTTTCAATCCACCAGGTCCGATGGAAGACATTGTATTTGCGTGCGTCCTCTTCCTCCTCTGGTGGATTTGCGAGGAACTCCTTGTTGATCGCATGCGCCGCACGGGCCAGCTGTTGGGAGCAATAGGTCAAATCATCAATGGCTTTTTGCGCGTCGTCCGTTTCTAGGATGTCCAGGATTATGCCCCCAAGGATCGAATTGAGTCCTTCAATTGCCCAGTCTAAACGTCCGTGGTCGGTCGCCTGTTGAATTGCGCGATCTGGTCTTCCATCCTGAGATTCCACTACGCAGGTAGCGATGCGGTCGCGGAGTCGTGCTTGTTTGTCTTTTTTGTCAGTCATTTGGTGTGTTGGGTTACGCCCGAATCCAGTAATCCGTCCCGTCAAAGGAGACGAGGGTGTAGTCCTGGGTCAGTTCCGCTGCTGCCGCCTTCCAGTCGATGTGGTTCATCGGCCAGTTGGCATTTCGGTCAATTGCTCCGATGTCCGAGGCCAGCTCTTCGGCGTATTCCTCGAAGTAGTCGTCGCGGATGAGCGACTCTCCGTGTCGCCAGTCTCCATAATTGCACTGGCTTTGCAGGGCTTCCAAGGCGGCCAGCTCATGCGCTTCATCGCTTTTGTAGTAAGCACCGTACAGCTTTGGCGCAAAGGCGTCAATGTCCTCTGGTAGCTCGTCTACTGCGATACCCAACCAGTCGGCGAGCGGCTCCCGTGCGGCTTCCCTATCCTCGGAGTTTGCCACCGAAGTCACACTGGAAACCAGCGCATCCAGTTCCCCGCGCAATTCATCAATTCGCGCAATGACGTCGCGCGAGTCGATGATCTTCTCGCCGGTGGTGATTTCTTTAGTAGGTTTCATTGTGCGTTCGATTTGCTGAGTTTTGCGCCGACGTAGTCCGTCAGCAGTGATGTGGCCTTCGCCTCCGGGTCCATGAGCTTCATTGCCAGCGTGTGCAGGTCTTTGAAGTTTGGAGGGACGAATTGCGTGAGCAGTCCCTCCAGATTTGCGCGGGTCTGCTCCTGGGTATAGGCCTGCGGGGCTTCTTCGTTCTCCCCGGTTTCAACATTTGGACGCGACACATCAAATGCAATCGCCGTGCCGCGTACGATCGAATCCGGATTGGCTGCCGCAAATAGACGCGGCATGCAGTCCAGGATGTTTGGATTGTATTTGAAGAAGATCATGGGCTTCTCCGCCTTGGTCGGGATGACCTGCTCGACCAGCATCTTCTGGAAGATCTCCTCCGTGTCCGCACGCAGCGTCAGCACCTTCCGTGTCATGATGGGTAGCGTCTGCACTTCATGATGGCTGCAATCCGGACTGACGTAAACGAGACCGATGTATTTCTGCATCGCCTCCGTGGCGCTGCACAGCTCCGTGGAGCCGGGATAGCCGATGATGCCATGTTGCCCGAAGCGTCGGTAGTCCGTCACATGCACGTCCCCGAGCAGGATGGACTGGTAGCGCGGGCAGGCCTCAAAGTCCGCAATGGAGACGGTGTCCGCATTGGGGAAATCCGCGAATTCCTTCACCATCCCGTGCCATGCGAGGAAATCGGCTTTGGGGCCTTTGGGATCTGCCAGGAATTCCCGCATGGCGTCGCCTGCGAGGCAGGAAATGCCATGGATGGTAATTGGACGATGCAGTCCGGCTTTGTCGATCGCTATGGACGTATCCACCAGCGCCCGCATGGGCAGTTCGCCCTCAAACATCCCGGCCGTCTGCTGAAGCACGGACAGCCAGCTTGGCTCGCAATGATCGTGGTTGCCAGGAATCACCCACATGGTCATGTGCTTTTTGTTCAGGTGCTGACAGATCCGCACGAGCTGGTTGATGACTGCCGATGCCGGGGTGCTGACGTCATGCAGATCTCCGGTGTTGATAATGGTTTTGACGCCGGCTTCGTAAGCCACATCAATTGCTGAAATGACGGCGTTGAAGAAGTCTTCGCCTCGGTAAGTGCGTCCGTATTGGCTCGACCTGAGGTGGGTGTCCCCCATGACTGCCATGACAGGCAGCATTTGTGTATTGTTACTCATTTTGATTTGGTGTTTATTTTGCGAGGACAGCCGTGATTTCGTTGAAGGTTGTCGTGCGATGGTTATGTGTGCCGGAATTCTCATTTGGCCACGGATGGTTGTAGTCTTCGCGGATTCGCATCAGCAAGGCACACAACTCCTTTTCTTTCTTATCCGCAGCGATGCGCTCCTCGGCCAGTTGCCCAATTACCCAACCCTCTTCGCTCGGGCAGAGTTCCCGATAGTAGTCGAGGTAATAGGATTTACTCATTTGGTTTCATTCAGGATGGGCATTCCGCCGTCTCGTCAATTTTTTGCGCCTGCCTCATAAAGAAAGCCAACCGCGTTAAGAGTTTGCTTTCCAGTTGCCCGGCTCGTGCGCCCGTTACTCCGTATAGCATTCCGATCGCGACCAACGTGTGTGGATCTTTTCCGTCCATCCCGAATCGCAACGCGAGGAACTTTTGCTGCGACTCCGTGAGTTTCATTACACAATTCATTACAGTCGCTACGTCATCTGTTTTGAGCAACGCCTGCAACCCATCCACATTCTGCTCGTCGATCAATTGATCCTCCAGGGGTATTCCTCCGTGTTCCGAATTGGACGTGTGCAAGCAAAGGTCGGGTCTTCCGCCTCCGCGCTTTTGCCGCCGACGGGCCGTATAGACTTTACACATCTCACGGCGAATAGCTAGGCAGGCCATAGCGCTGAATTTGAATCCACGGCTGACATCAAACCGCCGGCTAACGTGGAACAATCCAAGCATACCCGCGGAGAACAAATCGTCATATTCCGAATCTCCACGCAACGCCCCCCATTCTTTCAGCATGTGGGAAACCAGGCGTATGTTCTCGGTTACTAGCTTCTCCACCAGCTCCGGGGGATTGTCAGGATGGTGTGGTTGGTCTTCTGGTAAATCATCAGGGACTTCAGTAGCGATCATAACAATGGTTTGTTTGTTTTGTGCTGGCGCTCAATTGGCGCATTTGCAATTTCGTTCCGGGCGGTCTGCAAGACGATTGGATACACATCCGCGCCCAGGATCGCCAGCATCTGAGATTCCCTCTCGGCATCAATATGATCTATCGGCGTGAGCGCGGTGATCATGGCATCCACGTGCGTCTCGAACAATTCCGGCGCCTTCCATATTTTCTCGTAGCCGCTCATCCATTTCAAATCCTGCGGCCAGGCTGCGGCATACCGCTGCATCATCTCGCGCATGTCCGAGGCCATCCGATCAATAAGGCGGAACACCGGCGTGGCATTGCGGGACTCGTAATGCGGCGTGATGCGGAACATCGCCTCATACCACTCGAACCGGGCCCATAGGTCAGGGGTGGATTTGCGGCGGTAGAAAGTGGAGCCGTCGGGCTTCCTGGCGACGGCCAGGGCCAGCGATTCTCTGTCCGTCAACCAATGCACCAGCGGACGCTTCATCCGCAGCATCTGGAAATCATCGCCATTGTCCCATTTGCAACGATTCATGATACCCTGCAGACCTGCCAGCAGCCCTTCAAACTCTGCTCTCTCCGTGTCCCCGCCGGACCATGCAATGGTGCTCAGATCGCAGAAGCAATGCTGAGGGCTGTAGACTATGACGGCCGCACCGGCGAAGCCGTCAATGTAGCCGCTGCCGTCGGAGAGGATGAAGAACTCGTGCTCTGGTTTTTGGGGGTAATTGGCGGCGATCTGCCGATGGCATTCAGTGGCGTGGGATTCTGTTGTTGGTGCTGCACTCATTTGTTTTATTCATTAGTTCAAAGGCTTTTGTGCGCAGATCGTCCAATTCGACATGCTGCGCTTCGGTTAATTCGTATCCGATACACCAATCCAGATTCCGCAATCCCTCGGCGATCTCTTCCAATTGAAGCAGCCGGGCTGCCCTTTCTTCAAGAGCCCAGAATTCTGTCATTCGGAGTTTGTTCGACTTGCACGCGGGCCTGCAGCAGCGACTGGAACCGCGTCTGTGTCGGGTTCACGGCGAGCTGATGCAGGATGACCTCGAAATTATTGACGGCCCCCGGCATTTGCATGACGGCGAAGATGTCCGGCAGGATGGTGTCGCCTTTGATGGTCTTGGTGGTGCCGTCTGCGGTGCGCAGGCTGATGCGGAAATCCAGATGCAGGTCGTCAGGCTCCAGGATAATGGAACTGACCGGCGGCGTGGCAGGATCCTCCGCGTAGCGCTTCATGGCAGCGCCGATGGCAGCCATCAGGCGTGGGTAGCGTTTGGCGATTTCCTTGGGGCGGGGCTTTCGAGGCCCCGGCGTCTTCCAGAGGTAATCCCAATTAGTTGTAGCGGTCGGCGCGCCGCTGGGCTGCGCTTCCTTCGGGTCTTGCGGGGACGGGCTCGGCGATGTGGTCGCCGGATTCGATGATGGCATTTGGTTCAATTGTTTTTGGTTTGAGTGTTGGGACGGTTCCGAAGCGGACGGCCGGGAATTGGCCGGGTTTGACTTTGCGGAGTGATTGCGGTGAGGTGGATGGCATGTTCGACTTGTACCATGAATTACTGACGAATGCGAAGTTCGTCAATGAATTGGATCGTCTCAGTCAGGAGATGATCCAATTGGAGGCGCAGCTTGGCGATGGGGCTCCCTACAGCCCGGAGGCCGCCCGCATCATCCAGGACATCTTCCGCAAATGCGACTACAACTGCGGGCCGATCCTGCCTTATTTCTTTCCGGAGGCGATTGAGTCTTTGCCTGAAGATCCAGATGCCGTGGAGTTGGGGACTCCCGCCGCTCCTCTGCGCAGGCCGCTGTCCCTTCTGAATCGACCATTTGCGTTCGTAATGACGGAGATCAACTCCGGTGGAGAGACCACGATTCGAGCAAGCCGGCAGGTTTCCAAGTCGACCACATTCAGTGCACGACAGCTGGTGCTGACCCATTTGCTTCCAGGATTTCGATCCATCTACGTGGCACCTCACACCCAGCACATGCGCACGTACGCGACCAAGCTGCGCGAGATGGAGCGCTGCTTTCGATACCATTCTACGCCCAAGGGGTATCGGTCTAATCTGAACCTGAAAGAGTATCCGAACCAGTCACTCATCGAGTTGGTGCGCGTGGCTACTACCGCCTCAGATGCGCGCGGAAAGACCGGATCTGATTTGCTTTTTGACGAATTTCAGGGGTTCGATGTGAATTTGCTGCCTGAAGTCGAGCAGGTGCTGAGATCGAAATCATTGAAGTGCAAGACGTTTGCAGGCACCTCACTCACGCTCGATTCCGCGCTCGAAACGAAGTTTCAGCAGGGCAGCATGGGCACATGGCACGTCCGCTGTCCGGACGGGAAGCACTGGGTCAACTGCGGCGACCCGGAAGAAATCTTACCCATCATCCAGGTGGAAGGCCCCACCTGTCCGCACACAGGCAAGATACTCAACATGGAGGATGGTGAGTATGTGCATGCGCATCCCGGTCGCGCAGAGGCCGGATTCAAATCCTACCACATACCGCAGATTCTGATTTCCGAGTTCGTAGTCGATCCCATCCAGTGGATCCCGCTGTTCCAGTCTCTGAAGGACTACACCCAGATGGGGCAGGTAAAGAAATGGATGCAGGAAGTAATGGGCATCCCCAGCGAGGACGGCCTGCGGGAAATCTCAGAGAAAGATTTGGAGGACATCTGCAATCCCGAGGAAACCTCGGAGCGCAGGCTGGCCCGTGCACAGCAGGGAGGATACCGCCATGTGGTTTCAGGAATTGACTGGGGCGGTAGCGACTGGAATCCCGCGGACAAGACCAAGCAGTCCTACACCGTGCACGTCATGCTCGGGCTGACGGCCTACAACAAGATGGAAATCATCAGCATGTCTAAATACGCAGGCATGGCCTACGACGTCATCCTCCATAAAATCGCCCAGGCCCACAAGCGCGGGCATGGCAGTTTCATCGCCTCGGATTTCTCGGCCGGCGCCACCTACAATCTGCTGCTCCGCAAGGAGGAGGGCGTGCTGGCATCCAGCCATTACGCACTGGGCTACGCCCTTCCTCCCGGCTCCCCGATGGTCGCGCGGCCCGCCAGCACCTCGATGACGAACCACTACAGCATCAACCGCAATGAGAGCATCACGTTCCTGTTTGATGTCATCCGCAATGCTTCGCGCCTGAGCTGCTACCGATGGGAGGAGGCCAAGCCCTGCCTCTCCGATCTGCTGAACATGTACCGCGCCCCTGGTGACCTCTCCGCCGGCCAGCAGTCCTTCCGCTACATCCGCTCCGGCTCAAAGCCCGACGACACCCTCCATGCCCTGAATTTCGCCATCGTGTTGGGGCGGCTGATTATGGGCGAGCCTCTGCTGCTCGACCGCGGGTTGCAATTGGAGATGCAGCGCAATTTCAAGACGGGCGTTCACTCGACCGGGGCATTTGGGGGAGGGTCGCGGGTGATCTCGGGCTGAGTTGTAGGGATCATGCGTTCCAGCTCTCCAGCCCAAAACTCCAGTGTCCCAGCAGACGCATCTCTCTGCGGTTGCAATTGCGGGAATGAGTATCCCTCTCCGCTTTTCAGTTCCGCCGCATTACGGCGCATGCATACCACAGCATGGCGTAAATTCAGGACTAGCTTTTGATTTTCTTCGTCAGTCATTTGCTTATAATTCCTGCTTCTGCATTTCCTCCACCAGCGCATACGCCCATTTGGCTCCGTAGTCCGTGTGCCCGCATGCGTATCTCTCTGCCTTCTTCACCATTTCCATCGTGGGGACTGGCTTCCCATTTTGCTGCGCCCAGTCTCGGGCTGCGCGCCAGACGACCTCCCGCTCGTCCAAGATCCAATCTTCTACCGTCTTGTCTTTGCGGTGCTTTGCCTCTGCCTCGAATACATCATAAAGCAATTGCGCCGGCTGTCGATGCGGGCGGAAGATGCTCACGCAGTCCTCTCAATCCACCCAGGAATACCAGGCTGCGAAGTCTGCTCGGCGAATTCCCTTACGGTTAGTCCCTCAAGTTTCTTCTCCATCCGCTTCATCGTGTGGTGGTCCTTCTGCGAGACCAGTCCTGCGATTTCAAGGATGCCATCCTTCCGCTTGTGGGCGGTGCGATGGGATCCGGTCTTTTGTTTACTCATTTGGTTTGTTTGGTTTTTCACTTTCTGCGGTTGCAGCCCTTTCCAGGCAGGTGACCATACATATCGAGGCACAGTGTCGGTGTGTTGAATCCGAGCCAGCCAAGTTCACGCGCTTTGGCATAGCGTCCGCACAGCGGACACTTGCGTCCTCCCTCAGTTGCCATCCATGTGCCCATGCTCATCGTGGGCTCACTCTTTTTGCTCACTCGCCCAGGATGTGCCGAATCACTGCGAGTTTGGCTTCCCGTGTCGCGTGTCCGTATTCATCACCAGCCTCCGCGTATTCTACCCGACGCCCTTGCATGATATCCCGCAGGGCGTAAAACAGATCCCCATCATTCAGTGCGCGCAATATAAGTACCGCGTCTTCTTTACTCATTTTATTTATCTTCAGGTTGCGGAAAGACCCAATCGCTTGAGCCAGTCCTTGATTTCACTGTCGTGCCGCTGCAGCACCTCCTGCAAATCCGCACCATCCTCATCATCATTCGCCTCCTCCTTCAATTCGCGATTGATGATCTCCTGCACCGCTGGCGCATATTCCGGATGCTCCTCGCCGCGCACCAAATCAATCTCATGCATTGCAATGGACGCCTCCGCGCCGGAGATATCCGACAGACTCCCGTTGATGGCATCGTCCACATCCCCGTGGCAAATGGCCCCGGTGATGGATTTGAACATCTCCGGATTTTCGTAGTATAGGTCCGTCTCCACTGCCGTCAGCATCGCCATGATTTTGTTCTCGGCCTCCACCGACGTCACAATTCCGAATTGATGCCGCAGGGATGTCCAAATGGTGATGGCATCTACGGGCTCATGATCCGGGTTGTCCCCCGTGGGCAGGATCCAGGGATACGCCTTGCAGACGATTGCGAAAAGCACGATCGCCGGCGTGTCGTCGTGATCGAATGCCTCTTTGACAGTTTTGCTGTCGAGCTTCGCCATGTGCGTTACGCCGCTGAGGACAGGCCGCGCAGGGTCGTATGTGTCACGACAAGCACCTCGCGCTGCACCTCCGCTGGCAGCAGCGCCAGCAGCGCCGATGCCTCGCCGGGATTGGTAGAAGCCAGCTTCACAGCCTGCATCACCGTGTCCGCCGTTTCCTTGCCCAGCGCCGAGCGCACGGACGCCTCATTGAGCGTGCTGAAATGAATCGCTGGGATCATGACCTGATCCAGGAACACCGACTGCGACGCCACCTTCTTCAATGCTTCCACCGAAGGGCCGCTGTGGAAGATGCGCCACGGATTCACGAACACCGTGCTGTATTTGATTCCCGATGCGCGATCCAGGGTTTCAATGAGCGAGACGGCCTCCTCCACTGTGATGCCGCCTTCGGCACCGGCGGATTTGACCGTGTCCCGATAGACCTCCAGCAATTCATCGCTGACGCCGGCGAACTTCCGATGCCCGACGAGGTCCAGCGCCTTGTCGCGATCGAACACCCGAGGTTCCGCCATTTCCCGCACGTCCGCGGGCAATTCATCGGCAGCCAGCCCGAAGCTCGGGGCGACCCGCATGATGGTCTCGCTGGCCGATTTGAACCAATCCACAGGCAGCTCACCGGTGCCGGAATTGAAGTCCTTCACCAATTGGACCGCGGAGTCCTGAATCTGCACGGCGGACGTCAGCGGGTAGAAGCCCGTCGGTTCGCTGTCTTCCGCCGCCACCTTAACCGTCAGCGCAAAGCGCGGGAGCGATTCAGGGGCGGCGGCCGATTTGACCTGCGCGCGCAGGTTGCTGAGGATATCGGCGACCTCATGACCAATGCCAAACACTGCGGAGGCGGATTTGACGGCCTGCAGCTCGGGGGCCGTGTCCGGCACGCCCTGCGCTCCCAAATATACGGCGCTCATGTAGGCCGCCACCTTGGAATGCATGGGATGCTTCCGATGCACCGGGTCCGCAAAGGCGGAGGCGTGCAGGTTTTTCACCTCGTCGTCGGAGATGACCTCGGCCTGTTTCACCCAGTCGGGGAGTTCGATGACCGTGAGGAAAGATGGGTTTTTGTCTGAGATGATGTCGCGCAGCATGTGGGGAGATTACCCTGTGGGTTCTGGTTTCGCAATTGCGGAATCGCCTGCGGGCTTCTCGATGATGGAAATGAACGCCTCGTCTTTCGGCAATTCCAAATCCTTCAGCGATGCCGCGGTGATGATTTCCCGAAGATCCTTGTTCGGGAAATGCGTCAGGGAGGGATGTGGGTCTCCTGTTTCAATTACGCCGAAGTCAAGAATCGCAGGATGCATGATATTTGCCGCTGCCCGGATCGCGTCCTGCAATTCAGCCACGGCGTGTTCGCATTCGGGCGCTTCGGTGTAGTAGTCTCCATTGGCGCAGATGATGCGCTCCATCGCTTCGCGCAGTTTCCCTAATGCGGACTTCAATGCATCCCGCTCTGCCACAATGCAGCCTGCGTGCTCGTGCGCGGTGCTTCCACAGCAGACACATTTGATCAGCATTTACCTTTGATGGTTGTTGCTTCCTTCTTGTGAAACGTAATCGTCATCTTGTTCTCTGAGTATTTGTAATGCTTCTCTCCGACCGGACGCTGATCGCCATATTCGAAGTCCACAGTCAACCCGATGATTCCAGATTTGCGACGGGCCTTATTGAATTCATCCGAGCTGAGCAGCGATCGAACTTGACCCTCAATGGCCTCCTGAAACGCCTTCTCCGGGGACAGCAGCACCTGTTTCATTTTCCGGCAGGTCCAGGTGCTTTGCGCATCAGCGGTGCTGTCCTCATGATCCGAATCATCCGGTGGATCGCAGAAGGCAATCAACATCCAGTTCTCCGCCTGGCTGCGGATGTCCCGCTCCTTGGTCTGCGCATTGTTCGCCTCGGCTCCGCTATCCGCCGGGAGTAACGCCTTTGCAAATGCCCAGCTTCCGTCCTCCACATGCGAGCAGTCGGCGGTGCGGAAATACGCCACTGTCTCCAGTTGCAGATTGATGTGTGCTCGCTTCTCGCCCATCCCCTTGTCCCTCACCGGCTTTTCGATGATGAAATCCACCAGGATCTCCGAGGCCAGCTCATCCGGGCCCTGCGGCATATGCAGGGCGTCGCTTTGGCCTTCGCTCGTGTACACTCCATGCTTGCCCTGCTTCACCGTGAACTTCACGGAGTCCTCCTCGATGAACGGCAGGCGGTCATACCAGGAATACCCGCTGAAATTGCCGTTGGCGCGGACGAATTGCATATTCAGGCAATCATCCAATTTGGGTAGTTCAAATGCACCGTCCACATCGAAACCACCTTCAGCTTTAATCTCGGGTGTGACAGAAACCGAATTACACGCAAAGGCAATTGCCATCGTCAGATTCAGCCCGTTGTCGTCCAGATTGGGAACCAGCACCGGATGGCCATGCCTTACATCCACGCGACGATCCATGTCGTTGTCGAACTCCGGGTATTGCAGTTCCGAATAATGGTCACGGCATTTGATGCAGACTGCTTTCAAATACGACACTGCCTCGGGCAATTCGACGCCGATGGCCTTGAAGCGCTGATACGTCGTAAACGGCATCCGGTGTTTCCCTTCGTGCCGCTTCAGTCCGTGCTCGACCAGCAGGCGCTCGATGTGCGTCTTGAGCAATTCCCAATTGGCATCCTGTAAGATCCCGTTGCGCGCCGGCAGGACCAGCTTGATGTGCTGGGTGTTCCGGATGTCCAAGATTGCGGCATATTTGCTTTTGCCGTCATTCCCGAAATCCCCGACTTCGGGCATTTTGGGTGTGGCGAGCACGCAGCCATGGAAGTTTGCGGTGTTCGCGTCATGGTCCAGTGAATAGCCGCTCAGCTTCTGGCGATTGTGAATCCCAATACGGATACCGTTCCATTCCACCACCGCTTCTGCGTCCGCCAGGAAATCCTCCTGCTTTACGCGCTTATCGTTGATGCTGACTTTCAGCCCGCAGTATTTGGAGCATTTCTCCACAGCGTCCATCCATCGAGTTACCGCGGTATGGTGCGCGTAGTATTCCGACTTCTCCGCATTCGTGATGAATTCCAGCCGCATGCCTTTGATGGGCGACTTGGTGGCGCAGGGGAGCGTCTCCTTCCCGTGCGTGAAGATGGCCTTGTCGAGCGTCATACGCCAGTTGTGACTGGAGACATGCACGGCCCCGCTCAGACCACAGAGCGAAAAGAAACCGGCACCGGCGGGATCCTCGTCCGTCTGAATGCCTGCATCCCAACCTGATTCGCCGAGTGTGAGCAGCACTGCCGGATCTTCGACGCCGCAGCCGTCGTCGGTGACGGTGATGCTGCATTGCTCAGGGCCGGCGGGCTCGATGGTCCAGCGCATCTCCGTGGCTCCGGCACGTCGGGCATTCTGGATGAGTTCGACGATGATGGTCTCCTTGCTGTGGTTGAAATACCGATCGACCTTCTCGATAAATTTCTTGCTGACGGTTCCTGTGATGGGTTTGAGTTCTTGAGTTTTCATTTGGGTTGGTTGTTGGGTTTAATTGACTGCTGTTCCAGATCTGATACCGAAAACAAAAGCACACCTCATTGGTGGCTTTGTTTATTTGAAAAGGGCCGCAATGCGCGCCTGCTCGGGAATCTCTCCTTGTGTCGAATAATAGACAACTGAGATCCGGAGAATCACCTACCCGCCTTGAAGGAGCGGGCGAGGCAGAGCACCGATACGTCCTGCTAGACCACAGGCGCGCACTGCGGAAGGTCGAAAGTTTCCGAACTTTCTGAAACCCCTGCGCGAAATATTACAGCACATGAGACGCGTCCGTTCATGTGGGTTCATCGCTAAACCAGGAGCTTCAGGAAACTCGGAAGATGTCGGGGATATGAATCACCTTCTGCATTTCTATATGACGCGCTGCGTGTCCTTATTTCGCGTATCCCAGGTGTGCGGTATCCTGGGTTACGCATGACCTGGGATAAAACTGCCAGCGAAAAAGGGGCACCTGCCCCTGCGGGGGATAACGCCCCCGCGCGAGAATTTTACTCCAACGTGCCCCACTTGCCGAATGGCAAGCAGACCAATGTCAGGCTCTTCCACTCCGCGGTCTTGAAGACCACGTAGTCTTTGATGGTGGGTTTGATGACCACCAGCAGCAGCCGTGCGGCTGCCTGGTCCACCACACCGGCGCCTTTGCGGATGGCGAGGTTTTCGAACGTCACCTCCGTGGGGAGGCCGGTGCGGCAAATCAGAAACGCGACCGCGAGCAGGATTATAATCAGTAATTTTTTCATTTGAGTTGTTTTGGTTGAGTTTGGTGTGAAAGCGAGAGTCGCTTTCGTCATTTGTATATGGCGCGCAAACGCCCCGTATTTCATGGGGATTGCCCGTAAGCAATTTGAGGCGTAGGCTGACATCGAACATGCTCTCACCTGAGTTTCTCGAACGATCAATTACGATGCTCGAAGTGCTTCATGATTTCCACAAAGGGGAAGTCACGAGCGGCACGCGCAGCCTGCTGCTCAAATGCCCGTCCTGTGGAGGCGCCCTGCATGCCTTTTCCACCTACGCCATTTGCGAACACAAGCGCTGCAAGTTCCGTGTAGGCACGGCGATGGACTTCATGGCCCTGCTGGATGGCGGATACAAAACCGCCGTCAAAAGCGTCCTCACGGCCTACCCTTCCCGCTTCGCCCACGACCCCGATCCGGACATCAGCCAGATTGCCCACCAATTGGAGGACCGCCGGGCCCTGATTCAATTCCTGCTGGAAGCCTCCGAGATGTCGGGCAATTCGATGATGATTGCAGAGGTGCAGACGGCAGGCTGGCTGCGCACCGCTGGCATCCAAATCGCAGCGCAGTCCGCTTCGTGTCTGGTGCTGAGCGGGGCGCGCTACAAGGAGTTCGTCAAAAAGGCGACCACGGCCTACCCGGACGCCACCCTCTCCCCGCTTCCCATTTCCAATTCCCAGGCCGCGGTGGTGATTCCGCTGTACTCCTCGCCGGCGGTGATTACGGGGTGGATGGCCTACCCTTCAGGACGGCCCGAGGATGTAATCGTCAACTGGCTCAATGAGTGCCGCTTCGCCTACACCGGCCTGCTGGACATTCACCCGCATTGTCAGCGCATCGAATTGCACACCAGCGACTCCATGGCGCTGGCTGCCAATTCGGTCAATGCCGTGGCCTTTCGGGACCGGTTCGCGGTCTGCGTGCATTACCGCCCCAAATGCTCGGAGAAGTTGTGGGAGCCGCAGGAAGTGACTTTTCATCTACGAAAGGAATCCGCGGCCGGGCTCTCGGGAGTGGCGGAGTTGGCCATCAATGGGAGGGTGAGCGTGAAGCGGGCGGAGGATGATCAATTAGAAACCTGGGATGATTTTGTGGTGCGTCATGTGGCGGAGGCAGCACATGCGCGAAAGGGGGTGGACGCGGGCGTGGGGCTACTCATCAGCGCCCTGAGATACAGCGACCGGCATTACACCGCGCTAATCTCCGAGCTGCAGCAGGACGGGAAGCTGGACTGGGCCGCCACCGTCGAGCGTATCCGGCAGACCCGGCTCATCCACCAGGACGGCAGCCTTTCCTATTACCGCACCGCCCACGGCTATCATGTCATCCGGGATGATGGCTCGAAAGTGGACCTCACGAATTTCACCCTCGAATTGCGCAACAACGTGGTGTTCGTGGATTCCAAGGCGACCTGTCACATGGGCGTCCTGCAGTTTCAGGGGAAGGAATATCCGTTTTCGCTCACCAGTCAGCAATTGCAGGCACTCAGTACTTTGGAAGATGCGGCGCGTGTGTCGGAGCTGGCGAAGCCGGAAGATAATCCCGCCGGAAAACTTCCAACAATTCGCGAGCGCAATTATGCAAGGGAGCTTCTGGTCTATTTCCGATCCATCAGCGAGAACCTGCCGCGCGTGGAGGGGTTGGATGGCGTGGGCTGGACGGAGCGCCGCAAAGCCTTCATGACGCCATGGGGCAAGGTCACGGCGAAGGAATGGAATCCGGACATCCGCTACGGCAATCCACTTTGCGATTTCTGGAAAATTTACGATCTCACCCTGACCCCGGTGCCTGGCGAGAATACGACCGATGTGCCCGTGGCAGTGGCAGATTTGATCAGCCAGCTCGTTGGCATGGTCGGACGTGGCTACGCCGATTTCCCCACGAAACCGGTCTGTCTGATCTACACCCCGGAGGGCAATTACATCATGCGCAATTTGTTCCGGGCGCTTGGGCAATTGGAGCCATACTCGTTCTCCTCGCGGGAAGGATCCAGCGTGGAGATCAAAGGCTGCCGAGGATTCCCCATGCTCGTCACCGGCGCCTCACAGGGGCAGATGGAGAAATCAAAACAGGCACTTGTGTCCTTGAGCGATTACGGGCAGGCGGTGCATTGTGCGGTGGACGATGCGACGATGAGCCGGGTGATGCTCATGGTGCCGCGGATTATGCAGCAATGTGTGCAATGGATTATGGGCACGCAGGGGTCGGCCCTGAAGGTATTCAGCAGCGTGAGCAATTCGGCGGCACTGGCGCGGGAGGGGGCCTCCATCATACGCAATGCCACCGGCCTCGAATGGCCCATGTCCCAGCCGCTGCATCAGACCGTTGAGCGCCTGCTCAATCAGATCCCCTTTGCCCGAGGCACCGAATTCTTCACGCAACACATCACCAACCAGACCATCTCCATCCGGCTGGGCACCATCAAGGACGTGGACCTGCAGGACCTGCTGCTGGAGATGACGCGTGAATGCCGCAGCGCCTCCATTGAGAACGGCATTTGCACGGCGGACGTGCACAGCATGATTGGGCTGCTGGAGAATTTCTACGGAGGCAAGACACCGCCGATGAACTACGAGGGGCTGCCGAAGATTGTGGAGATGAGCTAGCTCTCCGGCGGCACCCAAGGCCAAATAAATGCCGCCCGCTCCACATCCGTCGGCCCTGCCACCATTTCAATCTGATCTCCTGATTTCAAAGTGACGAACACCTTGCATGGCGTCGGTGGGAATGTGCCGGCGGGGAATTGCTGGATGTACTCGGCGAGGCCTCCGGGTTGTGTGACCTCTAGCGTATGCGTGCCGGTATTGTCGCAATAGAGATGCACCCCCTTGGCATCGAACACGTCAATGATCGCCGGGCGTAGATTCTCGCCCGCGGATATTCCCAGGGACATGCGTGCCGATCCATCCCGTAATACAGGAAGCTGGGCATCCTTGTGGGGCGTGGCAGGCGGCATCATGCCGGGGATTGCAAATACGAATGGGGTGCTCACGGGATGGAAATGGTTTCGGTGGTCTGCAGGGACAGCAGGGAATTGTGCGCCTCGATCAAATCAGTCACGTCTGCCTGGATGATCGCCCACAGATCATCGGCCTCGGTCGGGGAGGTGCAATGGAACGTCAGCGAGCTGAGCCGGTAGAACGGAATGGCGTAGTCATTGCCGGGCGTGTAGGAAGGGGCGTCCTCGGGCAAATCAGCCATTTGGTGGATGGAAGCAATTGCCTCGAAGCGATCCCCGGCTGATGCAGCATCCCGCAACAGCGCATGGAACACGAACACCTTGGGCGACAAGGTACCGCCGATGTCCTGTGTCACGTCCACCTTCAAGGGCCAGGAATGCTGGGACGCGGAGGCGTCGTCGGCGGTGAAATCTACGAGGGCTTGGCGGGCGAGTGTGAGCATGTCGAATTGCACCAAGCATGACATCGTAATGCTGCAAAGCCAAATGTGAATCTTGGGGCGTGGGAACTACCAGCGAAAAAAAAAGGGGCGCAGGTCCGCGGTCTGACAGGGATGCCACACCTAAAAGAAAGCGGGAACCGCCGGGGAATTACCCCCGGACAATTCCCGCTGACGGACCGCTACTTCCACTCCCGCGGCGCACACGGGAAGAATGCGATCCACTGCCCCGCGACCACCTGCTTTGAGGTGGTAAAGACCCCCTGGGCCTTCAACCTCCCGATCATGTGCCCTCTTTTGCTAAAGGGCACTACGACCGGGCGGCCGGCGACGAGCTCTGCGATGTGATCATCGCAGGTTGCCGTTTCGGCGGGCAACTCCGCCACCAAGAACCGCCGTCCGTCGATTTCTTGGATTTCCGCCTTACCCACTGGTGGTTTTGTCATTAACCATCCCCTTGCCGCCTTTCACGACTTTACAACCGCCGGTTCGGGATTCCGGGGAGGGCGGTGAGGCACTTCTTTTGACCATCACCTGAGACTTGGCCCGACGTAATTGTCGGTTTCTAGCACCGCCACGAAGAGGCGTCTGTATGGTGCCGGGCGATTCTGTTGACAGGCTCGCCAGAGCCCCGCTTGCCAAATGCAGCAGCACACGCCTCGGTCACGCGCGGACGAATCCGGGCACAGACTTGATCTGGCCCTTCTCGTCACGCTTCGTGTCCGGGTGCCCGGTGGCAGGCGACACTACGTCGCTCCGGTAACCGTCAACCACTTGGCTGACCATTCCGGAGACGATGAGCATCGTTCCTTCCACCTTGTCGGGCAGGTTCTGGACTTCTCCGAACACAGCCTGACAGACACCGTCACCGTCGAACGGCGTGTAGGTCGAGCCGACCCTGGCCACCTGGCCAGAGGGTTCGAACACACGGCCGTCATTCAGGTGAATGGCGTGTGGTGTGAGATTGATGAATTTCATGAAAATTCCTCATCTACACAGTTTCCTTTTCACAGTGGAAACTCAACGATTCGACCGCAGCTCTTTTTATGACTGCATCGTTGTAAATTCTGCCGTTTCTTTATCGGCTCACGGGGCCATTACTACTACCAGCTGCCTCCCTCGAAGTCCTGCCCGTGGGCAAAACCCGAAGTATCGGGACCGTCCGCCTCCGGGAACTCCGCCGCCACCGTCCAGCACTCAGCGCGTGCTGATACGACTACCCGCGACTCACGCGGAGCCGCCTCCAGCCGACGCTCCAGTGCGGCAATGAAGCCGTGCGCCTCGCTACCGGCGCCATTGGAGGTTCCCTCCTCCAGGTCCGAGGCGAGACACTCGACGATTGAATCGAGTGTGCGCCCGCCACGCGCCCAATACGACGCCTGAGCCCACGCCAGCGCCGCCCTCTCCTCGGAGGTGCCATCGCTGAGAATGGCGGCCTCAGCGACCCCCACCGCGGGGAAATCGCGGCGCTGTTCGGGGATTGCGTCGAGGTGGTGAACCTGCGCGGTGATAGCACCGCGCGTCAGGGCTTGCGCCTTCTGCGCCTCCGCTTCGGCGCGAGTGCCCACACACCCGTAGGGCAGCGGCTCTGTCACGGGAGCACCCGAGGCGGATGGACCGCCCATATCCGGAGCGCACAACGCGCGCTGCGGGATGGAAGAGGAAGCCTTCTTCACATTTGTATATGACGCGCTGGGCGTCCATATTTCACCCCACCCACCCCCGGCTATTACACGGCGGTATCGCGCACAATCACAATGGCACCCATTGGTTTCTCCCTCGACACAAAATTCTCAAATCGGGCGCGATTGCTGCCACTCCATTGCCCGACATTGCGGCGGGTGATGACGATGCCGCAGGCCCCGAGCAGGTATTCGAACATCAACCGCAGCGGGTTCACAAATTTGACGTCCGAGATGGAGGAGAGCCCGACAACCGAATTCAGGTAATTCCCGGTCAGCAATTCATTGCGCTTCACGGACGCCCAGAACAGATCCTGTTGATCTGTCGGACCATCCAAATCAATTCGCACATGCACGTCGTCATCCTCATCCACGGCATAGGCGCGGCGCGGTTCATTGGGGGCGGTCAGTCCAGGGAAGGCACACAGCCCGTCCAGCACCAGCCCATCGGACCAGTCCAAGGCTGCCCACCACGCCGAATTGCCGTTGGTGGCGCTGTGCATGGAGATCGGCTGTCCGATGATCTCGCCAGCGACTACGGAATCCCCGACATGCAATTCCTCGTGCGGGTAGTCGACCGCTACGAGTCCCCAGTCGAAGCCGTAAAAGAAACGACCGCCGCCGCGCATGACCTCGCGGACCATGCTCGCGGCCGGCGCCACTTGGAAATTGCAGGCACGGGCCAGCGCCCGCAGAAACGTGGAAGGAGTCTGCGCGCCGCGTTGGTAGGTGGCGATATCCTCGACGGAACCAAATACCGGATCCACCTGCAGGGTGTAATTGAACGGATGGTCCTCGACCTTGAACGCACTCGCAACGTGCACGGTCTGCCCGGTGAAAATGGTATCGGGATGATGTAGGAATCCCAGCACGCCCACGCCGCAGACGTAATCCGCTCCGGCGAACAGCGCCCTTCCATCCGCTGCCCGTAATTTCAAGGGAGTCAAATTAAACGGAATCTTCAGCAGGTAGTTCACGGCCCAGTCCTCGGGCATGGGGATATTCAGCGTGCCACCTGGCATCAGCAGGATATCGTCCGTCTCCGTGGACAATAGGATGTCGTCCTCTCCTCCCGCTGGCGTGTGTCCTGTAAATGAGAACTCCCAAGAGCCCGCCGCTGGTCTGCGCCAGAAAGTGAACGCCGTGGTGCCGTCTGAAAAATTCACACGATTCCTGGTCTGCAGGTTGGCGCCGATCGGAATCACGTCCGTCTGCTTGTAATTCAAATCCAGGTTCTCCCGGATGGAGGTCGATTGCCCGGCGAGCAGTTGCATGCCGGAAATCAAATGCGCCTGGCTGGCGGTGTGCCGGGCGAGGGCAGTCAGATGCCGGGCCTTTTGCTGCTCTGCGCCTTTGACCTTTTGCGACCACAGATCTCCCAGCCGTCCGTAGAGGTCGTAGCGCTGTGAAAGCAGGGGGTCCACTATCTCAGCTCCTCCCGGAAGGTGATGGTCGAAGGCTGCAGCAACAGGGTGATATTCCTGGAGCCCGCCGTGGCAAATGTCTCACTGCCCGTGCCGAGCACCGGATCCACAAATGGCGCGGCCATCACCAGCCCTGCGGCGGAACCGGCAAAGACGGAGGGCGCGGCGCGGCGGTCAGCGATGGCCGCAGCCAAATCCTCCACTGGCGTGGATGCAGTCGCCGGTAGCACGTAGTTGGCAGCGCTCCATTGCAGGGATCCGGCAATGGAAATTTCCCGCACATCCTGGGCTCCAGCATAAAGCATGGCGTCTCCGATCTTCGCATCCGAATACACGTCCGGGTAGGAGAGACCGCGCAGGTAATTGTAAATCTCGGTCCTGGCGGCATCCAGGGTCATGGTCATGCCTGCGCGCTTGGTGTAGACGACCTCAAACCGCGAAAGCACGATCGGGATGAAAGGACGAACCAGGGCCGAAAAATTGACCGGCGCGACGTCCGGGTTGTCGAGATGCTGGGCGACCGGCTGCAGCAAAGGGTCGTGCACGTAGGTGATTTTGAAATTGGCATACTGGGAGCCGTCGGCCTCCGTGTTCAGCGGAACCAAAGCAACACCAGTCGTCGGATTGCGAGGCATCGGGAACACCGCCCACAACTGCTCAAGGGAGGTGCCGGCGCAGGTCAGCAGCGGGGCCTTTACGCTGTCCGAGGACTGCGAGTAGATGTCGCACTCAACACCTGGCGTGATAATCACCGAGGGCGCGTCCACGCTGACAATGCTGCGCACGAGCGTCGGATTGCCCGAGACCAACAACGGGGTGATGAACTGGTTGACCGAGACCACCCCCTGGGTTGTGACGAAGGGAACGCGAATGACTTGCGTGTCGTGGAAATCCCACGCCCTGGACTTGGCGTAAATGTCGGCCGCTGGTGCCGCAATGCCCAGCGCATTCACAGAAGCCCGCAGCATTTCCGCATCTCCGGGGAGCGTGACGCTGACGCCCCGCAGTTCAGGAAACTCCCGCTTCAGGTAATTGACGGATGCATTGCGGGTGACCAGCGCGCTGGCGGAGAACCGCTCGCGTGCTTGTGTGGCCAGAGTCGGTAGGGATGTCTCGGGACTGCCGGCCTCAAAATCCACGACGGCCGCGGCGCTCACCAATCCGGCGATGGTCATGTCGAGCGTTGCTGAATCGCCCTGGGTCACCAGCGCCCCCATGGTGCCGGTGACGTGAATGTCCACTGCGTAAACTCCGCCTCCGATGTCCACCAGGTTGAGGCTGTTGGTCGCGGGTGTGATGGCATTGCCGACGGGGCGAATCAGCATCTGTCCAGGAAACGGCAGCCGCATCGAGAACGTACCCGTTCCGATGGCAAATCGCAGTCGACGATCCAGGGTGACTTCCGCATCCGCATTGAACAGCAGCCGGATGACGCCGGTGCTCTTCAGTGAATCCTGCTCATACACGGCGAAGTTTTTCAGGAAGGCAGTGACGAACTCACAATTGAAGATCGTGCCGCTGGCGACCTGCTCGAAATCCAAATCGGACATGAACCGACCCATGGATGTTTCAAGTGCGACGACGAGATGCGCAAACGGACCCAATACCAAATCCCCAATGACCGAGCCGGGGCGCATGTCCACATCCGGCCACCCGACGAGCAGGTAGCTCTGAATGCGGGCACGCGCGGAGGCCAGCGCCACGGTGGACATCTCACCCAATGCAGGGAAGTAGGTGGAAATCAAATCGGGTTGCCAGACGGAAGTGGGTATTGTCGCCATTGCTTAAAGTGAGGTTTGCGTGGCCGAGGTCACGCCGTTGCTGAATACCATGCTGGCCTGAAATTGCAGGCGGCCAACCTCAATGACGCGGAGGTTCAATTGCAATGTTTCCAGGGTGCTCTGGCTTTGCGATGCGTATTCGTGATCGCGCAAAAATGTGACGGTGTCGAGAGCGGCAAAATTGGCGGCGTGCTGTGCGCTCTGGATGTCGTAGATGACACCACCTACCGCGGCCTTGAAAAGGTCGGTGCCTTTATCCGGAAAGATGGCGTCGCTGCCCTTGGATGTGCCGATATTGACCAGCGCGTTCTGCTGGATGCACTCCAGATCCGTCACCGCATCGCCGTTCAAGCTGATGGGTCCTTCCTGTGAGAATGTGAGTCGGAGTCCCCTCATTTGAAACCGAAGATGTTGGCGATTCGGGAAGGCCGGTAGGTGCGGAGCATGGCATCATGATACCCGAGCGCGTAGAGCTTGCGACGCCGCACATTGGCATAATCCAAATCGCGCTTCAGTGCTGCCACGTGAATCAGCTTCAATTGCTCGACCGCGGCTTGCAGCGTGTCGGCATTCTGCGCCGTTTCATTCTGCGCCTCCACTTCCGACTGCAACTCTTTCAGATCGAAATCCGCGAAGGCCTCGCTGGCCATCGGCAGGCTTTCCTTCTGCTTGAGCACGTCCAGAATCCCCTGCATGGCAGGGAATCGTGAATCGCGATTGATGCGGGTGGTGTCGGCGAACATCGGGTTAATTGACGGTTTGCAGTGCGGTCCTCAATTCCTCCAGCTTGGTGGCCAGCTTGGCCGACCGCCGGCTCAATTGCACCGGGGACAGGTTTAGCTTTCTAGCAATCTCATGCGGAAGCATCGGCTCGTGGGCTCCGCCATACCCGGTTTTCATCTCCAGAATCTTCCGGTCAATCAGATCGGATTCATGGTGCACGTAGTGCAGCGCCTCATCGGAATGATCGGACTGGGTGTCCGAGGGCATTGCCGCATTCTCCCCGAAGGAAGATTGCGAGGCCATCCGCCGGAAAGATTTGCGGATGCCTGCAATTCGGTGCACGGGCAATTTGGAATGGTCCGCCAACTCTTCGACGTCCGGATCGCGACCAAGGGAATCGCGCAGCTCATTCTCGGACTGCATCAGATGAAAGGCGTCCAATTGGATCTTCTCAGGCACATGGACCGGATGCGCCAGGTTCATCCGGCGAAACCTACGCAGGGGCTGCAATTGCTGGGACACCCACGTGGGCAGCGCGGCCCCGTAGGTTGGGTCGTAGGATTTGACGGCGCGGGATGTGAGGATGCGCGCCTGCAGAGTCAGGGCTGGATCCTGGGCGGCATTCATGGAACGCAACACCCCCTGAATGGTAGGTTCCAAATGCTTCACCGTCGCAGACAGATTGGTGGGCGAGGCGTCAGCCATCCACGCAGCATGCGCAGCCATGTGGGGAGGCGGCTCCTTTAATGGCTTGTCATCTTCGCTGGGATTTGGCGCAGTCACCAGAGGACGATACCACTACTTGGGCTTTGCGGCAATCGCCGCCAGCCGCTGATATTTGCGAACGACCGCAGACATCTCACCGCCGCAATCTCCGCAACCAGCCCGGCTGCGCAATTTAAGTTCATGCAGTTCGAACTCCATGCGCTGCCGCAAATTGGCAGGCATCTGCAATCCGGGAATGTCAATTGGTTGCGGCATTGGATTCGCGGACCGCATGTAGCGCCAGCAATGCGTACTTCCGATACACATGTGCCAGCTCGCAGCCTTCGCATTTCGCATCTCCCTTTTTTGTCTCCGCCGCATACCTGGCGCGCAATTCCTCGCAGCCTGCAAACCAGCAGGGTGTGTCGTCTGAGAAAAACAGAGTCATCTTTTTATACTCATCGGTGATGGAAGTTGGGTCGATGGTCGTGCCGTTGCCGGTCTTGATCATCCGCAATCCATAAGCCTGCTGGTATTGGGCGAGCCGGGCAGACGGCTTTTCCTCGATGTGCAATTCAGGCGCGGGCGGCTCAATTTCCTTTTCCGCCATTTCCGCCATTTGCGGCGGAGCTGCCGCAGCAACTTGATTGGGGGTGGGGGATTCCGGTTGCGACGTTGCACGATACAACCAGAGCCCCAGCCCGAGGCTGAGGCATGCCGCGGGCAGCAGTGGCAGCAATGGAATCCCCATCACCGCAAAAATGACCGCAGTCGGCAGGTAGAGCAGTGCGGTCCACCACGGCGATTGGCAAATGTGGCATAGCGCCCATTCTGAAAACCAGGCCGGCGCGTAAGCCAGCAGCCAGAATTGCCAATCCTTTCGGGTCTGGGTGTGCCGCACACCATACATGTGCGAGTCGGTGATAGCAGCGGCGGCTTTGCACAGCCGCAGCGGCATGGTGGTGTGATTCCACACGGTCAGGATGTAAAAGAGCAGGCAACCGAGACTGGACGCCAGCACCGCAATCAGCAGGAAGGTTTCAATATGCATGGAAGTTTTTTACCGCACGGCGCGCAATTGGCAACTCCGGATTCTAAATTCCCAATCCTGATGGCAGGAGAACATGGCTCTCGTGTTACACGAGAGTGAAGTTTCCATCAGAGTCAATCGTGATGGTGCCAACGTGGGTCACGATCATTGAAACAGGGCCGATAACGAAATCACCAAGCACTGTTATTGCACTAGGGTTGATTATTAGTGTCCGAGTTACGCCGTTGTAAGCCGCCGTTATCGTCAGCGAGTCTCCAGCTAGTCCGTTAGGAGAGTAGGGCGGAAAATTCCCAGACCACCAATCCGCTTTGAGATCTATTGTTGCGGTTGCTGCCCCCCACGCTCCATCTTCGTATGATTTTTCTACATCGACGGTGCATTTCTCATACCCGCCTGAATACGCTGTCTCGTAGGGATTCCAAGTTAAGTAACCAGCACTGTTTCCGTAAGCATACCAACCCAAGGAAGTGCCCAAGAACGTGGTTTCTGTAAATAAATCCGCACCGTGACCGGGACTGCCGGGACTGCCGGGACTGCCGGCGGAACCAGTCCATGTGTAGCGAATCTCCATCTTCGGGCAGTTCTTTAGCAGAGAGTTGCCTGAGCAATTCGTCAAAAGGGATGTCCCGGCACAATTCGTCAGTAGCTTTGCTAGGGGCATGTCTTATGGGCATGTTGCGGGAGAGCTGGTCATCGTCGTGACCATATCTCTCCATTCGGGCGAGGCAGCCACCGAAGCGGCCACAGTCACCGTTTTGTATTTCCCCTGCAGCTTTCCGCCCGACAACCGCAAATCCACGAGCACATCCACGGTGACATCCGCTTCACAGCTGGTGTTGGCCAAGAGAAAATCCGAGGCCAGCGTGTCGGCCTCCGCTACAGTGTCGGCCTTGAAGGTGCCGGCGGGAATTTTGGTCAATCCGACACGGTGGCTATTTGAGAATACACCGTAGCCGAGGTAGATCGGGGTGCAGGCAGCGGGCGACTGCTCCGTATTGCCTGCGCTGGCGGCATTCGCTTCGCAGATGGTGTTGGCCTCGATGAAGTCGGTGGCCATTTTATCGGCGGCGGTTTTCGTAGAGGCCTTGAAGGTGTTCTTGGGGACGTTCATCATCCCGACACTGTGACGACCTTCCCCGCAATCGCCGGCTACATATTCATCATTACCCACCAATCCCAAATCAAACTCATTCCCGAAATTAAAACAATCCGGTATCCCATAGGCCACGGCGTAGGCTGTGGATGATGCGGCCTTGATTGATATATCGCTGATGAAAGCACCTGCGGGCACATGTCCGATGGCCGATATTCCCAGCCCGACGGAGATGGGAGCGCCCAGTGCATTGCCTGGCACCCACGGCATTTGCGCGGGGGCGCCGCAAGTCACGCGCACGTCCACGTTCGACCAAAAACAATTCAAGGAATTCAGACCCAGCGTAAGCGCCGCCTGATCCGCGTCACGCTGGCTGTGCCAGTCCAGGATCGTATCCGCTTCCACCTGCACAGGATTTCCCACAGCGCCCATAGACTGCGCATCCACGGCGACCTTTGGTGAGCTGCCGTCTTTCGGGGTCATGGACCCGGTGCCGTATGTGATTGCGATCCGATCACCTGTGTCGCTGTATCCCCCGCCACGGAATTCATCGGCGGGAGAGTCCCCACAGAGAACCGTCATCCGTCGGTTCATGTAAAAGCACAGCAATTGGGACATGCCGTAAGCCTGAGTCTCGGCGTCGACCTCGGCTTGGGAGTTCAGGGAGGTAAACTGCCCCGCTGGAATTACCAAGGGGGCGGAATCCAAACCAAGCGAGTTCGGATGCACGTGGGGCATCCCCTTGTCCTGCGAGCAGGTAAATGAGCGTGCTGCGTTCTGGAAGCTGCAAGCCAGGGTGGAAATACCGAACGCCGCGGCCTGCGCATTCGCAAAGGCCTTTTCCCTATCCGTCTCCCCAGGTCGGAACGTGGGCGGCACATCCGCCACGGACACGACAAAAGTACCGACGGGAACGATGAACACGCCCGACAAATCCTCCGCCCCTGCGGCAACCATCCCGGATGGGCAGTGCAGGGTCTGTGCATCGTTGCCGTATTTGCAGTCGTTGGTGGGAATTGCAGCAGGCACCACCAGAGCGCTTCCGGCCGTCATCTCCACCACCGAGGCGTCCGTGTCGCAGTAGGTGTTGGCCGCCAGGCCCAGCGTGGCATCTGAGGACCAGGCCGAGGTGACCATCGCCGCGGGGATGGGCAATGGGATGACACCCTCCCGCACCTGCTGGGCAATTCCCTCCGGCACGCAGGTCGGAGCGATGTCCTGGTTGCAGTACATGCAGTTCAATTGCGCCAGCGCAGCATCCATGGCCTGCTGGTCTGCGTCCACCTGGGACACCTCGGAGTAGTAAGATCCGGCCGCCATTTGAAACTGGATGCCTGGCGATTTGTCCGAGGGATCCAAAAGCACGGTGGCTCCTGGATTACGCGGATCCGGCACGGATTGAACGGGGCACTGTACGACAATCTCGGAATTGGTCCATCGGCATTGGAGCAGGGACATGGCCAACGCATGGGCCAATGCATTTGCGTCCGCGGTGGAAGTCGTGGAGGTCAGGTATCCTTGCGGAACCTCAACGGAATTGCCGGGGATTCCCAAAGTCAAATCGCTGACAATGGTGTCGTCTGTGCCTGGCTTTCCGCTCGCGCTGCAGCTCACCTTGACGAACTCATTGATGGCGAAACAGGAAAGCTGCGAGAGACCCAGCGCGCGGGCTTGCTGATCAGCGTCTGCGGCGGAATCCGAGGACAGGACCCGACCAGCCGGCACGGTGATTATCCCAACTCGCATCTGGTCGAGTGCAGGCCACGGCGTAGCATCCACCGGAACTTCCTCCCCAAACCCAGCATCCAGACACGTGACGGTCTGCTCCGTGTTCGGATACACGCACACCATGGCAGAAAAAGCGGCAGCCAAGGCCTGCGCATTTGCCGTGTTCTGACTCTGCGTGGAGAACGAGGAGCCTGCGGAAATGACGGAGGGATTGATGGCAACGTGGTCGGGATCTTCCGGCGTGCGATAGGCGCCCGCGGCACAATTGGTCTCCTGCCGTTCATTGACCCATCCGCAAGTCAGGGTTGCGACCGCAATGGCGCGGGCCTGTGCATTGGCAGCGGCAAGGGCTGTCAGGGCTGCCGTCCGCGCAATGACCGCCTGCTCCAAGGCCAGGCGGAACGCGCCGGCGACGGCCTCCGCCGTGGATTGCGTGAGAATTGTGGTAACGTCCAGCGGATTGAGCGTGGCGATGAATGCCAGTTGCGACGCTGAGATTCCCGCAAATGAATGCCAGGAAATATCCCTGGCGATCTGCCCGGCATTTATCGTGACGGACTCACCCACCGGACCGGCCCCCTCCACATCGGAGCAATTGACCGTGACGGCCGCGCTGGTGATATGAATCAGCGGGATGTCAGTGGAGATGTCTGTTGCGGTGACCGTGGCTCCGGGGGTGTCGAAAGCATCCGCGGCAATGGCAGGAGGTACGTCGCAATTCGATACGGGCCGCGTGGGTGGTGTGATGGCGGTCGCCGGAACTGCAGCCGGAACTGCGCACCCAGGATTCAGGTTGCGGCGCTTGGCCCTTTCGATGTCGCGTGGATCAGTCATGGCTATTCTTTGGCGATCTCCGGTGGCTTCGGCAATGCATTAAATGGAGCGCCCTTGTTGGGCAGCACGAACCCCTCACATTCCACATGCGTGAACACGAGGCTGGTGGTGGCGTCGCCGGTTGCGGATTTCTCGCTGTCCTCACCCACCACCACGGAATGCGCGATGTGTGCCAGGAAGCCAGTAAACATCTTCTTCTTGTTGCGGTCGGTCACAGCATATCGGTATCCGAGCTGCGCCCTAAAATCCAACGGAATGTCCAGGCTCAGCGTATCCCGTCCCAAGGCTATGTCCAAATACGCAAGCCGAGCCCACCACGCCAGGATGCTCCTCTGCGCCGTCTGCTGCTTATCCATGCTGTCTTTGCGCGGCTTGTGTTTTGTGCGCATGTATTCATTCGCATCCAACCCCATCGCGTTGGCCTCCTTGACCGCGTCATCCATATCCAACGGACCGTAAATGGCAGGCAACCAGACGGGCAATGGGATTTGCTCGAATCGCCCGTTTGATTTTTCCGGCAGCGGATTCGGCCACGTAGCATACACCGGGGCCGTTGGCATTCCTTTATCCGACCCGGACTCCTTCACATTCTCCGTGCCCTGCCCGACGACCACCACGGCAGCCAGGGGCACCACATCGTAGGCCCCAAGCCTGGATGTGAAATGGGTCGCAGAAATAATACCGGGCGCAGTCTCTCCCATCACCGCGTCCTTTGAGATTAAACGCCCATAGGGTGCGTCTGTTCCCCCGACGTCGGGAATATAGAGCAGGTTAAACATTTCGCAGAGCGTCAGGATCTGCTGAAAGAAATCCCGTCCCTGCGTCAGAAACACCTGTCGGATGGTATCCTGAATCTTCTCATTTATGTCCTGCGTCATGTCCGGCATAAACGGCAGCTTGGTGGTTGCCGTGCTGTCGCTGAACAGACGCTGCCATTTGGTCTTGTGCTGCTCGTTGATTGCATGCATCTGATCCATAATCTTCGCGTCCAGCTTTGCCATTGTGACAGTCCGCGCGTTCGCCTTCTCAATCCATTTTTTGATCAGCCGGTCGAGCACCAGGCTGAACATCTCCGCCATGCTGGTCGCATGCAGCAGCTCATCGTCGTCCTTTGCCTCGTTGCCCTCCGTCCGGTAAATGTGGGTGCGCAGAGCCTGCAAATAGGCCGCATTCGTCGCCAGTGCCAGATGCACCTCAAATGAGCTTTTTGACGCTTCGTAAGCGGACGTCGTGAGCAGCCCGGCGGTAGTCAGATAATTCCGGGATCCAGAATCCTGATACACATTGACGGTGGTCAGGTCCGTGAACTTCTGGGTCTGATTCTGGGCGAGCCATTTGGTAATGTCGGGAGAACTCAGGTCCACCAGGTCGCCTGATCTGACTCCCTGCGGATGCACAGAAAGTGCCAACGACGGCATCTCATTGATCGTCATCGTCGTCTGCGCTCCGGATATGCGCAGCTTGATTCCGCCCACATCCCCGCTGACCTTTGGCTCCCTGAATGAGATATTACTGCTCATATGGAATACGCATGCGGGTGTCCCGAATCAAAGCCAGCGCGACCAGGGCCATCCGCTCTGTCACATCCACACCGGCACCCATGTAATGCTGAAGCAGGTTCTGTTTCTCAAGAAGCGTCAGCCACGCGGTGGTCTTTTGCAGGGCCGCCAATGCCGCCCTCGTCGGATAATTGGCAGGGATGTTTTTGAACGCAATGACGTAGGAGGGAGTCCAGTGCTTAACGCCGTCCAGGAACCGCAATGCCCCTTTGAGTCCAACCCAGGAAGGCCATTCCACAAACAGGTCCTCATTGGTAAAGAACGCATGCACTTGCTCCGATCGGCCGCCGCAGGAAATACGCGCGGCCTTCGGCTCGACGCATAGCAATTGAAAATCTACAGACACAGGCCAGTCGGACACCTGCCTGTTTGCTTCCGGTGCGCCGTTCCTGTCGGGCATCAATGTGATGGTCTGCGGAAGCTGCAGTCGCGGATTGCGGTAGAGCTGCCACGCCATTGACGTAGCAGACTCAATTCCGAATTCATGCAGCAATGTCGGAGTGCCTACCAGACACCGCAGCACGCTCATTGCAAAATAGTCCGAGGTGGCGTCGGTGATCTTCAGGAGGTCCCGAACCGCCGTCGCCTCCTCGGAGGCAGTCACAGGGTCAAATGGGGTGACTGGCGTAAACCACGGACTCGCGGGAACATCACCATTGACCAGCAATTGAAGTAGTTCGCATCTCATGGTTTTTAAGAGTTTAGGACAAGGACGAGGTGGTCAGGCTTCCGGTGGTCAGGCCGGTGAAGCCATCCTTGCGTCCGGCTGCGGGGCCGGAAGAAGTCTCCGCGACAATACCACCCAAGACAAACTGTTGCGTGTGAAATTTGGGGTCAATCTGCCCGACTACGAGCCCCGAAATGTACACATTGTAGGCCACCTTGCCGGGAAGGGAGAGCTGCACTGGTTTCTTCAAATTTGATGCCCGGTTCTTCTGGAACCATTTCACCACCTCCGCAAAACTTTTGCCGCCGGACTTCTCATTTCCCAGCAGGGCAACGCCCATGATGTTCACCGAACCGAAGCCGGCACCGAAGCTGTAAAGCACATGGAAATTATCAAGGGTGTTCTTGGGGACCAGCACGTCCGGGTCCTGCAGGCTGGCCCCCATGATGAGCACCGGTGCTGCGTTGCTGCTGGTGATGGGAGGATTCAGGGCATAGAAGCCCACGGAATTGCCCTGCTGCTGGAATGCGTAGATGCATCCGCGGGATGGGAAAATGTTGGTCATGTTAAGTTTAAGCGGAGCAGATCCAGAATCTTCTTTGTATTGTCCGCGGTTTTTTGATCGGGTGTGGCTTTTGCCTCTTTCATCTTGTCCTCAAGGGCGGCCAAATTCTTGCGGGCGGCTGCATGTGCTCCTTTGGTTTCTGCGCTGTCCCCTGTCTTGTCTGCGAGATCTTCCTTCGCCTTTTTCAAATCCTTTTCAAATCCTTTTGGATCTGCAAGCGACCGCTTCATCACCATGTCGAATGCCGTATTTCCATCGCCTTCCTTCAGTGCATTCGCCATCCAACCTCCGGTGCCTTCCAGCGCTCCGGTCCACAGCGCGCTGCTGGCATCCATCCGTTCTTTCATGATCTCCGCGCGGTTATTATCGTTAATTGCGCGTTCGTTGTAGGTTTTGTTCTTGGCATCCGCCTCCTTCTTATTTGCCAGCGCTTCTATTTCCGCAGCGCCAGCCGCCCCACCCACACCTTTCAGTGACAATTCTTGTGCTGCTTCAGAAAGAAACTGGTCGTGGTCCAAAATGCTCTTTTTTTTCCCCGCATTGACTGCGGTCCCGGTCTTTTTTGCAATATCCACAGAAAAAGCCACTCCCTTGTTCTCCAAGTAGCGCCGCATGATGTCATTTTTTTCTACAACGCTTTTTCCTCTTATCGCATCTGAAAATTCCGTCCCTGGCTTGCCGTCTTTTCCTGGCGCTCCGTAGGTATTCAGCAAAGCCTCCAAATTCGGTGCAATTACCGGCATTTTGGTTTCCGGGTCAATTGCGAATGTCTCGACATCGGCGCCTGCCTGCATCAGGACAGTTTGATTGTCCGTCTTCACGCCATTCACCAGCCCCTGGTAGAACTGCTCCCCCATGTCCGGCTTGCTGCGGTCGTCCGCATCGCCCACCACGTTTTCTGCGTAAAATCTCATCGCTGCGGCTTCTTTGGCCTCCCTGACTAATCTCGGATGTACAATCCCCTGCAGGCGCGGATCCCCGGCGAGGATGCTGCGACCTTTGTTCAGAAATGCACCCGAATCCGCCCCGCCGGCCAGAATCTTACCGAGCCCCGATATGGCTTCCTTCGAAATACCACCCACTTGCAAATCCTTGGACGCAGCAGTCAGCGCCTCCTGCGCTCCGACAGTGTTGCCGGCATGCAGCTTGTCTATAATATCCTGCTGCTCGTCGGGAGCCAGGCTCATGAAAGCATGCATCGAACCCCCCATCTGCTTAGCGCCCAGCCCGCCAACTGCCCCCGACCCGAAATTGTTATTCTCGGCCATCTGCTTTGCGATGACGTTCTTGTTCATCGACTGGTCCATGCCGCTCAGTGCATTGTGCAGGTTTTCTTGCTGTTCAGGGCCGATGGTATTGAGCATACGCTGCGTGCTGTATTGCCTGCTGTAAGTGCCTGTGGTGACGCCCGATGTCTGTTCAAATACTTTGCGCAGATTGGCGCTGGCAGCAATGCGCTCCTCGCGGCTGGACACCTTGGAGAAAGCACCAATCGCGGCATTCAGCTTACTCTTGTTGTCGTCGGTCATGTTCTGGGCCGCAAATGATGCTTCGAGCAATTGCGGATTCTCGCTCATCATCTGAAGCTGGCTTTGCATGCCCTGCGCTGCTATTTCGCCCGTCGAAAAATTGGCGATGTGTTCGCCTCGGGCAGCCGCCGCTCCAACCATTTGAGTCCGCCCCATGCTGGCAATGCCGGAGGTCTCACCAGCGCGCAGGGCCATCACAGAGGCCATTGGACGTCCCACCAATGGGGCTACCATCCCCATGAGCTGCTCGTGCGCCCCCATATAGGACTCCACATCCAGATTCAGCATTGATGCATTGTTGCGCACACGATTGAGACGCTCGCCCAGCTTCGCCGGATTGGCATTGCGCAGAGACAGACCGGTCAGACTCTCCGCGGCGCGAGCCAGTTCAGTGACGTGCCGATCTCCCACCAAGTCCCGGACGTTTGCCAGCATCTTGCTCACGCCTTCGAATTGCTGCAGCACGCGGTTCATGGATCCCTTGTCCTCAAGAAACGACAGCTTACCATTCGCCATTTCAAATCCCCCCATCTTCATCCCGCTCATCATTCCCCGTTGGCCCATCAATTTGAATATGTCCCCCATCTGGTCCTTGTTGAATCCGTTCGTGACGTTCAGGTTGGCAGCCCCCGTAGAGGTAAATGCATGATTCTGAAACGCAGAATACATCTGCTTGGTAATCATGTCCGCCATCATGCCGCCGCCGGCTAACGCGGACATCCCACCACCGGGCCCGCCCACCCGGAATTGATTCATCCCATTTGCGGAGGCCATGCCTGCTATGAGCGCCACTGGATTGCCACCACCTAGCGCGCCATGCGAGGCCGCAAGGCCGATCAAGTCACGGCTGACTCGTCCGGTGTCTGATCTCGCCCACGCCTCAGTAGTCTGACTACCCCCTTTGAATGCCCCCGCCATCGTCGAATTGACCATGTTGACGCGGCGGTCCGTGGCGAGCGCGTAGCGCTGCAAGTCGTAATACCGCTCCGTCGCCTTGAAACGACGCATCGCCTCGCCAGGGCTGGGGCTATTGCCGCCACTCTGGTAAGGTGCGATGTCTTCGGGAGTGATGTATCCGCCGTCAGTGAAGGCCATATCGAATTACCCTCCAGTGTCGCCGGAATCAGCCTCCGAGTCGATGGCGTCTTGCAATACCCCGCCTTTTTCCAGTGCCTCGTAAAGTTTGATCAGGCTCTCGGCGCCGATGTTGTCGGGCGCCTTGGCATAGAGATCAAATGCCTTCAATTGGGCAAGCCAGCGCCCACGGGCCATTTTCCGACGCATGACGTCGGCGGCCTTTTGCGGGTCGAGCAATGAGGCGAATTGTGTCTCAATTAACAGCAGCTCGATTTGCGTCGCGGCGGCCGCGGATTTACCCACCGCCTCCAGCAAAAGCGATTCACGGATGACACTCCGCATCGCGTGCGGGTAATCGGGCCTGACGATTTCTGGACGCCCCCCAAGGTATGCAGTCAGCATTAAACGGAACCTTGGGGACGCCAAAAACCCTGGTTGTCCTCCCGATTCACGATGTTCTCATTGCACAGCTTTTGTTTGATTTCGAAAATGCAGACGGCCTTGATGAGCATGTTCAGCCGGGCGGCGCTCATGCTTCCGATGTGGGTCTGGACTGATGCGCGGATGGCGTCCCGCAGCGCCTCCACCGATTGCGGGGGCGTGGTGACTTCAACACGCGGGGCGAACAGAGCGTTGCCGACGGACTGCACCTGCAGCACCAGGCAATACTGCTGCATCGCGGACCACATGGACGCGGTGCCCTGGACCAGCTTCTCCTCCTCATCCTTGGCGATGGCTGCGGAAATGGCCCGCTCCATCAGGATGGTCAGGTTGTTCACGCGAACCTTCGGCTTCAGGCTGCCCACCTGGAATTCAATATCGAAGCAAAGGTTTGAGTCATGAAGGAATGCCTTCTCGTAAATGGCCTTCTCCTGCGCGGTGACCTCAATCTTCCCGACGGACTCCTGCTTGAAGGCCCAATCAAGCATCGTGCTCGTGGTGTCCACATCGGACTGCCATTGATCCGGGATGGGCAAATGCGTCTTTGGTGTGGGCTCTTTCTTTTCCGCATTGAGGGCCGCCCGGACTTCTGCGGTGGTGTCGTCATCCAGCTCAATGGCCTTTGGGGTTGTATCCTCGGCAGCCAGCAATTCCTGTATGGCGGCCTGGTCGATGGCGTCGTCGGGCTTTGGTTCGTGCGCGGGATCGGGTGTGTTGATGTCGGTCATGGTGTGAGGTATTTGGCTCCGGTTTTGAGAAATGTAAATGTGAATGGCACCGTAACCAGGTCGGTGGTCTTGTTCAAGTCCGCTCCGGATTTGGCAGACGGCTTGTGCAGGCTCTCGCCACCATTGTGCTGGCGGAATTGCGCGCCTGATCCAGGAAACGCGGAAGTGCTGCTGTCCACATTGTCGGCCGGCTTGAGTCTCTCAGATTGGTTTTCGATTTCCGTATAGGAACCCGCCCAATTCAATGCCGTCTTCCCCGGCATATCCAACCGCAGAAATTGCTGGGCCGGGCTTTCCATGAAGGTATATGGATCGGGGATGTATTCTTCCTTTTTCGAGAATGCGAATTTCAATTTGCCCTCGGCGGTGCTCTCCCAATCAACCGGCTCGGATTCCAATTCCAATGGCTCCGGTCTCCAATCGGGCTCGTCGCCCATCAGCTTGAGGATGTGGTTGTGATGCGGCTTTCCCCCTGGGCTCGGACCAGGAATCTTTGGGCCCTTGATGGCTCCGTGCGAGATCACCTGCGCGGTGTTCACCTGTGAGACCTTTAGGCCGGTGACGCCAAGCTCCGCGTATTTGCCCACTTGGAACTTCTGCCCGGCGAGCAGCATGTTGGGGCCTTTGAACAGGAAGCCCTTTCCGCGTGCGGTCGCATGGAACAGTTTCTGTGTGGTGAATTGGATGTCCTTCTTTGCATCCACGATGAATCCTCCGCTCTCCGTCTTTACCGAGAAGGAGGGATCCGGCTCCTCGGGACATTTGCCGATATCCACAAAGACGGTGCCTTTGCTGGCAACCTTCACTCCGCCTTTTGTGGTCTCAAATACAATGGCCGCCGGCCCCACAATCGGCGCCGGATCTTCCTCGGTGTTCTCGGCCTTCTCCGGCTTGGCGGTATTGGCGTCGCTCTTGAACCACATGGTCCCCCATTCACACAAGGCCTGCCATGCTGCCCTGGCTTTCAGTTTCATCCAGCCGGTCGTTGCGGAAATCTCCACGTTCTTCCGGGCCTTCATGTAGAGGCTGCCCCCTGCAATGATTCTCACGTCCCCGGCGGCTTCCAGCGTCAGGTGTCGGGTGGCCGCCACATGCACGTCTCCGTGCGACATCACCACGCAACTACCCGTGCCGTCCCAATGAATGATGGACCCGTCACGCATGATACGCATGCAGGCGTAGGTGTCGTAAGATGTCGAATTATCATAGCCATTGGCTTCCTCAGTGTCGGTCTGTTTGCCCCGCCAGTCCGGTGCCGGGGTCTCCTCTTCGGAAGGGACGTGATACTCCCCCTTGGTCGCCATTTGGTGGAATCTGGACAGCCCCTGGAATTGATCCAGGAATCGCGAGTATTCCCGCAGTTGGTAGGTCGTCTCAAATATCTTCCGCGGATCCTTGGGATATTTCCACAGCTTCAGGAACTCCTTGTTCAATTGGGCGTAGCCATCGACCAACACCCCGGTGGGATCCTCCGGGTGCTTCAGTTGAATTGGGACTACGATGCGCACCTTGCGTTCGAGCACAATGTCCCCAACCGATCCAATCAGTAACGATCCATCCATATCCACATGGGCGCTGAACTTGCCAGATCGCAAAGCTGTCTTGCTCATCTCCCCGAGCACGGAAGTCGGGTCTGTCACGAATACGTGGATGAAATTGCCGAGGAAACCGATGTACTGCGAGAACCTGTTTCGGCTGGCGCTGGTCAGGTCATCCGTCAGGCTGTCGAAGTCCACACCATTGTTGTCGGCCGGGAACTTCTTGTCGGTGGGATTTACCAGACCAGCAGCCTCATGTGGGTAGCTGGTGCCATTCCAAATCACATTCAACCGTCCGTCATTGGTGATTTGGAAATCCCCAAAGGATGAATGATGGCGGTAGCAGTCGCTCACGATGCGCACCATGTCATTGAGGACATGGCATTCCACCTTGGCCAGCTCACCGGCGGAGAGCTTTGCGAAATGAGTCATGATCTGGATGCCCACGCTGAACGCATTCTGCATCACAAGCTCGCCCGGTAATTGATCGCTCAGTGGATCGCATTCATCGTAGATTTGCCGTCCGGTGGCATTCTGAGAAGACAGGCCGGTGAGTGTGGTATTAAGCCCGAAGGCACCCGTGGCAGCCTGGCGGTCCCTGGTTGCGGGATCTCCGTATGGGCCTGGGACAACACCAAGAATCAAACCTGGGGAGCTACCCATCACGACCACGCGCGCCGCCACGGGAAGGGTGTATTTGAGATGCACTCCGCTCATTGCGGCCAATGCGCCACCCACCCAGATACAGTCCTGCAGGAGCGTGCGGTCGTCCAGCGCTACGGCGTAAGTGCCGGTGTGGCGGTATTCGACGATACGCCCGAATGAGTAGGCATCACTCATTTCCGGAATGCCACGACAAATGCTGACGCTGATGTTCGACCCATCGGGCTGAATTCAATTCCTTCCGCAACTTCCGATACACGGCGTAGGCGGCGTCTTGTTCCTCGGGAATGCTCTGCGTCCAACGCTCGCGTGCAAGTCGCATTTCTTCGGCCATTTGTTCGAGGTCAGGTGCGGCGGGCATATTTGGTATGAGAAATTCCAGCTATTGTGGCGATAGTCAGACCCTTGGAAAGAAGAAAGCGTGGGTCGGTATGCACTCCGACCCACGCCTCTAGGAACCCCGCGCCAACAAACGCGGTAACCAAACGAAAATCAGCGGATATTCATCGAGCCGACGCGGATCTGCGCACCCTCGGTGACTGCCATCGGGCCGGCCTGGTAGGCGATATTGAATCCCTCAGCCAGCCCACCCGAGAAGGTGATGCCGCCGCTTCCACCCACGGCGCATTTGCTTCCGGAAAGAATGTCGATGGACAGCTTGTTGATGGCGCCGCACGACTGCGCAATGTCGCGGAAGTTTTTGAAAAAGCCGCTCTTGCCGACCGCACCGTTGATCGTTATCTGCCCCTCGCTGTTGCCGTTGAGGTAATAGAGGGTGCTGGATCCCGCCTCGAACATCGAGATGATCTGACGGTTGTAGGAGGCATTGACCGACTGCACGAGAGCCATTGCGCCATTGGCGCTGATGCTCGCGAAATTGCCGGTGATGATTTGTCCGTCGGTTTTGACGGTCTTGTCGAAGCCAAAGAAGTCGGTCGCCATGTTAGTGTGGGTAGTTGAGTTGGGTTAGAATTAGGCGACGATGACCGTGGTGAGTGTGCGGTCCTGGTCAAAGTTGATGATGGTCTCCGCAATGTTGAACGGCAGAGCGACAACCGCGGTGAAGGTGATTTTGACGCGATCCTTGATGATGGGATTCGGGGTAATCTTCAGACTGTTGAAGCTGACCAGCAGCGGGCCGGCCTGCACCCCGTAATCGGACTGCGTATTGGCGTTCAACTCATCTTGCAGCGCATTGCGCAGATCCACGAGTGTGGCGTTGGTGACGTTACGTTTGCCGATGTAGGCGTCGACGATGGCGTCAATTCGGAAGGACAGATAATCCGCGACCACGCCAATGGAATCCTCGTAAGCCAGCGCCCCGTTGGCGCTGTCTGTGGTGAGCTGATGACGGATGTAAATCGCGCCGCTCTCCGCATCCTGCGTGATGATCATGGTGCCATCGGCTGCCACGGCATCCAGCGTGTCGTCGTCGTAGCGCAGGCTCATGGCCGGGGCCGCGTCGAAGGTGCTGACTTCCGTGCGGGTCAGGCCCTGCTGCGGAAGCATGGCGCAGCGTAGGCCGGCGATGTGGGCCGCCGCGTAGCGATTGGGGATGATGACGCCATTTGCGGTGCCATTCTCCGTCCAGACATTTACGGCCCGGCGATTGCCAATGAGCTTCGAGTGGTTGCGGACGTAAAGGGCCTGACTGGCTGGCGTGTCAGCATACCAGATCTCAATGACGACCGCGGCACCCACCGGGCTTCCGGGACCGGATTGAAGGACGAGTTCGGTGGCGCTGATGACGGAATCCACCAGGTAGGACGTACCGGCGACGATGAGTTTGACGATATCCCCGCTGGCGAGTCCGAGCAGCGTAAAATCCACGCCGGCAGTGGCGGTGGTCACCAGCAAGTTGCCGCCACCATTGTAAGCACTGACCGTCGCCGTGACATTGCCGGAGGTTCCGGTCCTGAGCGCGACGTAAGAGCCGGGGCTGTCCGTGCCGACGTAGCAGCGACGGAAGCGTTTCTTGGTCGGGCCGGATGTGGTGGTGCAATGAGTGGCGACGGCCTGCTGGATGGTCACATCCGTGGTCATCGGCGCAATGGCGTAAACCAGCTTGGTCGTCTGAATCTTTGCAAGCGCCGTATTGTAATCGGCGAGCGTGGTGCCGCCGGTGCGCAGGACGTAGCCCGAGACAGCGCCAAGAGTGCCGTTGAGCATTTCATTCGCACCCATGGCCAAATCGTTATCCACGTCCACAGTGCCAAGCAGCGTCGTGATGTCGTCGGTGCTCGCAATTGCAATACGACCTTCGCCGTATGCGGGCGGCTGGAGGGAACGCTGCCAGACCGACAGGGTGCCGACGTCGTCCACAAACGGAACCCACTCATAACCCGTGGATCGGGTGCTGAGGTAATGGGACAACCCGGAGTCAATGGTCACCCCATCTTCGAGGTCCGCAACCCATGCGACATCATCGGCCGCCGCGGTGGAAAGAATCTCACCGGTGACGGGGAGGCGGAATTCCACCTCCACGTGCGTCGCGTAATTGGTGAACACCGTGGCGTCCACAGCCGGACCATCGAGCACCACCTTGTCGAAGACTGTGGTCGAGGGCGCCTCCGCGACGCAATTGACGTAATAGACATCACCCACGCGCATGCCGCCCTGCGGGCACACGCCGAGCGAGAGATCGAATTTCATCTGCAGACCGGAGGTGCCGAGATCGAACAGCGTGTTGTCCGTCAATGTGACCGAAGCCGGGGCATCAAGGCCCGCGGTGTCGCTGATGCGGACCACCGCACCGGTGGCGACGGGAGCGCCGGAATTGTAGGTGCCGGTCGTGACTTCGATGAGGTAGGTGGTGTCCGCCGTGCCGGTGTAGGTTCCGGTCACGGGAGCCGTGGCAGTACTGACGCGGGTGTATTGGCTGGTGACGGTGAAGGTGTAAACCCAACCCAAAGTAAGGGAGCTAGTCGTCTCGGTGTGATCCAGCTTCACGGTGAGCCCGGCCATGATGTTGCTGGACCCGCTGTTGGTGAATGTATGGAAACCCGCGTTTGCGCTGGTGGATGTGAGGGTGCCGCCGTAGCGTCCGCTGGCTGATGTCACCGTCACGACTGCGGTCGTGTTGTTGCCGCCGGTGGTGACCGTCAGCGTGAATGTCTCGCCGTAGGCTCCATTGAGAAGCGCGCCCTGGAGGGTGCCTTGGAAATCATCCGGGTTGGTGACGATCAGCGCCACGCCGTTGTCCTCAGTGCCAACATCCTGACTGCCGGGAGCAGTGAGGCAGGTGTAGTGCGAGGCTGCGGCCGTCGCCGGATTGTAGGTGCTGCCGCTCATGTAACCATTATCGTTGTCCGGCGTATTGACGCCGAAGGTGGCGGCGGTCGTCTTGCCAAGCAAGCCGGTGACTGTGCGCTTGATCGTACCGTAGGCGGAGGTGACGTAGGCGATGTCGCCGACGGCCACGGGGCGGTCTTTCAGCTTGGCGCACAGAGTGCCGCCGCTGACATCCGCTGCCGTCATCTTCAGTGTCTGGGTATTGGAGGCATCGAGAACCTGGAAATACTCGGAGTCGCCGGTGAGGATCGTCGCGAGCGAAGCTTCGAGGCCGTTGCCGAAAAGCCGGGTGTAGGCCAAATCAGGAATCTCCGTGCCGGGTAGATTGGTGGTGACGCCCGCCGCATTGCTGTATTGCCACGGAATGACCTGGGCGCCGGAGGCCGCCGCGTACGTGTATGCGGGCACCGTCTCCTTGCCAAATCGGCTGAGGCGGTATTGCGGGCCAATGACCAGCGGATTGAGAATGGCGGTCGCCGGCGAACTGACATTGGTCAGGAACTGCTTCAGCGTGGATTGTGGGTGGACGTAGTTGGCGATCGACATTGGAGTGGAGTGATAATGCTAGGTTGCGGACGAAAGGTCAATACCGTCGGCTTCGATGGTGGCAGATTGATCCACCTTCTTGAGTCGGTGGCTGTGGGTGAGAACGGTCATCGCATGACTGTAAATGATCGTCCCCTTCAAGTCCACGCGATAGAACATTTGTCCGCCTTCCACTTTTTCCAAATGGGGCTCGGCCAAATCCGCGATGTGGAAGAATTGCAATTGCAGACGGTGCATCAGCATAGAGCGGATGCCGGTGAAAAATGAAAGCGTGGTCTCGGCGAGATTGGCGGCCAAATCCGCGGTACGTGCGCAATGGGCCCAAATCAAAGGGGCACTGGCGGTGCAAATGGAATTCTCGCCCGAGTAGTCCTCGTTGAAGCCGGCATGGTCGTTCACCACCGTCTGCTGAAAATCCGTGCTGCCCAGTCCGTAGTGGATTGCCGGCAATTTACCGGCGACATCCTTCGGGTCGTAATTAAAATGCAGACCGATATGCAGTTTGCGATCATCGGCCTTGGGAGCCCAAAGGCAGTCCTTCAAATCCTCTTCCAGCAATCCGAAGTTGGCCGGGTGGGAATAATGCAGCTGCGTGAGGAGCAGGAACATGCGCCTCAGATTTACCGCGGTCAACGGCTGTCCGGCGAGCACTTCCCATTCTTCGAGTTCGGTAAGCATAGGTCAGAGCGGTTGATACATCCTCGGCGGCATCTCGGGCAGCGGGACCAGGTAGCGATCATCGTTTTTCTGGATGGGGTTCAATGTGACCTCGTAGCCAATTGGGAGGATGCTGCGAAACAGGAATGGTTGAATGACTTCACCAATTACAAAACGCTCATCCATCCGCGGGAATACGACCATGTAGTTTGGCATCGGTCGCGGAAAGGCGAGCATCCTGCCGTTTACCTGCTGCGTGTCCGAGGTGCCGCCGCCGTCCGGATCTTTGACGAAACCCGTGACCATGCTGCCCATGCGCATCACCCAGGTGACGGCCGGTGCGCCGAAGCCGCCCACAAAGGCCTCTCCGTAGCTTTCCTTTCCTGGCACCTGCATGCCGGTGCTGCGCATCTGGTAGGTCTCGAAATCAAATCCAGGGGCAGGCAGGCCATGCGTCAGCGGAGCAAAGATGAATACTGGTTCGCCGTTACCTCCGCGCATATTTCGCAATTCCGCCATCATGATGTCGCGGACAATGATTTGCTCCTTTGGGGTGATGGTTATATTTAGGCTGATGATGGGTGAATCAAATTGCTGACCATCCGCCAATTCCAGCAGCAGCCGGTAATGAATGGCTCCCAGATTCGTATTGAGGATGAACTCCCCGCGATCCACATAATATCCCACGGAAGCCGGCGTTCCCGCGTCACGAATCAATTGCCACGGAGGCAGGCCCGAGATGGACCGGTAGATGTACACCTGCCCGCGCTGAGCCGCCGCCGGGACATTCCAGGTGATGGCGCAGGTGTGGCGTCCGTAACCGGGTTGGATGCTGACGGCATTGAACTGCATGGTGAATTACCCAACCCGCCCGGACATCAGTGTGTAATTGGCAAGGCGCTTGTGCTGTTTTGCGACACCGAAAAAGCGCTCGTTGAACATTTTGATGGCTCCCTCGTAATGCGCAATCCGCCGGGCTGCGATATCCACTTCAACGCTGCCGGCCTTGTAAGGCACATCATGCCGCTTTTCGTGCTGCAGCGCGCGCAGGTAGAGGAAATAGGCAATGCCGTCGAAGAACAGGTTGGAATTCTTTGGCAGCGCAGTGGGGCGCACATTGCTGATCCGCGGAGGGAGTCCGTTGTATTCGCGGGCGCATGCCTGCATGGCGGAGAGGATGGCCTTGGGTGCGAAGTCGTAGTCCACCTTCCCGAGCATGCCCTGCTCGGTGTCGTAATCCTCCACGTATTCGCGCACCTCCTGCTCGGTGATGTAGCAGGAGGAGCAGGAGACCGCCTCTGGCGTGCTGGTCGTTACCGATGGCGTCGCCGGTAGATCGACTGGTCCTTCGGCCTCATACGCCAGCTTGTAATTGGCAGTGTCGGGAGGCGCGCTGAGTTGATACGTGAACCCGCTCAGTGTGATCCCTGTGATGAGGCAGAACAGGATCAGCTTCGGATTATCAGCCGATGTGTTTTGTATGCTGGGCGAATCAATTACCGGCAGCGCCACAAACGACAGCGGGAAAGTCACGGACCCGGTGGTCTCCGCGATGGCAAGGCTGACGGTGCCGGTTTGCGAGGCCATGTGACTTAGGCAGCGGACGGAAACTGCAATTGCGCCAACATGGAAGCGGCGGAATCAATCTCCCTTCGGTTGTTGGATTCCGTGTGGGAAAACAGACGGTCCATAAATTTGACCGCGGAAGTCTTCGTTGTCGTCGGCACCTTGAAACTGACACCACCGTTCATCGCCGATTTGAATCCATCCCGATAAGCAGGAGATTCCGCAAACAGCTCCTCCCGCTGCCTGGTTTGCAGCAGTGTCGCGGAGGCGTCGGCGTCGAGATTCAAATCAGCGCAGGTTTTGATGAAGCCTTCCATGTAGGCATTTGAGCAGGTCACTGGGAATTGATTCATGGGGTGAGTGTAATTGGTTCGGGAGAAAAGACAATGCTGGGCAAAAACAAAACCGCCGGCTCCCTTTCGAGAACCGGCGGTTTGTGAATTATTTTCTGCGCTTCTGCTACAGAACGTGAGTGGACTTGCTCACGCCCTTCACGTTTGCGATCGTAAGGCCGATGACCTCCATCGCTTGCATCGTGAGGATGTGCTTCTCCTTCTTCACGTAGGTCGTGATATCCTGCAGACGATATGCACGGCCCAGGTAGCCCGGCTCGGCGAACTTGTACACCACGTAGTCGGGAACGATCGTGCTCTTGATCGTCGCGATGTGCGGGATGTTCCAAATGCTGTACTCTTCGAGCGCTTCGAGGCCCTTGAGGACAAACTTCTCCGAGAGGTCACCACCGGCTTCGTCACGACGCCATTTCAGGAATTGTCTGGACGAAAATCTATTGGTGACCCAACAGCCATTATTGAGCGACATATTCTCCAATTCGGAGATGTTGTCCACGTAGAGTTCGCGGCTGATACGGCCGAGACGCTCGAAGTTCTGCTGGAGACCCGACGCGCCGACGCCCGAGGGGCTGCCGACGATCTGGTCCACAGTGCCGAAGAACTTGCTGTCTTCCTTCGTGTGGATCTCCTTCAGCGCATTGGCCGTGGTGATCTCACGAATGTCAGTCTTGTAGTTCATCAGCTCGAACGTGTTCTTTTGGAACTCGTTGGTCTGGACGACGTAGAAGATGACAGCGAATTTTTCCCCGCGGAAGAATTCAGTATCACCGGTGTCGTCGAAGTTCACCGCGGACGAGCCGAGGATGTCACCTTCCATCTCTTCGATGATCCAGGGCTTGCTGTCCGCGTAGAGGCTGTCGCTCAGATTGCTCTGATTGACGTCCTCGAACGGAAGCACGCGGCGCTGGATTCCGTTTTCACGGAGCTTGCGGCGGATGAGGCGCGAAGAAAGGTCGGACGCCGTCTTGAGCTGCCCTTCGGGCGCGCGGACGATGGCATCGACGAGTTCCTCGTTGAGAACTTCGGGTTCCTGAATCTGGTCTTGATTGATATTCATTGTGATATGTTTTCCTTAAAAAGACTAGGCGGAGGCCCCGTTGGTTTCGAAGTTGGTGGCGATGGTCAGCACGAGGACCTGGCCGCTTCCATCCGGCGTGACGCCAGGATTGGAGGCTGCGATGTCCACAGGGCCGGTGCCGCGGGAAAGATACCCGAGGGTGGCGCGATCCGTGGTGAGGGCCGTGGTGACGTCTCCCGTGGTGCCGTCGGCCTTGAGGCGCACTCCGTGGGAGTAGGCGACCGTGTCGGGGCTGGCTTTGAAGAACGCGGTCTGCAGTTCGTTCTGATCGAGCGTGGAGACGCCGGTCAGACCACCAGATGCGACGACATCGAAATCGTCAGAATCCTGATAGGCGAAGAAGGGGATCTGGGTCGAGGACGAGACCCCGATCTGCCAGACTTCTGCGCTGCTCACGATATTGACGCTGATCACCTGACCAGACGCGATGGTTAGCCCATTGGTGGGAAGCGATTTGTTGCGGTTGAGGCCCGGATTGAGCGGGTTCCAACCACGCAGCATCTTCATGTGCGGTTTCGCGCTCTGAACGATGCCATAGGCGGGTACTGTTTGGCCCATAATGTTTTGTGCTTCTTGTTTTAGGTTTTGTGTTTACTGCTCACGCACCTTTGCGGACCATCTCAGACCAGTCCTCTTTGTCGGAGGCCTGGGCATTGACGGGCAGCGCGGATGCGCGTTTCACCGAACGTCCCGCTGTCGGGGCATTCGTCGAAAGATTTGCCGAGAGGTGCTGGAGCACATCGAGGGCGTAAGAGGGATCGGAACGGAGGCTGCCTGCCATCTTCACGGCGAAGTCGGGCGAGCAGAGATTGGCGGATTGCAATGCCGCCACGGTTTCGATGATGGCATTCTCCGAGAAGACATTCCGCGGCGCATTGTTTGCGCTGGCGATCTTCTCCAGCCGCACCTTCTCCAATTCAATGACGCGACCATTGGCTTCCGCCAGCTTGGCGCGGACGCCGGACAATTCATTGCGCACGCCAGTCAATTCCTGGTCCTGTGCGGCAATGCGGGCCTCGGCGGCTTTCACCATACCAAGCACCTCGGCAACCTGCCCGAGGGATTCATCCACGATGTTGCGGACTTCCTCGTCTGGTAGTTGGGTATTCGGGTCGGACATGGTGATTGTGAATGGAAAGGATTAGCGTTTGATTCCGAGGAGGGCTGCGGCCTTTTTGGCGATCTCTTCGCCTTCGGGTTCCATGGCCTCTTCAGCGTCGCCTTCGGTCGGAGGAGGACCACCAGCGCCTGCGCCGGCATCCAGCGGAGGCGTGCCGCCTTCACCGCCACCAGCACCGCCCATGAGGGCCTCGACGACCTGCTGCGCCTCTTCCAGCGGAATCTTGCCTTCCTGGACGAGCTGTTCGAGGACGGCGATGATCTCCTCAGGAGATGCCTGCGCCTCGGGCTCCGCTGCGCCGGGGAATTCCTCGGTCGGGATTGCCTCGGGGCCTGCCGCTTCCGGCGGCATACCAGCTTCCGGCGGCATACCGGCGGCCGATTTGGTCGTGCGGCTGAGAATGAAATCCGCATCGAGGATGCCCTGGTTGTAGGCGTCGTTCAATTCGGGATTGAGACCATTGCGCGCCGCCTCATGGGCATTGGCGAATTTGATGGCCTGCTTCTGGTCGGCGGGCGAGAGCTGGTCAAATGCCTGCTTGATCATTGCATTCTCGTAAGCGGCCTGCTTTTCCCACTGGTCCTGCTGACCGGCAGCTTCGATGAATTGCGCATGGGCGACGTAGGCGTTCTTGATAGCGCCGAGGGCCTCATCCGCGCCGAGCTTGCGCTCCATGGCTTCCTGCACACCGGCGAGCACTTCCTCATTCTCCAGCACGAAGCTGGCGAGCTTGAAATGGAATTGCGGGTCGCGGGGATTGATGAGGTTGTCCACGGAACTGCCGGCGACCTTGGCGGCCGGAGCGGCGGCTGCGGAGGCCGCTGCGGTTTTGTTCATGAGGGCCGCTGCACGCTTTGCGAGTTCCGCGGCTTTGCCGGCGAGCTTCTTCGTATTGAAATCGGGGTTCGGGTCAATTGCGGGCTGTGTGGTTGTCGAAGGCACGTTCTCGCCAACCGACGAAGGCTTGGTGTCTTTGGTCGCAATGTCCGTCGGCGCTTTGCCCTGCTCGCCATCCCTCGGGAGCATCAGCTTCTTTTTGTCATCGCCGTCCTGCTTGGGGGCCGATGCGCTGCCTTCCGAGAAAATGGCATCAGTCGGACCCGAGTCCGGATTGGTGCCACCACCCATTGGGGAGCTGGCGGATTTGGGCTGCAAAAGCGCAGAAGCGTTTTTGACGAGGTCGGCGTAGGATTTAATGGCGGTGCTCATTGGATTGATTGGATTGGATGTTGAGTGATTTGGGATTTGATTGCAAGAAGGATTACTGTGCGCAGAAATTATTGTGGGCGGCAACTGCCAATTCCTGCTTCGCATCAATTCCCTTGGGGTGGTTGGTGCGGATGGCGGAGAGGGCGGCGAGCTTGTAGAGACCGTAGAGACCTGCCATGCGTTCAGCGGCGGACTTCAATTCAGTTGGCACCGCGGCGAGCAATTGCAGCTGAGGCAATTCGCTGGCGGATTTGATGATCGTGATTTTCAGGATGCGCCGGCGGGCCGGGGCTTCCTCAATTGAAAATTTCTTTTCGGCGGAATCCAGCAGGCCTTCCACCGGGTCGGTCACTCCACCATCCACCCCGGTCACTCCGGGCGTGCTGCCCTCAAATAGATCAGGGCTGATTCCACCGCAGCCGCAGCCATCGCTGAGCAGGCGGTTGAACACATCTGGCAGCAATGAGCAGGCGGATTTGACGACGGGGTCATTGCTGACCTCGACAATTGAACGGTTGGTGGTGTAGGCCAGGAAACTGCGGAAGGGAAGGATGGACGCGCGCTTCGCCAATTCACCGAAGAACGTGCCGGGGCGCAGGGTGCGGACGGTGGTCAGCTCGGCATCGCTCAATTCACCATCGAGCAGTTTGGATCCCATCTCGTAGGCGTAGGCCAGCTTGGGATTGCCGGAGAGGGTACGCAGGTCTGTGTGTTTGAAGGCATCATTGAGCCAGGTCTCGTGCTCTGCCATGCGCTGCAATTGCGCCTGCTTCTCAAATCCCAATTGCAGGCCGCCAGTGTTTTCATTGAGTCCATAGAACGCAGCCCAATCCGTGCCGGTGATGATTTGGGGCTTTGCGCTGGCGGCTTTCTTCATGCCCTCGTCGCCGTGGAACATGTATTGCAGGTAATGCGCTGTGCGGTCCGCCGGGTATTTGACGTCGCTGATGTCGAAGAAGGTCGGGTGGTCGTTCCAGACGAAGGCGTACTTGTTGAACTCAGGCATCCACTGGTTCATGTGATTCTTGGCGTGATCGCAATACTCAGTCGGACTGGGGGCGAGATTACCACAGCAGTTGCAGCGATCATTGGGAACGCGCGCAGACATTGAATCGCTGCGGGCACTGCCCTTCTTTATGCTCTCGTAGATATCCTCGCATTTGGAAATCTCCCCATGAACGATCAACTCGATGCGGGACATCGTCGGATTGTAGCGGGCGCATTTGACGGAGCCGATGGCCAGCCGGCGATTGGCGTGGTTGTGCTCCCGGAAATAGGCGCCATGCGAAACGAACGTCGGATGGTATTTGGTGTTGGCGTCCTTGGACCAACCGTCAGCATTGCGGTTCTGCCCGTAGATCTCGGTGTCACCCATTGCCACCAAATGCTGTGCGAAGAATCCCTTCGGCGGTCGGTATTGTTCCAGCAGGCTGCGCGGCATCACCTCCGAGGCGGCGGACTTCACCCTGGCGTCGAAATCCAGAAAGCGGGACATCACGCCTCCGCAGGCTTTGAAGAGGGCGTCCTGATCGTCTTGGTGGTGGGTCTTGATCATTTGAAATTACGGGGCGACGTGCGTGGGAAGACCACCGAAGGTTTTGTCCAATATGTCCGGAAGATAATAGCCCACGCCAGCGGCTGCCAGGCCTTTGGTCAGGCGGCCTTTGGCCAGGCGTTCAAATCCGCCGCGCGCTCCAACGCGGGCGCGTTCGGTGGCTGCGCTGAGTGCATCACGTAGTGATGGGGCAGATGCACCGATGACCCCAGCACCCCCACTAGCTCCGCTCATTCCGGAGATGTCAGGCATGCGCCCGAACAAAGATTTGCTCCAGTCTTTCAATGGGCCGAAGTCCGTCTTTCCGTAATTGATTCCAGCACCACGCAGTTTGCCGAGCAGCCCGCGGGTTTCATCATGCCCCAATGCCCCACCTGCGAGATTCTGCATTTCGCTTTTCGCGAATACACGACCCTTGCCGGTTAATTTGTCTTTCAAATTGTCCAAGATGCTTTGCTTGGCTTCCACGAAGACTTGCGGGTTAGCTGTTGCACCTCCCTGAGTCAGCCCATTGGCACCAGGGCGAATGCCGGGGAGCTTTTCCGAGATGTGCACGATATCCCTTAATGGGTCTTTCATGAATGGGGTCTTGCGTGTCGTCCACCCATAGCCTCCGAGTCCGAACAATGCTCTAATTTGCGGACTATGAAAGAGTGTCGATCCTGGGGATTTGTCATTCTTGGGCAGCGCATTCATGATTTTGTCTACCCCGTGGCTCAGCGCTGCGGCAGAGCCTCCGCCAAGCAATCCTGCGAGCAGCGCATTGCGTCCGACACGCATCGTCTTGCCTCCAAATCCCTCACCAGGGCGGCGATCGGTCATCATGGTGCCGATGCCGCCGGCAGCCGCAGAGCCCAGCCCGGCGAGCACTGCGGGGTCTTCGTAGGTCTTCGAGTCCATGACCTTGTTTCCCACCTGCGTGGCTTTATCCTTCACCCAACCTGCACCATCGGAGAGATTCTTTTTGAGGGAGTCCATCCACCCAGCATGTTTGACGCCGACGGAAATGAGGCGGTGCCGTTCGGCAATTGAATCCGCAAAGGGAAGCTCACGCGCTTCACCGACTTTTACGCCGTGCTCCGCAGCCGCTGCAGTGCAATGGGCAAGGACGGCGCTGGCGGCTTTGATGAACAGGGAATTGATTTCAGTTGGTGCCATTGGAAAAATGTTAATCGGTGGCGATGGTGGTGGAATTACGGCCGGTAGTGCCAGCAGAAAGACCGCGCTTGCCTGCCACTCCGGCGGTAATGCGCGTGGTCAGTGTGGAATTGAACAGCAACGCATAGTCATTGGCCTGCTCATCGTCGGCAATTGAAAACGTGTGCTTCACCGGGAATTGAGAGGGGAAGCGAAGGTCATTGGCCGCAAGCGTAAAAGTGGTGCCACCCGAACCGAACACTCCCCCACATGCGATGGTGGGCTCTCCGAATTGTTCGAGGGCTTCCTTTTCGGCGGTGCTCAATGCGTCGTCCGCGGGATTGAGTCCGATCTGCGCGTGGTAGGTCCCTTTTTCCAGCGTTACTTTGGTGTCGAGGATCATGGTGAATTAGGCGTAGCGAGCGTCTTCAGTTCTGGCTCGGGTCTCTTCGGCCTGCGAATGGGATTTGTCGATATCGGCGAGCGTCTTATGTGTCTGGATGGGCACACCGCCGTATTGCAGCGCCTCACGCAGGGCGAAGCGTAGCTGATTGGGATTGTGCGCAATGCGCGGGTCGCCCTTCTGCAAATCATTGGCGAGGTCCACGAGATGCTGCGGATCGGCCTCCCCGAGAATCGGGTCGGTCATGATCAGGCGCTGCAGGTTGGACACGAAGCTCACATCCCGGACGGCATGGTCAATTCCCTTCTGGCGAAACTTGGGTGCATATTTGCTGTCGCCGGTGGCCTTCATCTTGTCGAGGATGCCGGGCATTGCACCGACCGTCTTGCCAACGCTCCCCTTGGGGATGAAGTCATTGATGGCGTCGATGATTTGGCTGGCCGTGTCCTTCTTCGCCGACCCTCTAGGGGTGGGCGCATCGCGCTCGGGCTGTCGGCTGTTTCTAGGGGTGGGCGCATCGCGCTCGGGCTGTCGGGTGTTCTGCTGTCGGGTGCGCTGGGCTTGCTGCTGCATGGTTTCCACGCGACCACCTATCGAAGCAGCAGGACTCTGTTCCGTCTGGGTCCAGTCCGCGGCAGGTGCTGCATCGTCCCGCTCTCCCGTATCATCCACATCTGGGACCTGCGGCTCTCTGGTAAATGCCAGCTTCTCAAACTCCTCCGTCTCCTGCTTGGCGAGCAGCGCATAGGCATTGTGCAATTGTAGGGCATCGGCGGCCGTCTTGATGAGCGGCAGGACATTGGTGCGATCGTGGAGCAGGCTGCGCTTGGTAGCCACCTTCGTCCAGGGCGTCAATTGCACCGAGACATGCGCTGTGGCCTGCTTGACTGCCGCTTTGAAAATCATCTGCCCCTCGGCGTCTGCCAATTGCGAGACGTCCTCTTCCATTTGGGCGAAGAAGGGCTTGTTGGCGCCGATGTATTTGGCGAGCTTGGTCACCGCAGTGCGATACAGTGCGCTCTGGTCCTCCTGCAAATCACCCAGCCGGGCGACATTGATTTCCGTGACGCGGCGGGCAGCAATGAGGGCGGCGGCCTTTTCGCCGGGAGTCGGGGGCTTTGCTGCGGGCTCCGCAAATGCCATCTTCTCAACCGGATTGTTTAGGGGCTTCTTGCCGGTCGCGCCGGACATGAAACGGGGAATTGGTTTGTGCTCCGCCGGCTTGGTGTCGGGCTTCTTGTCCTTGGCCGCCGCCGGAGCCTTGTAGGTGCCGTAGTCCGAGGCCAGCTTCACGGTATCGATGAGGGGAATTGAAGCGCCGCGCTGATCGGGGTTGTTGTCCATCCAGGCCACGGAGCGCGCCGTATTCAAAGTCATCGCCATCTTCGTGAGCTGCTCAGGGGCGAGATTGTTCTCCCGTGCGTAATTGATGAGGATGTCCTCGGCGCTGGCAGATTTCTGAATCTGAGGCAGGAGGCTTTCAATGACTTCGAGCACGCGACTTGGTGACATATGGGAATGCTGAACGATTTGTGCGGCGGTCGCAAGCCTGCGTTGCGAAATCAGCGCTTTGCCAACCGACGGGCCAGTTCCCGCAATGAGGCAGTCTTGTTGATCTCCTGTCCGTTCTGCACAATGCCCGGAACCACAGTGCGCTGCCAGTTACGGATGTTGTCGTAGATTTCCGGGCTGCGCTGATTTGTTTTGCGCATCTGCCGGAACATGCGCTGGGCATCCAGTGGGTATTGCTGAATCCCCTTCTCGAATTGCGACTCATCGGGTTGCGTGGGATTTACTCCCTGTAAAAACTTGTCGTAATCCTGCGGGCTTTCAAATCGCTTCCCGGTGTTCTGGTATTGATGCTCCTGCAATTGCGACATGTAATCCCGCATCTCGGCAGAGTGCACATCATGATGCAGGTTGCCATACACAGGCAATTTGTTCTGTTGCTTCAGCGTCTCGCGGAAATGCACCGGACGTTCTCCAGAAGGACGCCTCGACCAATGCAGCCCACTTCCCATGCGCGGCTGATCAGGATATGGGGTCGCATACGTGGGGACATATTTGTCTGGATGCTCCAGGCGTAAAGCTGCAGTGTCGTAAGCATCCACCCCGGTACCCGGCGGACTTGCAAGCGCTCCGTGATACGCCTCATGCTTCAGCGAATCCTCATCATCCATTAACGATTTAGCCGCCTGCCTGGCTGTCATGTTCGAATCTCGTAGACCCTCTGGATCCTTGAGGACGCTGTCTGTAAACTTCCGTCTCTCGTCCGAACCCCACATGTGGACGCTGTCAGCGAGCGGGTCGTAATGTGGCCCGAAAACTGCGGCATCCGCATCATTGCGCAACACCGGCACCGGCTGCGTCCATTTATTTTGATCTCCTGGCAAACCGGATGCTGTATTGTAGGCATGCGCCTTTTCCATTTCGCTTTGCAGGTTATTTCCGTAATACGGTTGCTTGTAATATGCTGGGGTCACGGAGGACAGCGTAGGCCCGGCAAATGCGGAGGGAATTGGCTTCACAGCGGGGGCGCCTGTTGCTTGCGGCGCGACGCCTGCCCTAAAACCACCGCCTACCACCTGACTTGTTGGCGGTGGTGGGGTGGGTGTGGGAGGCTGTGGTAATTGACTTGGTCCCGTAAGGAATGAGGGTGGTGGAGTCTTACCTGTCACGCGGTCCCATACGTCACCGATTGATTTTGGCCATTTGAATGCGGACCGTCCTGCTGGTGGTGAAGAGACAGAAGGCAGAGCCGGAGCAGCCAGCTTCACCATGCTCATCCGTGCTCCCAATATGCCGGGCGTCATCATTGCTGGTATTTCAAATCAGAGCTGCGCGATCAATGCGCCGAAGATGCGGGGGTTGATGGATGCCACTTTCTTGAGCTTCGCGCGCCGCGCCTTTTCCTCATCCTGTTTAATTGCATGCCCGGAGGAAATACCTTGATGAGCCGATTTGACAGTGGAAAGGTAGGCGCCGAAAAGACGCGGGCTGATGGACGCCTTCTTTTTACTTTCCTGCTCTTCGCGTAAATCCTGCATCACCTGCTTTGGGAGGATCAAACCATGCAAACCCGACAGTCCCGCACCTGTCACGGAACCAATCCCTGCCCCGGCGACCGGCAGCGCCAGAAGATGCAACAGGATTTCTTTTGTATCCATATTTGCGTAACCCTTGCGCGCAATACGGTTGAGGCCCACACCCAGACCCACAGCAGCGCCGCCCAAGGCATTTCCTCCCGCATGTCGCGCGATATTGGACCCGGCGGCTTCGAGTCTCGAAGACATATCAGCTGATTTGACTGTGGAGAGATACGCACCAAAAAGACGAGGATTCATACTCCCGTCAGTCTAAACGAGAGAGAGAGCAAGTCGATTCCAAATCAGTTCACCCCAGCCCCAGACACTTCCATCGTCGGCTTCCCGCGGTAGAACTCCGTGGTGCGCTTGGCGTGGGCTGCGGCTTTGACCCGCTGCATTTCCGCCATGAGCACCTGACCGCCCGAGTTCTGGAACGGAGAGGCCTTCTCATCCTGCCCGCCTGCCTTGGCGGCCGAGATAAGCCGCAGGGCTGAATTGACCCCATGCCCGGCCTCGGGCCCCTGGTTGAGCCAGCCGTTCATCGCGAGGATGAGCCCGTTGGCCATGACGAAAGATTCCAACCGCTGCACGGTATCGGCACTGAGGTATTTGGTCACGAGCTGGGAGGAGAAGCCGGCCAGATGCAATACATGCGCCGCGCCATTGTTGAAGCCAGCCCGGAGCAATTGCACGTCGAGCCCCTCGTTGGTGGTGTAGCCATTGAAGAATTCCACCGCGCGACCGTTCGGGTAAATGATCGAACTGAGGAATAATTCGTCCGCCTTCCGATCCCAGATGTTGAAGAAGAGGATCTCGTAAGCGGAAATTACCTCCTGCTTTTTGTTCAGCACTTTGGCGATCTTGTCCAAATCCATATCGCCCGAGACCAGCAGCGCATTTGCGACGGACCGCTCCTTGGCGTAATCGGCACCCATCCATGTGATGGCTTCGGCCAATGCCTTGTCCTTGTATTTGATCGGATTGATGGCGTAGAGGTAGGCCCGCCACACCCATTCATCCCGTCCGTTCAATGGCACCTGCATGGGTCGTCGGTTGAACGCCATGGTCCTGGCGAAGTTCCAGCCGAAAGACAGATCCTTGTAGGCAGTGGCGAACCGACCAATCTCCGGGTCCGTAATGCCCACCTGCGTATCCGCGGCACGGATGCGGAAGTTGTCGCGAACGATGTCCTCTTCCGGTGCGGGCAATATCCGGCACATTTGATTGATGCGGTCGGCTTTCATAAAAGATTCGAGGCCTCTGATTTGAATTCCGACAGGGCATCCTGCATATGGGCCGCATTGATGGCGCCTCTGCCAGCGCCGGACAATTGCTCGCTCACGCAGCCACCCACCTCGACAATGATTTCCCGCAGGGATTCCGGATGCTTCTGTGCGAACAGGAATGCCGCCCAACGCCAGAGCTGATCGCGCAGGCATTGCGTATGCATCTCGTCCATTACGCTTTCCATTTCGGTGAGGGCGTCTTCGATTGTGGGTGTGGGGGACTTCATTGGGCGATAGCCAATTCGACGATATACCACCCCAGCCGAAGGAAACAGCCGAAGAAAATGGCAGTGACTGCGACGACAACAGCGTCACCGACATTTCCCTTTGTGCGTTCAGGTCTGGGTTCCATATGAGAACCAGCATTCAACACCCCACACCGCGCGTCCAGCGCAAATGTTACGCCATCGGGGCCGAGCCCTGATCCGCGTTCGGCGATTTGCGCATCAGATTGAGCACCATGTCGCCAAAGGATTTGAAGTTGGAAATCAATTCCTGCTCGATATCAGGCGTATCGTCCTGGCCGTATGCCTTTTCAAAGTCAGCCGGCTTCCAGAAGAACAGGAACAGCGAACGCCCGATAGCATCGAGGCCCTCCTCCATCTTGGGAATGTAGCGCTCCATGCTGGCCGCGGCGTCGAACGTCTTGATGAGCGAGCCGATGAGCTTGTGCTCAAATACATTGGGCAGGTTCTGAGACTTCTGGATGTCCGCCAATTGCATTGGGTCCTTGGTCAGCATGTCTTCCATGCCGACATGATCTTTGATTTCGTGGCGATCGGAATTCATGGAGCCGCCCATGGACGGGTCGTGCACCTCGTTGATACTGATGCTGCGAATTGGTGGCGCGTCCGTGCGGGTGCCTAGCTCGAAGCTCTGTGGCTCCTGCTCGCGCGCCATCACCTGGCTATCGTAGCCTTCCGTGAAGCGTGGACGATCAATCAGGCGCGTGACGGCCATTGCATGCTTCTCCTGCGGCTGCATGATGAACGAGACCGACTTGCCCGATGCGACATTACCGACCAGCTCCATCGCGGCATCCGCGGCGATATGGCAGCCACCGGCGAGGAAGGCAACGGCTGCAGCCTTGGTGTGCGTGGTGGCGTATTTCCGGCCGCCGAAATTGAGGGAGATCTTTCCGCTCTCATCGAGCATGGAGATTTGCCCCTTGAAGAGTTTCCCATACAGCAGCGAATCCCACACCACTTTTTGCGGCATGAGGGAAGGCGCGGCGACGAGGCGCTTGCAGGGGATCTCCACAGTGCCCAGCGAGGAACCTCCGCCGGCTGCCGCGCGATGATTGGCGTTCTCGGGGAGCTCCTCCAAATCCATTTCGATGAAGCGGACCTCTCTATTGAGGATGCCATGCTGCCAGTCGCATTTGGGGGCATCGGGATTCAGGAGCAATTCCATCTCGCCGTAGCCGGAGATGTTGTAGGTATCGACGCTGTTGCAAATCAGCGTCTTGGTGCCCGACGGATTCTTGATGACTCCCGAGATGAACACTGCCGTGTCCGCGCAATTGCCGGACTTGGGATTGTAAATGACGTAGGCCTTGCCGGCGGTCGGGCTCTCCACGCCCACGCTGCTGACGCCGGCCTGTTCTTCCGGAATCACCTTGCCCACATATGCGCCGACCTCGACCCGCTTCATCGTATTCACCGGGGAGGTGAAGATGAAGGCGAGGCTTTGCGTCGACGAGCCAGGGTGGCAATTGAAGATCGAAGACCGCGTATTACCAACGCCGCACAATTCCACAGGCGTGGCCGCAATGACCTTGCCGTTCTTGCCGTCCATTGAGGGCATCTCGTAAACGCCATTGCCCGTCACCGACTCCATGGAGTGGTGGGCGTCTTCATATACAGCCGTCAATTCATCGGAGGGGCGCACATCGGTCATGGAGAAGCCATGCTTCACCGTCTGGGCGTAAAGCGCAGGGGTGACGCTGGCATTCTTCACGCCACCGAAATGCATGACGAGCTGCGGGACGTAGGCGGCTTTTTTTACCTGCGTGATCTCCAGGGCCTCCGCGGGGAGGAATTGCTCCATGTCGCCATTGGTGGCGGTCATCAGCGCTTCAGCAAAGGCGGCCGATTTGGTCAGCGCGCCATGAATGGCGAGACACGCAGGACGCTTGCCGTCGGTGACGAGGTATTCCCTCAGGGCACCGGCGGATTTGAAAGGGTTGGTGGTGTCCACCGGAAGCATCTCGCCCACGTAGGAGGTCCACCAGTCGGAGGCTTCCTTTTCCATGCGCGGGATGAAGCCGGCGGACAATTTGGTGACCGGTAGGCGTGATGTTTTACCATAGGCGCGCGGACTGCGCGGACCACCGCCACCGCCACTACCGACCATAGGCCTTTGAGCCATCGGCGCTTTGGACACCGTATTCGGTGTCTTCTTGAGGCTAGCCCGGTATTGTGCCGGGGTGTAGGTGTTCATGCTATCCAGCCGGGAATGCCCCGGACCGGATCCTGCCAGCATCTTTTGCATGCTGGCCACGTCGCCGGGAGAACGGGCGTTGAATGTGGATTTGGTGGCTGCGTAAAAGCGCGCCTTGTCTGCGTCCGACACCTGGTTCGGATTGAATGGAAGCGATGGTGCATGTTCTCCGGGCTGGGGCGGCCTTGCCGAAACAGGCGACTGCTGTAGGTAGCTGGGCGTGGGTTCTTGGGGAGGGGCGGGAGCCGGATCTGCTGAGGCTTCATTCTCCACCTCAGCGTTGACCGCTGGTTCCACCGGAAGAGAGAAGGCCCGTGCATTCGCGGCTGCAGAGTCGAGGGGTGCGAAGTCAGAGGCGGGCTGGTTATTCCCGCGCTCTTGCGTGGGGTGCCCGAACCGTCCATTGCCACCCCCGTAGAACTGAGTCGGCTCCGCCATATAATTCACCTTAGCGTCGAGGGGTGCGAAGCCAGAGGAGGACGGGGTGCTGGGTGCTGCTGGCGTGATGGGAGGCGGAGGCAACGTCGAAGCACCGGGTGCGGGTGTCGCAGGGGACTGGGGCAAATTCGCGCTGCTGGTTGCTTGCGAGGCGGGAGTCGGAGGCAACGTCGAATCGCCAACTGCGGGAATAGGCGAGGGATCAGCGGTAACTTCCGGCACGGTGGGCGACTTGCCCAGCTGCGTTGTAAGGTCGCCAAACTTAGCTCGCTTCTCCCGCATATCCTCAAATGCCAGAGCCCGCGTAAATGCATCCTCCACGAATTGTCCGGCATCTTCGCCATGCTCTTCGCGCGCCATCTTGATGAATTCGGAATTGCCCATGCTGGAGGCAATCTTGTTGCGCATCGGCATGATGAGCGGTTTCAAATCCGTGCCGGTATTGAGGCGGTCGAGTCGGGTGCGGGCGATGCCCGTGCCGGGCTCGGAGATGGCCTTCTCCATCAAATAGGAAATCCATTCCTCCGTGCACGGCTTCATCTTCTTCTGCTTCACCTGGTAGAGCAGCTCCTGGCCTTTGACCTGTCCATTGAGGAAGAAGCTCGGAATGTAAATGAGATCCTTGTTGATGCGGAAGGCGAAGATGCCCACAAGGCGCGTCTTGTCCTCATTGGCGTAGATCATCTCGAAGCCGAGGAAATACGGCGGCTGCATCAGCTTTTGGGCGCGCTGGGCGCAGCGGCTGTACGCCTGATCGCCGAACGCTCTTTCGATCTCTGGAGTGGAGAGAACTGCGCTGGCATGCTTCTCCCAGTCGTATTGAACGGACGGGTCCTGCAAAGTGGGTGTCTTCATTTGGTATTCGTTGACTCTATTGGAATTGTGTGTCGTTGGCAATCAGCGACCCATCATTTTGCTCACGAATTTCGGATCGCGCATTTCCTTTGCCGTATTGCGCAGGAACTCCGGGTCGGACATTTTGTAGGCCATGCCGATGCGGTCGATGATGGAACCATCAGCCTTTCCGGCGAGATCGTCGAGCATGTTTGAGGCATAGCCGGCGGCACCCTGCACGCCGAGCTGCGCACCGTCATACATCCCTATGCCATGACCAGCCTTCCCCGCACCCCAGAGTGAGGTACCTGCACCTAGCATTCCGCCCAACCCTTTGCCGGTACCCGCCCCGCCCGCAAGCACATTCCCACCAAAACGCCCGACGCTACCCAGCGCTCCCAGCGTCTTCTGCCCCCATTGCGGAAGCTGGTTGAAGGCGCGCATCATTGGTGCCACGCGATTGGTCTGGAATGCAGAATTGGCTGCGTTGGTGGCGTTGGTTGCAGTGCCGCGAATTTTACGGCCCCAGTCGAACAAGCGGTTTCTCCATGTGCCTGCAGCGGCAGGAGCAGCAGCCCCCAGGCCGGCAACTTGTGGATTTTCTTTTCCGAGGAACTTCGCCGCGCTGCCAAGCATTTTAGGGATCGCGCGCACTTTATTAGCAATGGCCTTGCCGCCCCAGCTCAGTGCCGCCGGGAACGCTTTTGCCAGCAAACTGAGGGCATCCTTCTCCATCGCCGCCGACTTCTGCATATTCAAATGCCAGCCGCTATTGCCGGAATCATCCGAGTAGGCCGTCGGGTCCAGTTGATTCCAATTCTTCAAACCGCTGATGTCGACTTTGGGGGCCTTCAGGGTTTCGAATTGGGAATTGGAGGCAGTTTTCTTTTTGTCCGTTTTGGTGCGCGTCTTGTCTGCTGGATAAATCGAGTTTTCAAATATGTCCTCATTACCAAGAGGACTGTCGCCCTCTTGTTTATATCGGTCCGGATGCATGGCTGGTAGCATAAGGGAGGCCACAACTCCACGCCCCATTGGCGAAGAACCAAGTTCTCGATCTTCGGGATCCATATTACCAAGTTCATCTTTCATCCATGCCTGCAGACGATCATAATCCTTTCTCGGAGACGAGAATAACCGAGTCAGAAGTCTGGGCTCCATTGTGCGCTCGGCGTCTAATCGCACGGAGGATGCACCATCGGAGGGACCCCAGAGAGACTTAATTCCAACGGGGGTCTTCAGCTTTTTCCAGAATAGATTTGCGTTCTTCTCCTGCGCCTTTTCCTTGTCCGTTTTGGTGAGCGCCTTGCCGGCGCGGTAGCCCGCATAGGCACCGCCTCCGTAGCCGAGAATCGGCAGCAGGGAGCGCAATGCCGGGCTCTGTATGCCCGCGTGTTCCAGGGCCTCGGAGGCTTCTGCTCCCAGCATGTGGCCGAGATTGCCGCCCACCCCCGCCGTCATGCCGCGTAACGTGCCGGGCACCATTCCGGAATTGCCGGGCAGTGCACCCCCGAGACCACCAAGGGCTGCCGGACCAAACAGCCCCACCATGGAGTTCAGTCCGGCTGCACCCACAGGCATCGGTGTTTCAGGCATTTTCTGTTTACTCACGCTGTCCATGACTTTGTCGGCCTCTGATTTACCTGGGGATCCGGACGGCTGTGACATGAAAGCTTTGGCCTTCTCCTCCAACATAGCCGTATCAGCGGCATCCTCCGCGGCGGTTGGTTTTGTAGTCCTAGTGACCGCAGATTTGATCGTGGAAAGGTAGGCACCAAAAAGACGAGGATTCATGAGTGTGTGGAATGATGGCTGAGATTCAAATGAATTGCAATTGCCGAAAACGACGGTTGCGTTTTACCTGTCGGATTGGCTTGGACTTCCTGCGTCGATGGACCGGCTCATCCCGCACGCTACCAGACCCAAGCAGCCAGGACTCCCCATATTCCTCATCGTCAATAACGGGAAAAAAGCGGCGCATGCTGATCGCCTTTCATGCCTTTTTTTTCTTCCAGTCATCGCCGTCATCAGATTCTTCCTCCTCATCGCCCGCCTCCAGCTCCCCGTTGCAGAACATGCCCCCGTAGTCGCACAGCGAAGCGGCGGCCAGACAGGATCCACTGTAGCGCACCTCGGCATCTGGCTTCTGCGGGTCCGGCTGGACCACGATGACGGCGTTGTCGAAGAACTCCCCGATGAGTTCAATTGCCCTGTCCAGTGCCGTGGTCTGCTCGGGAGTCATGCGAGGATGATCCACTACGCCACGCACCCCCGTCAATCTGACAAAAGAAACAATCGATCTGCGGTCAGAGCGCCTTCTGTGCCCGGCGCTGCGCAATCATCTCGGCATTCCTGGCGTAGCCACAGACGTCCACCAAGTTGTCCCGCTTGGGGGCGTGGGCTTCCCGGCTGAGCTTCTGCATCATGTTGAAAGTGCAGATGTCCTCGGCCGTCAATTGCGGCACCGCAGCCCCGTATTTGCGACGCAGCCATACGGTGAGCAGGTCCGCGGTGCATTGATGGTTGTCGAGGGGATGTCCGTAGGCGGCATTGCGATCGGCGGATGTGATTCGCTGCGCCTCCTCCGTGACGGTCTCCGGGTAGAGTTCGGTGGGCTTGGCAAAATCAGACACGTCCAGCGGCTGCACTGTGAAAGGGAGGGGGTGTAGTGTGCGGGGCTTCATGGGGTCGGCTTGTTGCGGTTGAGCAGGGCGAGCAAAGGCAGGATGATGCAGGCGCATATGGCGAGCACGATACGCAGGACAAGGGGGCGGTGCATGGTCAGCGCTTGTATCCGAAAGTCACAGTCGCAGTGATCGCCAGTGCGGAGAGCCAGTAGCAGGCATCCGCCCATTTTCGGTGAAGGGCCCACCAGATGGCGGCCATGCAATACAGCGCCATGATGATGAAATTGAAAAGGCGCGGCTCGCCGAAAATGGCCTGGATGATTTTCACGCGCAGAAGACCGGCATGCGCTGCGCCACCATCCGCCTGGATGCGTCGAGCAGGAGGAATGTCTGCAGCGGCTCCTGGTAAGGGAAGCCGAAGCTCGCGGCGTACTCATCCCATCCTTTGAGCGATCCGTTCATCGTCGTCCGGGTGTTTGGCTCCGAGTACTGATGGAAGTGCCCCATGATGTTGTGATGGGCCTTCCGGGTCTGGTCTTGCTTGGCCTCCCATTTGTTGAGCGAGATCGAGACACCACCCACGCCATCGTTGTATTTGACCTGATGCCCGTGGAAGCAGCGCAACCGCCAGTCCTTCAGCAAATCCACGTAATGCACATCTGCCTTGGGGATCTCCCATTGAATGTGATCCGCCTTGATGGAGCCGGCGAGTGCGGCATACACCATGGTCTCGTGTGAGGTTTCGAAATCGTTTTTGAATTGCATCTTTTTCGTCGTCCTTCCGTGATTGCCCCGCTGGCAGACGATGTGCAATTTCTTGATGCTCTTCTCCTGGGCCAGCATCCCGATGCATTGCGTGAGCAGTTCCACAGCGAACAACGATTCCTCCACCGGGCCCATGAAGTTCGTCTGCTCCAATTCAGGATGCAAATACCCAGTGACGAAATCCCCACCCAGCCACAGCACCATCGTGGAGGCGTCGTAGCTCTTCACGGTATGACGCTGCAGGCGGATAATGCTCTCCATGCAATGCACTGCGCGTTTGCGGCAAATGGCCGGCGAGTAGCTGTTGAGGCCGCGCACCTTGGCCTTGTCGATTTTCTCTGCCACATGCCAGTCGCTCAGGCCGACGAGGGACACACCGCGGCGCTCCTCCTGCTGGGACGAGGACGCTAGCAGTGGCTGGATGTTCTGAGGTTCCATGATGGCCAGCGCCTCATCGTATTTCTCCTGCCACAAATCCGCCTCGGTGCGTGCCCGCGCCACGCTTTTGCGCAAATCCGCAATTTGCACCTTGTTCCCCCGGAGCTGCTGCTCCAACCGGATTATTTCTTCTTCGTGCGGGGTTGGGGTGTGGATGCGTCTGGACATGTGATTAGAATGACGGGTTTATGATATCCGGCGACACGCGCGATGCGCCTGTTCTCCTTCGGCGTGATCCGCTTCATCGTGTCATGCGAGATGCCGAGTTCCTCAGCCAGCTCCAGCAGGACGTATGACTGCCCCGGTTTGAGTTTCGCGATGAGGGCCATGAGCTTCGGCTTGGGATCCTGCAAGATTTCGTCGGCTTGATAGATGCGAGGCATGGGGACAGGCTGACCAATGTTCCACGGGGTGGCAAGGATCATTTGCAGATCAAAAACGACCGGTCAGCTGTGCTTTTGCTTCGGAATTGATCTCGGGGGCAAGACGCCAGCCTTTGTACTGTTTTGAGTACCCCACACAAAGTTGCCACACCGATTGAATGTGTAATTGATGTGCTTTCGCAAACTTAGTGACACCACACACCACATGTTCGCTTCCGGTAGGGTCGATGAGAATGTATGTCGGCACCGGATTCTCCGGAAGGGTCCACCCTTTATGGACGTTGCTGTTGCCGAGCACCACCTCATTTAATCGTCCGGGCTGCAATCCGTGATTACGTGCAAAAGCGCACACATTTGTTCCTTCATAAATGTTCCCTTCAAATAGAAGCCTGAATGGTGAATTGGGTTTTCGTCGTTGCGTCACTTTGGGACGCAGACCTCGCCCGTGTTTTTTAGGGCGTAGCGGATGTGTGACCCTGTAATCGTCCAATTCCTGTCGTTCCTTCTTGAATCGCTCCCACTCGGGAGCTTCGCCAACGCGATGCCAGCCTTTGCATGAATGCCATTGCCCGTTAAGCACACGCCCAAGCCCCGCACGATCGAGTCCGTGCTCGCGACAAAACTGCGTTACGTTTTTACCACTGTAAACAACGCCATCTTTTTCCAAGGCAAAATCTTTTGAGTACAATTCCTTGTATCTCAGCTTTGCAGATTCCGTGCATGGTGGTTTCGATGCCTTGATGCGCGCTTTCACATCCGATGGTAGGGCGCGTAAGACCGCGGATATCTTCGATCTGGTAGCCTCCGAGTGCACAGCCCCAAGACGAGACTGCGCTTTCGGATTAGTGTTAAATCCCACCGCACGATCGTAGGATTTGAATTTATCCAAATACATTTGCTCCCTGGCTACTGTCTCATCCTTGCAGGTCAGCTCGATTACGTGAAAAGAAAATGCCTGAATCCCGTGTTTTACAAACGCTGCCTGCAAATAAGGGGTGTGGTGTTTCCCGAGAATCAGAGCGCTACGATGCTTACGGAAGCGATCACGCAATCCGCGCTTACCCGCTGCGCTCCCTAGATATAGCTTACCATTCGGTTTACAGAAAATTGCGTAAATGCCGCAGGATTCAGGCAGTGCGAGCTGCGACACCGCCGCGAGATCCATTGAGATTAACGCAGAGTCTATGAGTTCTTGTGTGTTCAAAATTTGCCAGTCTTCTCTACATCATTGGCAAAGTTTTTTCCTATTGCGAGTCTCGGGTATGGTGAAATATTCGAACTAAAATCGCTGTCCTCCCCTCGCATTGCCGACTCCGCCATGTTTTTTGCGACGTAGCTGCTGGTCAGTTTCGAGGCCCAGTCCGTTGACGCACTTCCCGCCGTCCGCAGACGATCCATGTCCGGCTCAAATCCCGGCGCATCATTTGCCACCGCGACTTTGTCATACCCGCGGGAAGCCAGATGCTCCGCCATCCTCGGGGTCAATTTGGTTCCGATGGTGTAATGGAGGGCCGGGGCCTGCAAATACCGACCGACGCCCTGGCCTGGATGCACACGCTCCGAATCGGCCGGCGGCACGTAGGAGGCCGCCAGCTTGTTGTAGGAGACGGTGTCATCGGGCAGGTAGTCGCCCAGGCCTTCCGCATCCGTAATGCGCACATGGTCCAATGCTCCGCGCGCCACCATCTCGGTGTGCTTCAAATCCGTCTTGATGCCGCTGTCATCGAGCAATTGCTTGAGACGGGTGGCGTAATAGCGGCGGCCCTCGCCCAATCCCCGCAGCCGGACAATGTCCCTGGGATCGACAATGCCCTCGCTCAAGGCGTCACCGGCCTCCAGCTTGTCGCCTGGCTTTACCAGCAGACCCAGGCCCTCGGGAATGTAGTGCTCATGGTCGCCCACGTAAGCGAACTTGCCTCCCTGCGGGGCATCCTTGATGGAATGCACGGTGCCTTCCAATTCGGACACGGGGGCTTTGTCGGGGAAGGCTTCGGGGCTTTGGACGAATGCATTGATGGCGTTCATTCCCGAGAACTCCCTCTTTTTACCGGCGACTCCTGCGGTGTTTTTCACAATCAATCCGTTCTCCAAAACGAACAGCTCGTCCGGATGATCCACTGTGATGTCCCAGCAATGGTGGTTGCCGATCTCAGTAATTGATTCGCGCTTGGCGCGGTAAAATAGCTCGGGATTCCGCAATTCGTAATTTGCATTCTCCAGTAGGTCTTTTGTCCTTGGGCCTTTGCACCCCGGAATTGGAGGCAGCATGCCTACCAGCTTCTGAATCTGATCTTGTCGTGTAATTGCAAATGCCCACGCATCATGTTTGTAGCTGCGAGTTCCCGCTTTTGCCGTGTTGGTGATTTCCGAAGTGTACACACAAAGACGAAGCTCCAACAGACGTCGCAAATCCTCTAACATCCCGCGACTCGTGGAGGCGAAGCTGATGAAAACATGGCCGGCTTTGTTTTTTCCAATGCTACCGTCCGTGGCAATAAATCCTGCGAGCAAAGCAGACACAGAGGCTTTATCCCAATACAAGGCCTGCACGGGCACCCGCTTCTCGTGGGCATACTTGTTCGCAATTCCCCACTCCAGCATCTTCACCTTCATTGGGTGCCGGGTAGCGGTCTTCACCATCTGCCCAGTCGTTGCGCTGCGGTCTCCCCACCCTTGAGTCGATGTGTGGACTATTGCGTAATCATGGCTGCGCTTTCTTTTCTTCAGTGCGAGTCCGGCAGTTGCCAGCGGGGTTTGCAAATCCGCAATGAGCATTGGATCCGCACACGAAAAGCGAATGGACGCATCCGCATGATTTTCAGAATCCCAGCGAATACCGTCGCCGAGCAGTGCTCCACACAGGACAGCCAATGGTTCGTGCGTTTCCAGTGCCGCATCAATCTTACATTCTACAGGCAGCACTGCCGCAATGTTTTTATGGGGATAACCCGCAGGAAGTTTGCAGGCTAAATAATTTTCCGGACATCCGAAGCCGTATTTTCCTGCATATTTTTTGCGCAGATACTCACCCGTCGTTTTCTTATTGCTCAGCACGATGTGCGTGTCCGTGCACTCCAAGGTCAGCCGGCGTTTTGTCTGCCCTTGCTTGTAGATATAGCGCTGAACCGGCTGAATGCCTTGATCCCATACGTATTTCACTTTCACTGGGAAAGTGGCGCCTGTGATATCAGAACCCAGGACCCATTCGCCGGCTTTGATCTCCTGAATCGGCTTCACGGACAAATCGGCCATTCGCACCATGGTGCCTTCCTTGAGGCAATGTTTCACGTTCAGCGCAGATTGGGTAATCGGCTCGCCAATTGAGTTTGCGGCGGTGATGCCTGCCGTACGTCCAATACCATACAGGTGCCCACCATCCATTCCGCCCACGCTTTCCGATGCGATACCCTCCGGAGAGTCATCAGTGATTGGGCTGTGGGCAATGACGTAGGGCACCTTCTTGCGGCGCAACTCCGCCAGCACCGGCGTTGTGATCATGGTGCCGGCGCTGAAGCCTCCTGCGGGCTTGGCGAGCACTCGGTATTTGAGGCTGGGATCTTCAATGTCCAGATCCACGCCATTGTCCGAGCCGGTGCTTTTCCTGGTGGTATTGAGCGTGGAAAGCAGGGACGACAGTTGCTTGGAGAAGTCACCGCCGACGGCCGTGGCTTTTTTCGTCGAAATAACGGCACTACGCGCCCCGTAGGTGCTGGCCAGGAATTCCGCCGGACGCAATCCCTCCGCATGCGAGTGCGTCGCGTACATCTCAATTGGCGTACCATTCCCATCCTGGAATATCCCTGGTGCCGAAATCATCGAGTTCAATTGCGGCGCCTTGCCTCGGGCTCCGCTCAATACCGAGTAGGCAATGTTGTTGCCGCGGCGCAGGCCCTCCCGCTGCGTCTCCCTGGTGACATGCTCATTGGTGTCCTGCCAGATCTTCATCCGCTTCGTGCGGAACTCGGCGTCGGTATTCGCGCCTTTCTTTGCTTGGGCAATTCGCGCCTCCATCCCTTTGAAGATGGAGTCCTTGTCGATGACAGGCTTGAGATCTTCCAGCGTCAGGGATTCGCCCTGGTCGTAGCTGGCATTGCGCCCTACGTCCGCAATCTTCCCGATGATGCTGGAATACTCCTCGGGATGCTCACGCGCAGCACGGGCCAGCAATTGGTTGAAGCCCTTGGCGTCGTAATTGCGGCCGTAGTCCCGCAGGCCGTGCGGGAGCTGGTGTTCGAGAAGGAGTCGAATGCCCTTCAATTGGTCCTCCTTACCGGTTCACACCCCACCCGCTCTGAATTGCCACCGTGACCGTGCCACCGGTGGCATTATCCCGCTCGACGCGCACGTATGGGTAAAGGCCCGGGTCCAGGACGACGATGGCGCTGGTGGTGATGTCGGCTCCGATCTGTTGCCAGTTCTCGCTGGCAGAATCCAAATCCTGCAGGACGCTGACATACAGCTTCACGGTGGCTCCGGCGGTATTGATCACCTGGAACGTATTGAGGCCGAATTGATCCCGGCGAATCACGGAGCTGTACGGGGAGGCGGCCGCTGCTGCGGTGAGCAGCATGACGATTGGGGAATTGTCGCTTTTGGGATCGAAGGTGAGTGTCATGGGTCAGTGATTAAAGAATGCTCAAATGGTAATTAGTGGTTGCTGGTGTGTCCATTTTGAATTGCCAGTCGCGGAGAACGTGGTCGAGGTCGGGACTTGTGATGCGTTTGGCCTGCGTGATTAGCAGGATAAACGCGCCGATTAGGGCTAGTGCTTCGGCAAGCCAGCTTGGGATTTCGTGCTTCATTTCAGCGCGTCGAGCTTTGCTTTGGCCGCGTCCGCTGCCGCCTGTGCCGCTTCAAACTCAGCCTGCGCCGCGTCGCGCTCCTTCTCATCGGCAGACTTGGCAGCATCCGAGAGCATCTTGGCCTTGCCCGCGTCATCGGCTGCGAGGAAGTCCGCGATGGTCTGCGCGTGCGCGTCGCGCTCGGCGGTGATGGCGGCGATGGTCGCGTCCTTGGCGGCGAAATAAGCGGAGATGTCGAGCCAAAGCTGGCCTGATTCGGTTTGGATTTCAAACAGTGATTTCATGGGTTTGTGGGTTGTGGGTTAGGCTAAGAGTCCGGCGTTTCGCAGCGCTCTGACTACTTGTGCAATCGTGTAGCCGTCAAACGTGTCGTCCGTTTTGATATTTGCCCCCCCCCCGCCCGTGTGAGCAAAGGTCGCACTGGCAACTGACGTTGTCGGTTGAACGATTGGCGTCGAATTCCAGAAGCTGAGTTTCTGCGTTGTTGCCGTGCCTATCTTCGTTCCGGTCGTCGTGCTGAAAGCGATGTTCTGCGCATTTCCTAGCGTGATGCCGCCGTTAGCAGTGAGAAGCCCCGTCAGCGTGCTCGCGCCGGTCACGGCTAGGGTAGCGGCAAGCGTCACCGCCTGCGTCGAGTCAATCGTGATTGCGGTCACGGCGGCATTCGCGGAAGAACCAGAGCCTCCTGCTGGCGTCGTGCGAATCAAAATTGACCCGCCTGCCGCGCTGCCCGTCGAAGCGCCGCCCTGAATGTGCAGCGCGCCACCCGCGATGTTTGTCCCTGACCCGCCGCCGCCTCTGAATGTGCCCGTGTTGGGGGTTGATGTTTTGTCTTCTGCGGCTTGAAAGACGGTTGTTGAAACAACCGTTCCGGAGAATGTAGTGTTGCCACCCACCGGAGTAATCAGCAGGCCATTGCCAAACGACCCGTAACCGCTAAAACTTAACCCGCGAACTGAATTAGTCAGCAATGTGAGCGAGTTTGATCCAAGAAGAAATCCTGCTTGGTTTGTCGAATTTGCCGAAACCGCGCTACGGCCAATTGAGGGCGATACTGAAGTGTTATAGGCGTATGAGCCGTCCGGCACCAATACATGTCCTGCTGTTGCGTTCAGTGCGACATTGGCGGTGCCTCCGCTCGCCGTGAGCGTG